AATGGACGCAATGACCGCAAAGGTTGCTCTCCGCATTCTCAAGAAATTGAAGCAGCGTGAGGCGGAATACTGGGAGGCTCGCCGCTATTGGTATGAAAGCGGTGATGGACGTCCGTCCGATTGGCGAGTTGACCCGGAAACGGGTCGGCACTGGAATGCAGGCGGTAAGGGTTGGACCTATCCGGAATGCATTCATGGCACTTCCCGTTGGACGGATTATGACAACATTTGTGGCGGGTGCGAGGATGGATATTCCATCTATCAACTCGCCATTTGGGAGGCCCAAGAAAAGGTCGCTCAATTCAAGGAACGTGCCGAATGGGTTGGGGCAATGCCTAGTTCCTTTAGGCACACGGAAATGTATCATGACGTGCTCGATTGGGTTTTCGAGACCGTCCGGTAATTCCAAGCTGTAGGGATTTGGGGGCGTTATCCGAAAGGATGACGTTCCCCATGTCCACACAGAGGGGAAACGCAATGCAGCACTACAACCCGACCAAACCGCTTACGTTGGACAACTATGCTATTCAGGTTGACTATTACCTGAATGGTGAAAGCGGCGAAAAGTGCGCGCGGTTCGGTTCGGCAAAGGAATTTGCCGAATGGATGGACTCATTCGACTACAGTTCGGGTGACATTACTGGCTGGACTGGCGACAGTGCGACCATGCAGGCGGTAAACAGTTACCGCAATGACAGGCCATACCGCGCAATTCCGGAGTTCATCACGGAATTCAACACGAACGATGGTAGTTCGGAAATCGTTGGGGCAGACCAATTCCACAATTTGCGTCGCATGTTTACCCGCGACCGCGATAACTACCGCGTTTACCGGCATTACGCCGATGACGCAAAGGTCTACTCGGTAATGTACGTCGGAAAGGGGGATGCCCGACTTTCTTCCTACGTCTGGCATGTTCCTTTTGGAGCGGATGAAATTCCGATTTCCTGAAAAGGAACGTGCGAGAATGAAAGGGGGTGGTTTCCTTGCGACGTAGGCGCAAGCGCAAATTACCCGGGTAAAAACCCAAGCTAATTGATTTGGCCCCGGGCATTCTTCGGAATGTTCGGGGAGCATGTCCATTAGAAGGGTGAAGCAAATGGTGGATGAGTGGCATTACTATTCTGACCAATTCGATGCCCGCGAGACTGGGGAGCATGGTTGGCGGAAATCAAATGTGAAGCCACGGGAAAGCATCCTGCGTAGGGATTCAACACACCGCGCGGGAAGTCGTTGCGGAAAGCTGTGCGTTGACGGGCTGTGGCCTATTCCTAGGGAATTGACGAGTGTCAAGCCTCCCCAGGGTCCGGGCCCATTCGGATTCACTTCCAATGAATTCGCGTGTGCTTGGTATGTGACGCAAAACGGCCGGATTTTCAAGCTCATTCGCCACCACGGGAACAATCACAATCTCGTGGTGGAAATTGCTTGGCAGATTCATCAGCCGTATTCATGGATTCCGAATTACCCCCGGACGCAAGTTTGGGATTGGGTCGGAGTTCAGAGCATCTAGTGACATTTAGTGTGTCAGGGGACGCACAAGCCTTTCCGGTTGTGCTTTCCCCTAATGCATTGAAAGTCAATGCATGAAAGGGGTCAAAATGCGTACCTGCACCGTGAACGGCCGGACGGGCATCATCACTGCACAGAACGGTAAGAGTGGCGTTCCCGCCACTCAGGTTTTCGTTCTGTTCGATGACAACCGTCCGACCGAATCGGATGCTGCATGGTTCGACGTGTCCGCCGTTCTGCCCACGGGCATGGTGACTGTCACGTTCTGAGTGTCTGGGGACCGTTCTAAGCGACTCGGAACGGTCCCCCGGCCCGGTTGTCCAACCAAGCCACGAACGGCCGTTAGAACGGCACAGAGAGGTTTTTTGTACCATGGCACGTACCAAGTGGGAAATCCTGACTGCCCGACTCGAAAAGGCACGGCAGGAAGTTGCCGAACTGGAAAGCATTATGCGGGGGATGGAAAACACCCCGGATAACGTTGCATGCTCCGGTTGCGGTGAACAGTTCCGAGTGAATGCCGATTTCGCGCGGCATTTCAAGATTCCGAATGAGCAATTGCTCAACACGGGATATTGCCCCAACAATCCGCGATAGGGGCGAGAAATGGAAAACGCGGAAAACTGCAAGGATTGTCGGACTCCTATCACCTTTGCTTATCGCGAATGGTGGGATGAGAACGACGACAATGCATGTCCCAAGGGTGGAACGCATTTCCCGTATTTCAAGACGGAACTTGCGCCTACTCCAGTTTTTTCGACTTCCGGGCCGATAGCGAAGAATCGCGAAAAGCGTTTTGTTCCGCTCCGGGCCCAAAGGGCACAGAGAAGGGGTTTGGTTACTGACGCTTAGTTGTCTTGGGATTGCCATTCTTTCGGGAATGGCATTGCCCAAAATGTCTAAGGGTTAGGCATTAGAAGGGGCTGCAATGCTTATTCAGATTCTCGACATTCTTTCTCGCCAGGTACCGGGACAGTCGGTTAAGAATGCCCTTGAAACGGCGCGAGAGATTGAGTCTCTGGCTAGGGAGACTTCCCCTAAGTCTCCTGTTCGTTCGAATCACTCGGACGAGATTCCCCTTTCGGTCGATATGATTCGCGCGACTGCATGGGCTGAGCGGGTTTTCAGTCCCGATGATTTGAGGAATTACAAGATTCGTGCAATCAAGGAAATCCGCACGAATTGGAATTTGGGCCTTAAGCAGGCAAAGGACATTGCCGATAACGTTTACGGTTCGGCGCCTAGGTCCTATTGGGACTAGCTCTCTGCGCTTTATGGTGGTGGCCATTTCGGGCGGGTTTTGAAATGGCCATTCGCCAAATGCGTTAAGGGTTAACGCAGGAAAGGGAATCAATGCGCACGGAAATGGTTCACCTCACCAATGCGTTTGTCCGTTACTGCGCTTCTGCTCGGAAGCTTGGTTACGACACTACGGATTGGGGACTTACGGTCGGTTCTAAGACCCAAGGGAACCCCTACAAGGTTGGGGTGAAGGGTGAATGCGGTAAGAGTCTTCCTGGCATGGGAGATGGAGATATCGGCCGGACCCGTGGCGAGGCTTACGACAGGTTGGTTACCGCCGCGAACGTGCTTGACGACGTGTGCAAGCATCTTTACGGATGTTCTGGAGACGGCTATGCGAGTGAAATGCCGCATGACACTTTCGTTCGGGAATCTCTGCACGTTTCCGGATTTCATCAGTACTGCAATAACTGAATAGAAAGGAAAAGACATCATGCGAATTCAGCCGCGCCAAAGTGTTCAGACTACTTGGAATCGAGCTATCAACGATTCGTTTTTCCGGTTTGAGCATTACGTTATTCCGGGCAAGGAATCCGCCACTTACGTTTATCGGCGGGTTTTCGATTCGTGGACTCCCGATGGACGTTGGGAGCTGGAAAAGCTCATTCGGCTCTATGCTGAATAGCTGAATGTCCGGGGCACAATGTGTCCCGTGGCATTGTCTATTCAGAGTGAGTAGGCAGGAAAGGGCATCATGCGGAAGATTCTTGGTGACATTGCGCTTACGGTCGTTGTCTTTGTGGGCGTTACTGTTGCTTGGAATTGGCTTTTCTGAGTAGCTGAATGCGGCGGGTATGCCTTTATGGATATCCGCTCGCATTGTCTACTTAGGAGGAGCAATGCGGGAAGTTGCCAGTATCTATCTTTCCAGCAATGGAAAGGAATTCCTGATTTATGACAGAAACGAGCAATTGGTTTCTGTCAAGGCAATTGGCGACCTTGCCAATTTGGGAGAGACGGTTGTCAATACTGTCTCGGAAGCTATTGAGGAGTAGAAATGCCCTACGGAACGATTTCGCCGGAAGTCAAGAATTTCGTCGAAATGCGTGCAAGACAGGGGAACGTTTTCGGGCGCTTCGAACTTGAGCCGCAAACGTGTGAATTTCCCGATGACTGCGAAAAGTCGGAAAACTGCATCTGCTTTGTTCCGGGTCTTTCGCGAATCTCCATTATCGTCGAAGGTGCCCTAGACGAAGAATTCGAAATTCGCGGCGGCGGCTTTGAGGTCAACATTGCCGACTGGATTTCAGAATTCATGTTCTGTGAGAACGTCGGCAATTACTGGATTATGGTTTCCGACAGTGAGGGAAACCTGACTTACTCGGTAGAGGGTTAGGCAGTAGATTGGTACATAGCTTGCTACAAAAAGGGGCTGTGTGCCTTTCTAGGGCCCCGGACAATCGAGCCGGGGTCATTGCCTAGGGGAGGTCCTGAAAATGGCTTACAGCGCAACTGAGTGCAAGGGTGACGGCATGGGCGACTACGGGCGTCCCTGCAACGGATACGCACGTACCGAATCGCCGTGTGCGGTATGCGTGGTGGCACACAAGCTCTATTCCACTGAAGAGAATTCGGCCGGGTTTGTGGAGGCAGAAACAGAAGACTTTTTCCCAGTAGACATCTATGTCACAATCAATACAGGAGAAGTAGTGAAGGTAGAAAGGGTAAGGGAAAGCAGTATCAAGGCAGAGATGCGAAGTGGTGTTTCTACACTGTCCTTTGAATTCTGGGACAACAAGAATCGGATTGGGTATGTTCCGTTTCTGATGTTCTACGCTACGGAATTCACTACGAACTAACTTTTGGAAAGCACTAACTAAAAGTTAGTGTAAATGTAGGGTATTTGTGCGGCTATCTAGGCGCAATTAAGCCGCATTTCTGCCTGAATTCGGGCAAAAACAAGGGAAAAAGCATGTATTCGCTTGCATTTCTTGCAATTACGGCCCTTTTCCTGATTGCCGCCTACTTTGCCGGGGTATTGCCGGGCGGTATTCAGTAGATACAGAAAGGTAAATACACATGCCTATTGCTATTCAGTATATGGATAGGCCCAATTCTCCTAATGGTGCATACTATGGGGGGTATTGTGTGAATGATGGTAGCAATACCGTATTCATAGAAACCCGGGCTGCAAATAATCTCTTGCCTGTATATGCATGGCTAGGTAATGGAGATAGGGCTATTGGCAGGGAGGTCTATAAGACAGCTCTAGTTATGCCTAGCGTTACTCTCAATGCCAAGCAGTACAATACCTTGGTATGTTCTATTCCTACTCATGAGCAGAGGGCATATAGCAAAGGAGATTGAGACAGAAATTCCCCCGAATTCTCCTGAAATCAATAGGGGAAAGGCAATTGCAGCTAGTTCTATAACTGTAGTTGTGGGAAGTGGCTTTTCTGCCTTGGTCATCATTGCAGTCTCGTTTATCCTGGTCACAATTCTTTGTGTCCTATGGGGCGTAGGGATTGCTATTTCGGCAGTATAGGAATTCTTTAGTGGGACCCCCGAGATAATTTCAAATGGGTCCCCCGAATTCTTTTTGAATTCAATATGCATTTGCTTTTATGGGCGCACTAATTGCAAGTGCGAATTCTATTTGCCGGCCTATATCATACATCTACAAAATTTTTTAACATTTTGAATCTGGAAATTAGGTTACTTTGAGTTGATTGTAGCTAACTGAGAGTAATGGTCTGTAAACATAGAAAATCCCCACACCCTTTTTGGGTGTGGGGAAGTCTTTCATGAATAAATCTGTGCATGCTTCTTACACATCATTCTCAAAACGCCTCTGAAGAAAACTTTTTGAAATGGTTTATTTTGACATCTTGCCATGAAGCATTTGTTGTCGTTTCCTGACCTGTCTTCTCTCTTTGGTCCGCTATGTCCCATAGTATTCCTTACTATGTTTTTTACATAGGAGGAGTGTTCTTCCTCTTACTTTTGTCTTATAAACCCGGCCGGATTTCTTACATAGGAAACACTTGCCAGTTAACTTCTCTTCGCTCATTCTTCCTCCATAGAAAATGCGGGATTAGGGGTAAAGGTCAATCCCTTCTCATGCATATCCGCCAATTGTGTAGCCTTAACAGGGTCATGTACAGACAACAAAGCAAGGTTGATATCATACAGTCTCATAAGCATAATCAAGAGTACTGTTTGAAAATTTTCCGGGTCAAAAGCGAAGCCCGGCTGGATTTCTTCCTCACTCATTGAATAAACAACAACTTATCATTACGGTCTAGAACACACTTCAAATGCCCCACGAAAATATAGTTGGCGCCCTCTACTGTATTGGCACCAATCTTCTTTGCATACTTAATAATGTCCTTCTTGTTCTTACAACGAAGAAGGAGCTTTGCATTTGGTTCACTCACTGTATTCCTTCAATCTTTCAATCAAATCATGTAGAGCTTGATTTGCCAGGGCTGTGGCGGATGTAAGAGGTGGATACATTACCTTGTCTGACATATGAAGCCCGGCGTTTGCCTCGCTTTGTATTTGCAGATACTTTGTAACCTTCTCAAACACGCCCTCAACCTTTTCTAGCTCTCTAATCAAATCTTCGTTTTTCAAATTCTTCACCTATATATCTTGTATATGCTGGAGGAATGGCTTCGTTGATTTCTTTTGTAATCATCCAGTCAATTCCCATAGCTGCCCTCTTTGCCGCGATAGGAGCATTTCCTCCGCCTGTTACCTGAACGAACATATCATCAGTCAATGGCCGTCCAAAATGATGCTTTCGTTTATCGAATGTATATACGAGTGCTGTGTGCTTTGGATGGTCTGGTTGTTTCAGAGACCAATTAGTCTCAAATAGTCTATGCCTGTAGACTCTAAGCCCCTTGAACATCCCGCCGCAAAGCATCACCGGCTGCTCCAATGGAGCAGTATCTACATTCTCAATAACGTAAGGCAATCCAGAGTCCTGTAGCATTTCCCTCACAGGTTTAATTAGGTCTGGATATTCCTTGCCTGTTCGTTTTTGCAAGTCGCTGTATTTTTGGCAGGGAGGCGATGCGTGTACAAGGTCGAATCGACCAGACATCATCATACGCCAACCTACAGAAAGAGCGTCACCCAATACGAAATTGAAAGGGTAACGCACTTGAAAACGATTGTCAACACCGACAACCTCAAATCCAGCTTGGTGATAGCCCATTGCACTACCACCAGCTCCGCTAAACAAATCCAATACTCTCACGAATCAATTTTATCAGATTCTGCGGGCTTTGTCTCTGTCCATTCGAAGAAATTCTTTACATAAATCACTAGATAAACTACACATACTATAATAAACGGATATTGCTTAGTAAAGTATGCGTAAAGAATCCATAGGATTTGGTAAAGCGCTCCGATGGCCCATCCCCATCTGTTCTTCTTGCCAGCGATGTAGACACCAATGATGCCTACAGCCGCCAAAATCCAGCTAAAAAGTTCCATCAGCTAAGCTGCTTCACTACATGCTCAGCTACTGAAATAATTGTTCCTTGAGTGTCCTCACTCTGGTAAATCTTTACAAGAGCGTTACCCCTCATATAATTTGAGGCAGCAAGGAATTCCCTTATTTCAGAAAGAGTGACTTCTCCATTGCGACCAACGTTCATTTCTACTTTCGTCTTTACAATGCTTGACATTACTTGTCCTTAATAGTTTCCATACATACAGGGAAGTGTTCGTGTGTCAACTCCCACACTCCCTTGGCGTAATCCTGAATTTCCTTCTGAGCATCATGCTCAAGTCTCTGGTGAAGGAAATGAGTTAGAGCGCCAAGAGAGCAAGTCCAGCGCCAACGGACATAAAGTCCATAAGCGGGGAGAAATAGTCTTGCTTGCTCAGCACAAACACCATTAGCCATGGCGGAGTCATAAAGGTCAACGCTCTTACGGACAAGCTCTGTAAGCTCGTCTGACCAGAAGTTTCCGTACTCCTCAGCAAAATCGTCCCTAACATCAAGTGAATAGTCGTTGTATCGCCAAGCACCCCACTCAACATCATCAAGTGACTTGAGAGGTTCGCTTGAACCCTGCTTCTTGTTCTCTGGAGCAGAGCGCCACTCATTTGGTGCAGGAACATAAAATTCTGGGATTTCAGTTACATAACGACGACTCGACTCATTCCAACCATTCTGGTCCTCAAGATGAGTGGACGCTACTGCGTACTTCCACCACTGTCTTGCAACGAAGAGTGGTGCATAAACCTCAAAAGTGAGAGCGGAATGACGGAACACTGAGGAGTGCTCTTCACGTTGAAGAAAGGCGAGAAGTCGTGCCTCTCTATCTCCAAACTCTGCTGACTCCTTGGCAAAGGAAACTTTTGCTGAGTTCACTGGGTCCAAATCGTCACCCATGTGCTTAATGTATCTTACATAGCCCTTGTCAAGGACTTCAATCTTATCTATCATATGTATTTCCCAAAACGTGTCTCATAAGTGCTTCGTGCTTGTTTGTCATTTCGTACTTTCGGCGGGCTTCGTCATAACCCGCCATAATTGCATTAGCGAACCAGCCATGCATCATGTCTTCATCAATTTGCAGATTGCCATCTTCAACAACCTTCATAAATTCTTCTGCCCAAGCAAGCGCGTCGGTGTTTGATGTATCGAAGTGAGTCATTGAATCTTATTCAAGTCATTCTGAAGTTTCTTGATTTTATTCTCAGCGCGCTTGGCACCAACTTCATTGCCCTCACGCTTATGCTGCTCAAGAATAGCCTTCTGATGATTAATCAGATTCGTCAGCCTCAGTGCCTCTAGCATCGAGCCCATTTACAACCTCCTCAAACTTCTTAGAGTCATTGACCTTTTCCTGAGTGACGTAGAAAGCTCCATCGTCGTCCTGTTCGAATGGAATTCCGTCTGCGCCAATAACGACGTTTCCCACTTTGTCTCCTTTTCATAACAATCCAGCCCTTTTCTTGACATTGCCAGCAGGGTTGGAATACGTAGTTATCCATGTCCAGAACAGACTTTCGAATCTGACAAACTGGACATGCGTAATCATGTTGTGCAAACAGGCCATCGGTTAGAATCTTTGGCTTATGCATCTTCATTGCTACTTCCTTTCTCGGAAGAGCCTTACAATTTCCTTATTGATTTTCTCAATTGCTTCGCGTGCCCTGCGCATACCAAGTTCATCGCCTGAATTTCTTGCGGCCTCATACTTGGTTGCCTGGACTACCTTATCTTGCTTGAGATTTTGAAGTGTTTTCTTTCTGGACATAAAAATGCCGCTGTGAATACAGCGGCGGGTCTCCTTTTCTATTCACAAGAGCCTAGTGTGAGAATCGAACTCACGACCTCTTCCGTACCAAGGAAGCGTTCTTCCACTGCAACTAACTAGGCAAGTATAAGCTTGCCGGTATCAAGAAAGGAGAATAAAAAGATACCGACCAGAGCCAAATAACGGATTCGAACCGTTTTCTCATCTTTACGAGAGATGCGTTTTTCCTATTAAACTAAGCTGGCAAGAGAGCCGCCTGGGGATTCCGAGACCCCGACCTGTGCTTTACAAGAGCACTGCTCTGCCTCTGAGCTAAGGCGGCAACGCCAGTATATCACATAGCTTCCCCTCAGGGCAAGATTTCTGTCGCATTCAGTCCTCTTGGTAACATACTGGTAAGTTGGTTCCGTTAACAACGACCAACGGTTTCCGAAATGTCTCGTGCGCCCCTAGAGACTTAAACTCCAGACTACCAGCGTATCAGGCATGGCGTGCAATCGTAACACTAGAGCGCATGCGGTCAGTTTCTATTTCAACTATTTCATCAATCTGACCAAGCTTGGGATGCTTTGTTCGAAGCCCCATCCCTAGGCCAGTTACTACATCTTAGCATAACGGATTATGCGTGTCAAGAATCAGTAGCCGCAACGTGGGGCTGTAACCCAGTTGCCTGCTCCCCTTCCATTATTCCACAACTTCCAGAATGCCGCATCCTGTTGTGCAGGTGAGTAATTCATGGCCTTTCCTGAAAGTCCGGTCACTGTGTGCCAAGTGGCATCCATGAACTGATAAGCTCCTGATGCTCCAGAGCTAGGGTTTAGCGCTCTGTAGTTTCCACCTGACTCATACTTCCGGATACACGCGGCAATTCCTCCTGGGGCCGCGTAATTATTCTTTGGTTGAGTTGCCCTATGCTTATATACTCGTGGCTTAGAATTTAGCTGACGCTGCTTCCTGGCCTTTTCAGCAGCAGCCGCTAGGGCTGCCTTTCGGGCTGCTTCTTCACGAGCCTTCTTTTCTTCGGCCCGCTTCTTTGCTTCTGCAATATCCCTTAGGCGCTTCTCTTCAATTGCCTTCTGGTTATTGCGTTTATCAATTGCCATTTGTTCAACTTCTGAAACAAGTGGCTGCCGCGTTTCACTTCGTGATGTCCTATGGTCATCTTCTCTGCTATCCGACTGGCTGTCGGCTGCTACGACAGGTCTTTCTGTATTACTCTCCACAACTACAAAAGATGTAGTTCCTCCGACTGCAAGGATTGTGGCTAGTGTTGCGATTGTTCTCTTCATGAGACCTCCTTTGTCAGCAACGATTCATCTAATGTATCAGAACTGTAACAGCAATGCAAGTACGATATTGGAAAAATTGCCGGGGTTTACTACTTGACAGACAAAGGAAGGTGTTGGTAGAGTATTAATTATACTAGAAACAAAGGAAAGAAGAGTATCTACAATTGAAAATAAGTTTTTATACAGTTAGAGGAGATATTAGAGAAGATAATGGATTCGGTTACGCTGGTAATAGCATTCGTAACAGCCTTCAGAATCTTGGTCATGATGTCTCCCTTTTTGATGACCAAGCAGACGTTCAACTGAGCTTTTGTCATCCAACATATTACGAGCCCAACCATCAGTATCAGATTGGTTACTCTCCATGGGAGTCCTCAGCCTTGCCAGAAGGATGGCTTGAAGGATTTAATTCTATGGATGAGGTATGGACTACATCTCGTAAGTGTCAAGAATGGTTTCATGATGCTGGCGTAGAGAAGCCTATTTATGTTTATGAACATGGTGTAGACTCTATTTGGACTCCTAAGCATCGAAAGCCTCAGCAGAAGATTAGATTTCTTCATATTGGCGAACCCGCCCCAAGAAAGGGTGGACAGCTTGCTTTTGAGGCATTTATTGAAGCCTTTGGAGCAAGACAGGATGTTCATTTGACTATCAAGGCTAATGGTCATAATACAACCAGAGCATACGTTCCCGGCCAAATTCGGCGGGGTGGTCCAAGGAACATTCTTGGATTGCCACATCAAGTTTATAGAAATGTTACATTGATTGAAGACTCCCTGTCTCTTGAAGAACTTGTTGCACTGTACCATAGCCATGATGTGTTGGTCTACCCATCCTGGGGAGAAGGTTTCGGACTCATTCCATTGCAAGCTTTGGCTACAGGAATGCCAACGATTTGTACAGCCGAATGGGCTTCTTACGATAGATTTCTTGGTAATCTCGCCCTTGATTCGCATGAAGTCTCATCGCCATGGCCAGATATTCATCCTGGCATGATGTCAGAACCAGATAGACATCATCTAGTTGAGCTATACAGATATTCATATGAAAACTTTGACGCCTTGTCAAGGACTCATTTTGATAACGCTGAGGATGTTCATAGCCAATATAATTGGAATGAACTTACTAAAAATGCATTTACATATTTGGAGAATAAGATTAAGTGAAAATTTCATTTCACACTGTAAAAGACAATCTGGATACAACACGTGGATACGGTAATGCTGGAATGCATGTTGTCAAGTCATTGCAATCTCTAGGTCATGAAGTTCCTTTTGACGACCCTACAGCTCCTGTTCAGATTTCCTTCTGCCCGCCGCATTGGTACAACTTCCATGAGGGGCAGTACAAGATTGGATATACTCCTTGGGAATCTACTGAATTGCCTAGTGGTTGGGCTGAAATCATGAATGAATGTGATGAGGTATGGGCTACATCACAGTGGGTTGCCGATGTTTATAAAAATGCTGGAGTGACAAAGCCAATCTACGTTTATCACCATGGCCTTGACCACAAGTGGAAGCCAAAGAAGCGTGAGAGAGGAGACGTAGTCAAGTTTCTTCATATGGGTGAGCCTGCTTTGCGCAAGGGTGGTCAGATGACTGTTGATGCATTTCGGGCGGTCTTTGGAGATAGAACAGATGTTCATCTGACAATCAAGGCTTATCATCAGCATTTTTTGCGGGTCTGGCATAACGGTAAGGTAATTGAACCGGATGATGCATACAATAATGTAACAGTAATCAAGGATTCTATTCCTGAGAATGAATTGTTGCAACTGTATTACGACCACGACGTTCTTGTTTATCCTTCATATGGTGAAGGCTTTGGTCTTATTCCATTGCAAGCACTTGGAACTGGAATGCCCGTGATTTGTACAGATGAATGGGCACCATACAGAAATTACACACAAATGCTATCAATTGGCGGCCGGTGGGATAGAAGTATTTGGGCTCTTCACCCTGGTGATGTTTTCTATCCTGACTACGAATGGTTGAAGTCTAAGATGGAACGTCTTGTTGACGACGAACCAAACCTACTGGATAAGATGTTCAAGTACTATTTTGACCAGGCTGACCACATCCATAAGCAATTTGATTGGGATTTCCAAACTGAATATGCCTTCCGTCATATTGTTGAGAAGTTTACAGAAACGTGACCTAAAAACTCCTGAAACACCCCTGTCTTCTAAAGATGGGGGTGTTATCATAGAAGAACCACAACATATTGTATATAGGCCCGGAAGGGTCAGAAGGAGTTTTGTTTTTTATGGATTTCATCGACGCTTCGGGCCGGATTACCGACCCTTATCGTAACTTTATTCACTTGTCTCGCTACTCAAGATGGCTAGAAGACAAGGAACGCAGAGAGACTTGGGTTGAGACAGTTGACCGTTATGTCAGTTTTATGCTTGACCATCTGAACAAGAACAATGGATATACACCACCTGAGCATGATGTTCAGCTTGTTCGCACTTTTATTCTTGAGCACATGGCACTTCCATCAATGCGTGCTCTTATGACAGCAGGACCCGCCCTTGAGCGCAATAACATTGCAGGATATAACTGCTCCTATGTAGTTTTGGATAATCCAACAGCATTCGATGAGATTCTTTACATTCTTATGAATGGAACAGGTGTTGGGTTCTCTTGCGAAGAGCGATATGTCTCTCAGCTTCCTGTTATTCCTCAACTTCATGATTCAGAAAATACGATTGTAGTTGAGGATTCCAAGGAAGGATGGGCAAATGCTTACAAGGAGCTTGTTGCAGGTCTTTACAACGGAGTCATTCAGGGTTGGGATGTTAGCAAGGTTCGACCAGCAGGCGCAAGACTTATGACTTTTGGTGGTCGCGCTTCCGGTCCAGCACCACTTGTTGAGCTATTTGAGTTCACTATTGACACGTTTCTTCGTGCTCAGGGTCGTAAGCTGACTGACCTTGAAGCGCATGACATCGTGTGTGAAATTGCAAGCGTTGTAGTTGTTGGTGGCGTTCGGCGCTCCGCTCTTATTTCTCTGGGAGACCTAGATTCCTCTGGGCACCGTACAGCAAAGTCAGGTGCATGGTGGGAGAAGGACGGACAGCGCGCTCTTGCTAATAACTCAGCAGTATTCGATGAGAAGCCTTCCCGTGAGCGTTTTGATGAAGAATGGCAGTCATTGATTGATTCTGGTTCTGGTGAGCGTGGTATTTTCAGCCGGGTTGCTTCTCAGAAGCAGGCATCAAAGTTTGGTCGTAGGAGTCCAGATATTGAATATGGAACGAATCCATGCTCGGAAATTATTCTTCGTCCTAATCAGTTCTGTAACCTGACAACAGTTGTTGTTTCTGGCGACGACGATTATCTGATTTTGTCAAAGAAGGTTGAAGCCGCAACCATTCTTGGAACATGGCAATCAACTTTGACAAACTTTAAGTATCTTCGTCCAATCTGGAAGCAGAACACTGAAGAGGAAAGACTTCTTGGAGTTTCAATGACAGGCCCGTTCGGTAACAAGTTGCTGAATGGCTCTCTTGGAATGAGGAAGACAGAAGAGGTTCTTTATGCTCTCCGCGCACATGCTGTAAAGGTTAACAAGATTGTTGCTGAGCAGATTGGAATTCCTCAGGCGTCGGCGGTTACGTGTGTAAAGCCAGAGGGAACATCTTCACAATTGACCCTTACTTCATCTGGATTGCATGCTTGGCATAAGGAGAAGTACATTCGTACAGTAAGAATGGACCGAAAGGACCCACTTGCCCAGTATATGATGGACGCGGGCTTCCCATGGGAGCCTGATGTTATGAATCCAGAGAATACCGCAGTGTTCTCATTCCCTATTGCAGCTCCAGAGGGCGCATTGACAAGGAATGACCTTACTGCGATTGAGCACCTTGAGCTTTGGATGACATATCAGAGAATGTGGTGTGAGCACAAGCCTTCGGTTACTATTTATGTGAAGCCTGAAGAGTGGGAGGAGGTTGGAAATTGGGTTTATGACAATTTTGATGAAGTTTCTGGAATCTCATTCCTTCCTCATTCAGAGCACACATACCAGCAGGCTCCATATCAGGATATTACTGATGCCGAATATGATGAGTGGATTGCTAGAATGCCTAAGGATGTTGATTGGGATATGCTTTCTTCTTATGAGTTGGAAGACACAACTACTGGAACGCAGGAGCTTGCTTGCGTTGCGGGTTCTTGTGAAGTCGTAGATACTGTTACTAGTTAAGAATACTCTTAGAACCCCGCCTTTTTGGCGGGGTTTCTTTGTATTCACACATCTTTCAATGTATAATATGTAAAGGAGGTGAAGAAATAAGATATGGCAACACCAATGACATCCTCACAGATTGTAGCTCAGCTAAAGAAGTGGGGAATTAAGTACAAGGAAGTAAAGTCATGGGAGACCCACAACCGTAATTCCAAGGGAGCTTGGGGCGGTATGAATGGTTTCATTTGGCACCACACCGGAGCTGATGTTTCGGCGGCTAATGCAGCATCATATGCTGGTTCTACTCTTTATAATGGGCTAAGTACATTGCCAGGACCGCTTTGCCACTTTGGTCTAGCGCCTGATGGAACAGTTTATCTAGTAGGTTGGGGTAGAGCAAACCATGCTGGTGGTGGAGACCCAGTAGTTTTGAATCATGTCATTAATGAAGATTATTCCGGTCAGCTAAAGCCAACTAAGGGTAATGCTGATGGTACAGATGGTAATGCTCACTTTTATGGTGTAGAAATTATGTATTCAGGAAGCCATAAGATGACTGATGCTCAGTATCAGGCAGCTCTAAAGCTTTCTGCTGCTATTCTCGATTTCCACAAGTGGACAGAGAAGTCTGTAATTGGTCATGGAGAGTGGTCTAACGATAAGTGGGACCCAGGTTATGCTTCTGGAAAGATTATGGATATGTCTGCTGTACGTAAGGATGTTCTAGCGACATTGAAGGCTGGACCTAATACAACACCAGCAAAGCCAAGTACCCCTTCAACGGGAGGTGGAACTGTGACAACACCAGCAAAGGATGCAACGTATAAGTCAGTATGGGACCTTGATGTGGCTACTCCACCAAAGGGGCACGAGACTACTGAGAATCCAAAGTGGGCGCCAATGAGTCTTCTTAAGGGAATTTATGAAAATCTGGATGTTCTTTCAAAGAAGGTCGATGAACTTTCTAAGAAGATTGACGCTCTAGAATCAAAGTGATATAATCTAAGTACAGCCTATGGAAATGAGTCCGGGTTGTCTATGGCGCTAAGTGCAGCGCTACTTAGGTGGTTATACTTACCGACATACCCCGTCTTTGGACGGGGTTTTGTCGTTTAATCTCCATAGTGATATACTTTAATTACAATGACTTATGTATATAGTGTATTGAGAGACGGACCTATTGGATTGTGGTCTTTTGATTCTCTACCACTTAATGATTCTACTGGATATGGTAACAATGCCACTTATTCAGGTACTCCACAAACAACCCGCCCAATTGTGGCGGGCGGTGTTGCTGCTCAGTATCTAAGCTCAGACGACACAGTAAATTATCCAGTGTCCTCAATTATGATTGCTGGTCGAGAGTCCAGGGCATTTTCTCTGGAGGCGTGGATTAAGCCTCAAAGCGGTACAGCAGCAATCTTGGCAAGAGACAATAGCGGACTCTTCCTTGACGGATTGACCCTTAGATTCTCGATGGACTTTTCTTCACTGGTTAGTGTTATTTATGAACACTTGCAGGCTGGTGAAATCTATCATGTTGTAGCTGTCTATGATGGCAAGTCAATGGTTTTGTATGTTAACGGGGAAACTGTTGCCAGTTCTGATATTGACGACTCAGAGATTTTGGCCGGGATTTCAGATACAACCACCAATCTTAAGACTACAATGACAACAACTATGGTTATGGATACTCCAGCAGTATATAACTATGGACTAGATTACGTTCGTGTAAGCAGACATTACAACACTGGAATAAAGTACCCGCAAGTTGTCAATCTTTCAGCGAATAATTCTGGCAAGTATTATCTGTTCTCAGATGCATACAGTTCGGTATATGACACAGTTTCATTTGGTGAAACTGATGACTGGAATTCAGGAATTTTCGCGGGTAATGTAACGTCAGTAGACGATGAGCTTGTCAATCTATTTGATGAAACAACAGGAGAGTGGCTTACTGGAACATGGACATACCAATATTCTGTAGCAGGAGACGAAGGTTCCGGTATTACACTCAATGGCTCAAGAATCACATGGGACTCGCTTGACACAATCACTGTAGAAACATCAACAGACAATGTAACGTGGACTCCAGTAACAAATGGCAGTTCAATTGTTGGAACTCAGAGTCTGTCTTCTGGATGGGCTATTGCTGTCAGAGTAACTATTCCAACAACAACTGACCATCAATCCACTGTTAGCAACCTGAAGGTTGTATTTTACACAGACAAGCATATTAAGGGTTCCGACGAGTCTCTTGTTGCTTCATTTAATGCACCACTGACAGTCACATTGGCAGATATGGCATATCCACCAGCAAGTTTCAATGATAACGCCGGGGTTTTGTTGCCAGCATCCAATGGGATTTCAATTCCAGCAGACACAGACTTTGACCCTTATTCTGTAGTGGAGATGACTGTTAAATTCGATACCAGCACAGCGAGTAAGACGGTCCTTGCCCTAGGTTCTGCTTCAATTACATCAAATGGTTCGGGCCAGTGGGTTTCTACAGGACTCACCGCTTTGTACGTTGATGGAGTATCGGTTTCATCACCATTTTCTATTGCTGCGGGAAAGTGGCACCATGTGTTGGCTGTATTTCCGGCAACAACAGATATTGTTTATATTGGAAATAGTTCAGCAGGTTCTGCGGGCTACCCAATGAGGGTCGGATATGTTGCCTTGTATCCAGACACTATCACATCAGGCACAGCAACTGCAATTTATGATGCTTGGGTTGGGGTAGCAGCAGTTCAGATGGAAGATGAGAATACATCGAACATTTCTGAGCATATTTTTTCAGATACTTCGTCACCATTCAGGGGATATTCATTCGATTGGTCTATTACGGGCGCCGGATAACCAACTTATGGACAAAACTTGCCTCTAAAGCTGAATTTTGACGCAAAACTTGCCTAAATTTGCTCATAGGCAAGGATAAAGGTATAATTTCTGATATGAAGACTACACGAAAGCAAATTGTAGAAGAGGTCCCCTGGGGTGTTTATGTCTGGGAAATGCCTGATGGTCGCTGGATTGGCGACGATGAAGGCAATTTCTTGAGTATTGCATCCATGAAGGGTGATAAGAAGCGAATGCAGCAGCTAAAGGACTCTGTTCGCTCATATGGTGTTACCGAGGGTAAGCCATTCTTCCTTTCTGGTCACAGAAAGGTCTCAGATGAAGAGTTCGAAAATCAGAAGCGACGCATGGAATTCGGTTTGATTCCAGATGAGCTTGATATTGCAGCGTTTAGAGAGGGTCAGGTTAGCTAATGGCAAATAAGGTTGTATCAGCAGAGGAAGAGTCAAGGGAAATTGAGGTTAAGGTAGGCTCAATCGTAGAATATTCGGCATCTTCTTCTGAAATTGATGTATTCTCAAAGTCAGCAGATGAAGTCCGTAAGATGGATGGAATCACTCCTGCCCTTAAGAGGAAGACGACTCGTGAAATCCAGAAGTTCCAACGTGGAACTGGTGGAGCAAAGACCAAGCGTGAAGAGCGAGACGAGATTACGGGGTACAACCTATTTGAAGTAGTTATGCCACCCTATAATCTTGATTATCTAGCAGCTCTATACGAGAAGTCTTCTCCACATGCGGCAGCTGTTAAGGCTAAGGTCAAGAATATCGCCGGGTTGGGTTATCAGTTTGTAGAATCAGAGGCAACGAAGGAACTTCTAGACAGAGCAGAAGGAAATGAGTCTAAGCTTTCTCAGCTACGTAGGAGACTGTCCCGTGGTCGTATCCAGCTCAACGAGTGGCTTGACTCATGTAATGAAGAGGATGAATTCGATGAGACTCTAGGGAAGCTGTGGACAGATTATGAAACCACCGGAAACGCTTACCTTGAGATTGGTAGAAAGAACACTGGAGAAATCGGATATCTTGGACATATTCCTGCAACTACATTGAGAATCCGTAAGCAGCGTGATGGATTTGTTCAGATTATCTCAAATCGGGCGGTTTTCTTTAGGAACTTTGGTGACAAGGAAACAACCGACCCAATTGGTCATGACCCACGTCCTAATGAGATTATCCACTTCAAGAAGTACACTCCTACACATGGATATTACGGTGTTCCTGATATCATTTCTGCAATGACGGCGGTTACTGGTAATGAGTTCTCCGCTCGATTTAATCTTGATTATTTTGAGAACAAGGCAGTTCCTCGTTATGTTATCGTTATCAAGGGTGGCAACCTTTCTGCTCGTTCAGAGCAGCAGATTCTAGAATTCTTCCAGGCTTCTTTGAAGGGTAAGAATCACAGGACTCTGTATGTTCCACTTCCAGCAGATGAGGAAGGCAAGAAGGTTTCGTTCGAAATGAAGCCTGTTGAAACTGGAACGCAGGATTCTTCGTTCAATAATTACCGAAAGGGCAATCTGAACGAAATTCTGATGGCTCATGGAGTCCCTATCTCAAAGGTGTCTCTTGGTGAGGGAGTTTCTTTGGCGGCGGCTAGAGATGCAGACAAGACGTTCAAGGAACAAGTATGTAGGCCAGACCAGAGAATTCTTGAAAAGAAGTTGAACAAGATTGTCAAGGAACTCACACAAGTATTTGTGTTGAAGTTGAATGAGCTTTCTTTGACTGATGAAGATACTCAGTCAAAGATTGATGAGCGTTACCTACGTCTTGGTACCTATTTGCCAAATGAGGTTCGTGCTCGTAAGGGTATGCCTGGCATTAAGGGCGGAGACAAGCCTGTAGAACTTAAGCCACAGCAGGCGGCAGAGCAAAAGACTCAGGCTTCCGGTAATAGAAAGAGGGACCAGGAGCGTCAGGGTAATTCGACAGATTCCGCTTCCTCAAATAACACAAGAAATCCGCAAGGGGAAGGAAGACAGACCGCCTAATTTAAATGGTTAAGATTCTAAGAAGGGCTTGGGAGAGCCTAGCCACAGCTTTGGCTAGGCCAATCAATAAAGTAGCCGCAGTAGTTTTGTCAGTTTATACATTTCTCTGGGGGTTCTGGATTGCCAACCCCTTCTGGGATGTTTTTGGAAATGCACATGTATATGATTGGCTATCTAGTGTAGCCCCAGAAGAATATTGGGGTAGTATGGCAATGGCTGTTGGCGCAATCATGACTTATGGGGTAATTCGCGGCTCCAGAAAATCCTTGACGATTGGAGCATTTGTCGGTTTTATTCATTGGCTAATCATTGCCATGGGATATTTTGCGGGTGACTGGAGAAATACCGGTGGAATTACATCAAGCGCAATGGCACTTTATTGTGCAGCTATCTATCTAAACATCAGATACCTTCATTTTAAAGAAACACATCCCGAATAATTTGCCTTTTTAAAAGGCGGCTGATAATATACAACTATGGAGATTAAGAAGGCTCAGTGGGCTTCAGATGGCGAAAGTATTCGTCTGACGATGCCACTTTCTAAGGTTGATAAGGAGAACCGCCTAGTTTCAGGGTGGGCCTCTCTTGACAACGCTGATAGCCAAGGAGATGTAGTTCTCAAGGAGGCCAACCAGCGTGCATTCAGCCGTTTCCGTGGAAACATCCGAGAGATGCATCAGCCAATTGCTGTTGGTCGCATGGTTGATTTCAAGGAAGACTCCTACTTCGACCAGGAGACGCAGAAGTTCTATAATGGAATTTTTGTTACAGTATATGTTTCCAAGGGTGCGCAGGATACTTGGGAGAAGGTTCTAGACGGAACGCTCCAGGGATTTTCTATCGGCGGTGCGATTAAGGATGCTGAGACTCAGTGGGTAAAGGAAGCAAATGCAGCCATCCGCTTTGTTAAGGACTATGACCTAGTTGAACTAAGCTTGGTAGATTCTCCAGCTAACCAGCTTGCAAATATCTTCTCTATTACAAAGTCATCTGATGGTGAGGTTGTAATGAAGGGAATTGTAGCAGATACTCATTCAGAGAATGTCTACTACTGTGAGCAGGATGGTATTGCTAAGACTTCCACTGATGAGTCAGCAGAATGCGGTAACTGCGGTTCCGCAATGCAAAACATTGGATGGTTTGAGTACGGCAGCGATGAAGAGAAGGCGGAAAAGGTTTCGTCACTAGTTGCTGCACGTAATTCTTCTAACACGAGCGGTTCAGAGGAACCAATCGCTAAGCAGGATACTGCACAAAACGAAGGAGGTGTAATCGTGGCAGAAGAGAACAAGAATTCTGAGACTGAGGTTCCGGCCGGTTCTACTTCAACTGAGGTTAACGAAGTTGCAGAAGAAGGAAAGGCTGAGACTGAAGTTGAGTCAAGCACAGAGACAGTAGCAGAAGAGGCAAAGAAGGAAGAGGAGACCGCCGACAATTCGGAGGTTGCTCCAGAGCCAGACATTGCAAAGATGTTTGGTGACCTACAGACTGCTATTTCGTCTGGCCTTGAGAAGAATGCAAAGGCGGCTGAGGAAGCAATTGCTAAGGCAGCAGAAGCATTCGAGACCAAGGTAGGAGAACTTGTAGAGAAGCACGAAGAGCTTGTAAATAAGTTTGAGTCTCTAAAGACTGACATCGGTGGCGTTGAAAAGCGTCTTGAGGGTGTAGAGTCTGAGACTGCTATGAAGAAGTCCGGAGACCTAGGCGGGTCAACGGAGGATACCCTAAAGAAGAGTAAGGGTTCAACGTGGGGCGGGCGCTTCCTCGGCCTTTCCGACCTACAAAACTAATTTCTAGGAAATATGGAGGTGACACAAACAGATGAGTAATACAGAACTACTAGAGAAGGTTATCCGTACTACCGAGGTTGGTTCCGGTGGTGGTGGTCTTCTTAACGCAGAGCAGGCAGACCGTTTCATTGATTACATGTGGGATGCAACTGTACTTGGTTCACAGGTACGTACAATCCGCATGCGTGCAACGGAGCAGGACATCGACAAGATTGGTGTTGGAGAGCGTCTAATGCGTGTTGCAACTGAGGCTGTTGACGACGGTGTCAACGCTGGTGCGACATTCACCAAGATTTCTCTAACTACAAAGAAGTTGCGTCTTGACTGGGAGCTTTCAACCGAGTCTCTTGAGGACAACATTGAAGGTGACGCTCTTGAGGACCACATTGCGCGCCTTATGGCAACGCAGGCGGGTAACGACATTGAGGATGTTGCTATTAACGGTAACACCGCTCTTACTTCAGACCCGCTGATGAAGGCATTTGACGGTTGGCGTAAGCTAGCCCTTGCAGGTGGACACGTTGTTGACCACGCTGGACAGCCACTTAACCGTGCTGCTGCCAACAAGGCTCTTAAGGCAATGCCACGTAAGTACATGCAGCGACGTAACGGTCTTAAGTTCTTCACCGGTTCAAACCTAATTCAGGATTACCTATACGGTCTAACACAGACTGCTTCTGGCCTAATCAGCCTTGAGCAGGTTGCGCAGAACGTAACCCAGAACGGTGTTCGTACTGAGGGTCCTGCTGGATTTACCAGTCAGGCAATCTTCGGTGTTCCAGTTCAGGAGGTTCCACTATTCCTTGAGACAGTGGATGGTGACTACTCAGGTGCTACAGGTGACCATGGTGACCTATGGCTAACATTCCCACAGAACATGCTTTGGGGTGTAAAGCGTGAGATTCAGGTTTACCGTGAGTTCAAGCCAAAGAAGGACACAATCGAGTACACAATGTACTGCCGTGTTGGTACACAGATTGAGAATGCAGACGCTTTCGTTGTTGTAAAGAACGTTAAGGTCTCAGCCTAAAATTCTGTTTGACGAACCCCGCCCAAAAGGGCGGGGTTTCGTGTTTTACACAAGCTTCTGCTATAATGAAATCAACATGGAGGATATGATTAATGAGTTTTGAGACACTAAAGAAGGAAGACCTTCTGAAGATTGCCGATGATTACGGCGTAGAAACAAAGCCAACCGACACTAAGGCGGTCATTATTGCTGCGCTTGCTGAGGATGGCGTTAATTGGGAAGATGTTGCTAAGATGGACAAGACTGTTGCAGAACAGGATGCTGTTCTAAAGGAAGAGGCTGCTGAAAAGAAGTCTAATGGACCTAAGCAGCTTCTTAAGATGCTTCGTGCGAATGGAACATACGAAATTCGCGGGATTAAGTTCACCAAGGAACACCCATTTGCTCTTGTACCAGAAGATGATGCTGAGTATATCGTAGAAAGCGATGCTCAGGGATTCCGTTACGCAACTCCAAAGGAGGCTGCGGAATATTATGGCTGATATTGTCTTCCCAGGAATGGCAGCGGGGGGTCCTATTGGACAGGACTATCTTCCTGCCAATTATGACCTTGTGCTGTATAAGGGAGACTATCTACCATTTACAGTAACTCTTAAGGACAGCCAGGGTAATGCGATTGACCTAACGGGTCATACAGCAAAGTGCAGTCTAAGGACGTCCTTTGATGCAGTAGAATCTTTTGACGCAGATTGCACAATTACTCCGTCAGAGGGAACAATTGATATTGTATTTCCATCATCGTTGACATCAACTTTGACAGCAAGTTCCTACATTTGGGATTTTCAGGTAACTGATGAAGATGGAAATAACAGAACGTATTTTGCTGGTGACGTCACAGTATACTCAGAGGTAACAAGGTGACAACCCCATCAGGGCCAATTAATATTGAAATTGTGCAGGCGGAGTCCCCAATGGTATCTATTACCAGGACTCCGCCACCTGGTGTTTCTGTTTCAGGTTCTGGGCCAAGAGGTCCGCAGGGAATTCAGGGACCTACAGGGGCTACCGGAGCGACAGGGCCCAAAGGAGATAAAGGCGACACTGGTAATACTGGTGCAACAGGAGCCACGGGCGCAACTGGTCCTGCCGGAAATAATGGTACAGATGGTGCACAATGGTTGAATGGAACAGTAAATCCAACAAGTGGCCAGGGTGTTGTTGGAGACTGGTTTATTAATACAACAAGTCAGGATGTATTTAAGAAGACTAATTCAACCACATGGACATTGCAAGTCAATATTAAGGGTGCCACTGGTGCTACTGGAAGTACAGGTGCGCAAGGTGTCAAGGGCGATACTGGAGCAGCCGGACCAAATAATTTGGTTATTGTTACGGCTGGAACTGCACTACCAACCGACCCAACAGAACTAGCTGCTCTTGAAGGCAAGTTGTGGGTGGAGTACACGCCATGACAGGAGTTCTACTTGGTGAGTGGGGATTTCTCGATAATCTGAATGATACATCTGGTCATGGTCATACAGCTACTGTAAATTACACTCCAACGTATGTAAATGGACCTCATGCTGGTTCACGGGGGATTACATTTTCGGCAGACGGACAGACTATTACTTATGGCCGAACAGGTCTAGAACCAGTCGCATCAGACGGGGGTGTTTGTATGATGGCTTGGGTTAAACTTTCGGCATCATCAACCGGATATCTTGGAGTTATCCATAAGCACAGAGACCCAAGCTCATTGTCTACTAGAGCAGGCTGTGACATGATTGGGAACAAGTTCAGACCATTTGCGAGATGGCGTGACCAGCTAGCTTTTGCAGATGGAATTGGCCCGGATTTGAACGATAACACTTGGCATCATCTTGCTGTAGTAGATGCAGATGACAGATATGAATGGTATGTCGATGGAACAAGTGTTCAGTCTGCAAGTAGAACGGGAACGGGAAGTGTAACTTGGGAGCCTTATCCATGGTTTAGTGGTTTTACTGCGGACATGCATTCAAGCTCTCTGCTTTCAATTTCTGGAGTGAGGATTTTTTCCGGGTCACTGACAACAACTGAAGTAAATACATGGAAGAACACTGCTATTACATCTGCTCAGCCGGGAAATATTATTGTGGGCGGTATTAAGAAGCCGGTTTCTTCAAAGTCTGCCATTGTCGGCGGGGTTAAGAAGTCAGTTTCAGGTGCATATGTTATTGTAGGTGGAGTAAAGAAGCCTGCAAACCTATAACTCAATTTTAGGTTTTATATATTCAAATGTGATATACTGACGACATGGAAATCTATAGAAATGAACTAGCAAATATTGACCTGAAGGTGCCTGTCACTGCGGTCAGTGGAACCTTTGAGGTAGCTGCCTATGAAGGTAACACACTGCTGTACACGTTCGCAACTGTATCACAGATTTCTGGTGGCTATAGAGTCGTGCTTCCATTCAGCCTTGTTCAGTCAGATAAGACTATCCAGATTAGATGGAAGTTCAATTATGTTGAAAATTCTGTAACCAAGACATACAACTACACTACTGTTGTTGATGTTGTGACTCCGTATGTGACTTTGGATGAAATTAAGGAAGCTATTCCTGAAGTTTTGACCATGTTCGATACCACTGACAAGATGGACCTTGAGCTGAAGAGGCTTGAGAGAAGGATTCGCGGCATTATTGATAATTATACCGGGCAGTCATTTGGCAGGTATGTTGGAACACGTGAGGTGATTGGTTCTGGTGATGAAGAGCTTAAGCTTTCTGATAGGCTGGTTTCTCTAGAAAACATTGCTGGAGCGAATATTATTTACTCAAGTGACGGCATTTCTTCTCCTGGCCTTTACACTTCTAGAGGAGACGGATGGTACATTGGATTTTCCGCCCCAACTCCTACAGGTGATTATGTGTTTGAGAATGTTATCAGAGACCCGGACAGTGTTTATTCGCGCGGGTTTAGGGATAATTTTGTCTATACAATTACTGGAGTATGGGGATGGGACGATGTTCCTGCCGAAGTTAAAGAAGCAGCCCTGTCACTTTGTGAAGATGAATTGTGTCCACAAGCAGAATATAGAGACAGATACTTGAAGAGCATTTCTGGAGATGGCTGGAGATACGAGTACAATCCAAATGCTTACTATGGAACAGGAAGTGTGATTGTAGACCAGCTTCTTGAGCCTTTCCGACGTAGCACTATGGTTGTGATTTAATTGATTAGATGTCTAGCAAGTGCGAAGTTCAGTATGCTGGCAGACATTGTGAAGCCTGATGCTGCACCAGATGATTCTTCATCATCAACAGGTCATTGGGAATGGGTTCAGGACCCTGATTCCTGGGCTTTCATTCAGGTTTGGGTAACAGATGACCCAAATACCCCGGATGTGGAAGGTCATGTTGTCACAGTTAAGTGTCGTGCTAAGGCTGCAATGACCGGAAGCATCCGAGCAGCAGAACAGTTTGGCTCAGAGTATTTGAATGAGGAGTGGGTTAAGCTCGAACTACCATTTAATGCCGATATTACTCTGAGAGACAGAGTAGCCAATATCAGGACTCTCAAGGGACAGACTCTTTGGTCTGAAGAGGAATCTGATGGCAATCCACCAACTACATTCGATGTATTCAGGGTTTCTCCTGAAATCGACGGGTTTGGAATGCTTATTGGCAAAATTGCTCTAGTCAAGAGGGCGGTTGTTCAATAATGGCTAAAAAGTACATTGGTTTCAATGTTGACATTGCTGAGTCAGCCGCCCTCACCGGATTTTTGCAAGAGCTTTCTATGGGTATTAAGACATCTAGACATATTGGTCCAGTCCTTAAGTATACCCATGTGATTATGTCACAAGCATTTACTGATTATATGTCAGTAGTTGGTCCAGCGCAGCCTTCAAGGTTCCATCATGTCTATGAATGGGGGCAGATTGGAGACCCTACAGCTAAATTGTGGGACGATAAGCTTTTGGGAAGCGGTGCTACAAGGACAGCGACATTTTCTTGGCGGGCCTCGAAGCAAACTGTTCCAGTTCGGTCAGACTTTAAGGACGTTGGAGTAAAGCAAATCCATGTCTTTGTATGGAAGGCTCCTGTAATGGAATATGGAAAAAACATTTTGATTGAGCCAAAGAGAGGAAAGTTCCTCGCTTATTTCACAGGTCCCACGAATCCTAGTATGAAGTATGAGCGTCAAATTACTCAGAATCCTATCCATGTAACTGACCCTGGTGGACCTTTGGTAAAGGGTTCATTTACTAAGGAGTATGTTTCTTGGTGGGGTGGTTCTGGTGCTCAAGAGGTATTCAACTCATCAATTCGGCGGGTTCTAGAAGAAGACCTTGGTAAGATGCCTATTGAATCAGCAACAAAGCCATTCAGAAGAGCAAGAACAAAGACGTTCGCTATTAACACTATTGCGGATGCCGAAGCTGCACAAAGAGCTGGTGCATTGGCAGCAAAGAAGTATCTAGAATCTCGCTCTAGAAAATATATTGAGGCGGCAAGAGCCAGGGAGGGGATTATTAATGGCTGAAGATTATAGGGTTGTTGGTGCTCATGAAATCAACAAATGGCTTTGGGATAAGCTTAAGGCGTTTGAGTATAAGCCGGGAGTAAAGGCATTTAAGGATTATAAGGGTTCTGGAAATACTTCAGGATATGATATTGTTCCTATTGTCCCTGGTTATCAGTGGCCACAAATGAGTGACATTACCGGAAATAGAAGCCCGTATATCGTTTACAATTATATTGTGTCTGCATACTCATCTGAATGGTGGTTGTGTAGAGAGCAGTGTGCCTATGTAATTTATGACTTTGATGAAGAACGCTTGAGGGCAATTAATGCCTATATGGTTGACCTTATGAAGAGAATGGATTGGACAGCCCGGGATTTGAACAACAGTTCCTTGGTATCAGACAAGTTTGATTTCAAGTTTGTGCAGCTTACTTCTGCGGCTGGCCCTGATGATTTTGCGGTAACAACTGAAAAGACCCTTAGAGGAGCCATGGTAGTTGTCAATTACGAATATACAACTGATATGAATACTCAAGAGGGAAATGGCATGAGAGCATAATTGGTTAATTTTGCTTTAGAACCCAAATCAGGATAATATACTGATAGAGGAAGTGCCTAGCCAGCACACAAAACTTTTTAACCTAAATGGAGGTGACATTCAAAAATGGCATATCAGGTACGTAACATTATCATTGGTGCAGCAGCTCTTTATATTTCTGCAAAGGATAGCACTGATGTAGCATGGTCCGGAGGTCCGGCACTGCCAGCAAATCCATCTTCAGGTCAGTCTTTCACGACTGCTCTAGATGCTTCTGCTGACTTCCGCCACGCCGGTTTTACGACAGAAGGTCTTGAGGTTTCTTATGAGCCAGACTACGGAGATGTAGAAGTTGACCAGCTTCTTGACTCAGCTAAGCTCTTCAAGCAGTCAATGCGAGTAACCATCAATACTACTCTTGCTGAGGCAGCGCTAGAGAACCTTCTAGTTGCTTGGGGTCAGCAGTCTGCAACCCTTACATCAACAGCGAGCGTTACTGAACTTGGAATTGCGGCGGGTGCTCTAGGTGATGAGCCTGTAGAGCGTGCTCTAGTTGCTGTAGGTCCAGGTCCAAAGACTGCTGCTGGAGCCAAGCGTGAGCGTATTTATCACGCACGCAGAGTTCTGTCTGTAGAATCTACTGCACACAGCGTTAAGCGTAATGAGGCTACGGTATTCCCAGTTGCATTCCGACTTCTACCAGACCCTAACTTCAGTGGTTCTGAGTACGGAATCATTCGTGACCGTAACATCTAAGATTTGATTTTCTATGAAGCCCCGCCTTTTGGCGGGGTTTTCATTTTTGCCCCATAAAATTGCGCCCATGATTAAATCGTGGTAAACTGAGATTATAAATGGAAGGAAAGGTTTAAATTGGCAACATCTGTATATGTAACAGAGGATATTGGTCTACAGGACGAAACCTCAGTTACTCTAAAGCCACTTAACATTAAGACACTGCGTACCTTTATGAAGGTAATGGAAAAGTTTGGCGAGGAAGGTGCAACTGAAGAGGATGGTCTAGAAGTTCTTCTAGATGCGTCCGCTTTGTGCTTGAAGTCTCAGAGACCAGAGTTCTGGGATAACGACAAGCATACTGAGGCTTATGAAGATGCCGTTGATATGCCCACTGTATATCACATTCTTGATGTATGTGGCGGAATTAAGCTCAACGACCCAAATCTTCTAGCGATGGCTCAGGAGGCTCTTGGAAGGAGCTAGACCTGGCCGAACTAGAGGCTGAGGTTTTTCTCCTAGGCCACTGGAAAAACTTCGAAGAGATTGAGGACAATCTTACTCTCGATGAGCTTCGAGCAATTCTAGAGGCATCGCGTGAACAAGAATACCGACGACAGAAGTTCGCGGCGGCTCTTAAGGGAATTGACCTAGACGAAAAGAAGAACAATGATTCTTCATTCGAAGAGGTAAAGAGAAGGGCAGAGGCTAAACTTCGCGGGGTATCCGAAGAACAGCTTGAATTCTCCGATATTGGTATCGGAATTATTGAAGAATAAATGAAGGAATGAGTTAAGATAGAAAACATTCAGATTAGATTTAGCGGTTCCGCAAACTTTAGAGAAGTTTACGGAGAAGTAACCCGATTGAACCAGCAGTTGCAAGTAATGCAGCGCAATATGGCATCGGGTGCTTTGTCTATGAGCAATGTAAATGACTCTCGTAACTCATTCCGTAGAGCCGTTTCACAAATTGGTGACCTAGCCGTACAATCTGTACAGGCTAGGACTGCCACTTCCGTTCTGACTGAATCAATTATTAAGCGTGATATCAGTCTAAAGCAGTCAATGCAGGTCCACAAGCAGTTTACTAACATTCTGAAGGAACAGTATGCTCTTCAGCGTGCTATGGCTGTTCAGTGGACCACTTCAACTTCTGGCCGGGTTGGTGCGGACATGATTATTCCGCGCGGTAGCACAGAAAGAATTGAAGCAATGACCAACTCTCTTGCTGCAAACTCAAAGGCCATGGCTCGTGGCCTTATTGGCATGGGAGGATTGAACGAAGCTTGGTCAGTTATGCGTGTTCGTATTGGACTGACAACCGCCGCTTTGGGAGCAGCGTCAGAATCTCTTATTAAGTGGGGTAAGAATACTCAGTGGGCTGGTCGTCAGCTTATGGTTGGTTTTACCGTTCCATTGATGGCATTTGGCGCGGTGGCTGGAAAGGCTGCCTATGATGTAGATGCTGCAATGACTCGTATCCAGAAGGTTTACGATACCACAGCAACTTCAGTAATGGGGAAGCAAAGAGAACTTGATGAACTACGTACTCAATCAATGAGTATGGGTGTTCAGGTTGCAAAGATGTATGGTCAGTCTTTGCAGGATACTCTCAGTCTAGAAGCTGACCTTGCTGCTACTGGTCTAAAGGGTCAGCAATTGCAGCAGGCAACTGTTTCTGTTACCCGCGCGGCTACTCTGGGTGAACTTGACAAGCAGCAGGCTATGAAGGCAACAATTGCACTTCAGTCTGTGTATGGAGATAGCGCAGAGCAGCTTACCAAGGACTTCAATTACATGAACGCCATCGAGAATGCTACCAGCCTATCAATGCAGGACTTTGTTGATGCTATTCCTCGTGGTGCTGGTGTTATGAAGGCAATGGGCGTTGACCTAAAGCAGATGGGTGTACTTCTAGTTGCCCTAAAGCAGAATGGTATTTCTGCGGCGGAAGGTATGAATGGTCTTCGTGCAGCGTCCCAGCGTCTTCTTATGATTCGTCCAGAAGGTGAAACAGAAAAGTCTTGGAAGAAGTTGCTTCCTGATGCACCTACCCTAAAGTCTATCGTTGACACCTATGAAGGAAAGTTTATTCCAATTCTTCAGGAACTGGGTAAGCAAATGGAAGGTCTTAAGCCTTACCAGCAGCAGGAAATGATTGCTCGTATCTTTGGTGTTTATCAGTCTAACAAGATTTATGGTGTTCTGAACGGCCTTGTAAACAAGACTGGGCAGGTTGGTACTGCCTACAAGATTATGGCTCAGGATGCTACAACGAACTCCACTATTGCTCAACAGGAGCTTGACAAGATGGCGGATTCTGCATCTGGTAAGTTCAAGCGTGCCCTTGAGTCTATTAAGGCTCAACTAGCAGTTGTCGGAGAACCGTTCCTTGAGGTTGGTTCTAAGATTCTCGGCTTCATCGGAAAGCTATTTGATATGTTCAATGCTATGCCGGGTGCCCTTAAGAAGGCAATGGCTGGTTTCATCATCGGTGGAGCGATTCTTGGTCCTATCATTATGCTTACTGGTCTATTTGCTAACCTAATGGGCCAGATTGTTAAGCTTGGTGGTCTTCTTACTGGACTTCTTACAAGATTCCGCCCTCTTTCAATTGAGCAAAAGGCGCAGGCTATGTTGGCTGAGCGTTCCACTTTGGCGTGGTCAAATCAGGCTAGAGCTGCACAGGCTTTGTCTGGTCAGCTTTCTATGCTTACTTCTCAGATGGAGAGAATGGCCATTGCTCAGATGCAGGCTAATGGAATGGCCATCACGAGATTTGGAAGTACTACACCGAACTATACAACAAATGTAGGTGGAATTGGTCCGGCTCTTCCAACTGGTCAGTCTCCATATCGTCAGACAGCCAATGGTAGATATCAGAATGTTACAACCGGACGTTTTGTCTCAACACAAGAGATGAATGCATATGCGGCTGCGCAGGCAGCCGGTGCCCGTTCTGCACAGCAAGCGGCTGCTGCCTCAACTGTAACATCAAGAAACTGGGGAAGAATTTCACTGGCAATGGGTGGGGTTGGACTTATGGCTGCAACAATGATGACAGCTTCCGGCTCTTCGGGTGAAATCATGAACAACATTAGTCTTGCTCTTGTTGCTGCTTCCATGCTTGGTCCTATGCTGGTAAAGGCTTTCCGTAATGCTGGAATTGCGGCGGCTGCTTCAAATGTCGGTGCGGCCTTTGGTCTAGGTTCTCGTGCTGGTTCAATTGCTGGTAGGGGTGCAGTTGGTAGATTTGCTTCTGGATTGTCGGCAGCAATGAGACCGGCATTGGCTCTTTCTGGAGTAATTCTTAGATTTGCTGGCCCTGTAGGACTTTTGGCGGGTGGAGCAATTCTTGCATTTAAGCTTTACCAGAATATGAAGAAGGGTGTAGAAACTCAGAAGAGAATCAATGAATCTGCTAAGGACTGGGCGGACGTTCTTGGATTTGTATACACAGAAGCTGGTCAGGTAAAGGATGCCAATGACAAGATTGTCAGCTCTATTGATGCTCAGGTAACAAAGCTGAAGGAAAAGAACGCCGAGCTTGTTAAGAGTTTGCAGCTTGCTAAGGATAATGAGGATACTCAGAATGCTATCAACTTGGCGATTGCTGAGGGTCTTAAGGTGAAGAATCATGGTGGTTCTGCTGAAGATGCAACTTCTGCAACTGAACTATCTCTACGTGCTGCTGGATATAAGAGTTCAGAAGTTCAGGAATTGATGGTAAAGGTTCGTGCCCAGGTTGATTTCTCAGATGCAGAGAGCACCATGAGAGAGCAAATGCGCCAGTTCAAGGATACCTTTAACAAGGTTGCCAATAACGAATTTGGTCAGGGAACTTGGGAAGGCTTTACTCGCGTATTCTCTGGTCGTGGAGATATTAACAAGAATGCTGCTGAACGTGGTAAGGGAATGGCTGAGGAATTTTGGACGGGATTCCAGGCACAAACAACACAGTCAGAAAAGAAGGATTACTTCAGTAAGTTCTTCAAGTCTGTAGAGGCCGAACAGCATGAGGCTTGGGGTCGTCTTGGTAATTCTAACCGTAAGGACCTTCAGAAGGTTGGTATTGACTCATGGCAGGAATTTGCTCAGGCTTACACAGACGCTCAGAACATGACTGATGTGGAGTTTAAGTTTGCGTGGGGTGATGGTGATATTGAGCAGGCAAAGAAGGTTAAGGCAGCTTTGAACGGTCTTGGTTCAGAGACAACCCGATATGCCGAGAAGCACATTGATGCGGAGAAGTATATTGCTCAGGCTATTGCTAAGAAGAATAACATGTCTGATGAAGATATCAAGCGTGTCCACACCCTTGCTGACCTTTATAACATTCTTGATATGTCGTTCTCAACAGTAACTGAGGCACAAAAGGGTTACAACGAAGCAATCATGAACTACAATAGACAAGGTACAAAATTGTCTAAGGATGAGCAGCTTCGTATCCTTAACATCTATCGTGCAAATGCTGGGTTGACAAAGGCTACCAGTATTGAGCAGGGATTTGGAGATGCAGTTGACTCCGTAACCGGAAAGGTTAAGGAGAATGGACAGGCCATGGAAAATTCTGTGGCAAGCATCGACGAATGGGCTAGCGCCAGACAGAAGGCTATGTCTGGGGCTCAGGATTATGCATTCCAGGCCGCTGAGGATATTTGGCAGGAGAAGGCGGATGCGGAAACTGATGCTATTGAAAAGCGGGGTCAGCAAAGAGAGGATGCTTTGGATGACCAGGCTGAGCGTCAGGATAAGCGTTTTGATGATAGAGCTGATGCGGCGGATAAGAGATTCGACAGGCGTTCAAAGGCTCTTGATAAGCGCTGGGACAAGATTGATGAAGATTTCGATAACAGGTGGGATGCTCGTCTAAAGAGAGAAGAGGACGCCTATAACAAGAAGATTGACAACATCAAGAAGACAATGGATGCTGAAGAGAAGGCTGAGGAGCAGCGTCAGAAGATTTTCGAGGCTGAAAAGACACGTCTCGAAAGAATGGCGTCCATGGCAAATTCTCAGATTGACTTCAATGTTGCTGTAAATACTGGAAATCTTGATGAGGCTGCAAAGATTGCTAATACTATGCAGTCTACAGAAGCTGGTTGGTCTCTTGATGATGCGGCGGCCTCTAGTCAGTCTCAGTCTGATGCTCGTAAGGAGCAAATGCAGGGACAGATTGATACCCTTGAGGCAGCACGAGATAAGCGTATTGATGACCTAAAGAAGGTTGAGGAGGCTGAAAAGAAGGCTCTTCAGGATAAGAAGGAGCGTGAACAGGAAGCTCTTCAGGCTGAGCGTGAGCGCTATAACAAGGCTTTGGAAGCAGAGCGTGAACGTTACCGTAAGGGAATTGAAGCACAAAAGAAGGCTATTCAGGAGCAAACTCAGCGTGATACTGAGGCTAAGCGTAAGGAGCTAGAGCGTCAGAAGAAGACGCTTGAGCTTGAACTTTTGGCAATTCGTGCATCTGTTCCACGTAATAAGAAGGAATATGATGCGCAAATCAAGACTATTGAAAAGATGTACTCCAAGTATGGTGTAAATCTTAAGGCTCAGGGTAACCAGTGGTCAAAGATTATTGGTGATGGTCTAACTGCTCATATTAAGGAAGCTTCTGCCGACCTTCAGAATGAAATCAAGTGGAAGAACATTGGTAATGCCGTAACTCAGAAGATGGTTGACGGTGGATTCAACATGTCTACCGCAGAATTTATGAAGTGGGTTACCACAGGTGAGCTTCCAAAGAAGTACAGTGCACCTGCTAAGCCAAAGACCCGCCACACTGGTGGTCCGGTAAATGGTTCTTCTAAGTATGACAATCGTGGTGGACGTAACTGGGGAACGGGTCTTCGTCGTGATGAGTCAATGATGCTTCTGAAGAATGACGAGTATGTTCTTAATGGAAAGGCTCACAAGGCTCTTGGTACTGACTACCTAGATAATATCAATAAGACTGGTGGTCGTGGAACTGGTGGAATTGGTGGCGCTGGACTTGGTCTAGTGGGAATTTATGCGGCAGCAGCGGAAGGAATGTATGAAGCAGCGGCAGATGCAGCAATTCAGGCAGCCGGAAACAATGCCATGGGATTTGGTATTGACGGAATGGCTATTGCTGGTAAGGCTGGAACATACGGCGGGGTTCCGCTAACAGCCACACAGCTTCAGAATGCAGCTACCATTATTGGTGTAGGTAAGGGAATGGGTGCAACTACAAATGACCTTATCGTTTCCCTTATGACTGCAATGCAGGAGTCTACTCTTCGTAATCTGAATTATGGTGACCGTGACTCTTTGGGTCTGTTCCAGCAGCGTCCTTCTCAGGGTTGGGGTACTCCTCAGCAGATTATGAATCCTTCATATGCTGCACGTAAGTTCTTTGAGCACTTGCTAGCAATGAAGGGCCGAAATAAGTTGAGTCTAACACAGCAGGCTCAAAGAGTTCAGCGTTCTGCATTCCCTGAGGCTTATGCAAAGTGGGAGGCAATGGCACGTCAGGTTGTTGCTGGAACTTCGTTCCAGCCGTTTGCTGGTTTGACAGGCGGAGGAAAGGTTCGTCCTGTTAATGGGCCGGTTTCTCGTGACTACGCTCATCACACTAATTTGCCAAGAGCTACAGACTTCGGTGTTGGTGTCGGTACTCCAGTTCGTTCAGCTATGAATGGACAGGTTATTACCTCTGCCGACCTTAAGGGTCCGGGCGGATATCGTTCGTATGGTCGATACATTGTTGTTGCAAATGGTGCTGAGAAGACTCTGTATGCTCACCTTTCTCAGAGAGGTGTTCGTGCTGGACAGACTGTTAGGGCTGGACAGCTAATTGGTTATTCTGGTAACACAGGTAATTCAACTGGTCCTCACCTTCACTTTGAGACATGGCGTAATGGAAAGACTTTGCCACCAGGCCCATTTGGAATTCCGGGAATGAGAAAGGGCGGGTTTACTTTGAGCGATGGTTACGCGAAGTTGCACGCAAAGGAAGCTGTTCTCACAGCACCATTGACTGACCAGCTTAAGTCTGGAATCCAGAAGATTGACCAGGGCATTAATAACGATTATAATGTAAATGTGAACTTTTATGGACCAGTCAGCTCAGATGTTGACGTAGAGAAGGCTGTAACGGCAGCTTTGAACAAGAGAGATAGTAAGCTAGGAAGAAGTAGGAGTGTTAAGTCATGACAATGACGTTTTCTAATCCAAGACTGATGAGATGGAATGGTAATGCTATTACCGACCATAATCGTCAGCCTCTGGCAATTGATGTTGAGCGTATTGAAAAGAAGCAAAGAATGGCTAACGGAACTTTGCGTAAATATATCGTTGCTGACAAGCGTTCTTTTACTACGTCATGGAATATGCTTCCAAAGAATACTTCTCAGACTGTTGACGGATTCTGGGGGGCCGATGATATTGAACAGTTTTATAATACTGTAACAGGCTCCTTCTCTCTTGAGATTTCTGATGGAGATGCAGAAACTTATACATATAATGTAATGTTTTCTGATTTCTCGAAGACCATTTCTAAGCGTGGAAGTGTTGATTTTTGGGAAATCAATGTAAGTATGGAAGAGGTCTGATATGCAGTCGGGCTCATTGTTCATTCAGAACGCCCTAAAGGAGGGCGAGAACCTTACTCCAGCAGCACGTGTAATTGCTGAGTGGAATCACAATCGCTATACAGAAATCACCACAGTAGATAATTTTGGTCATGCTGAGGAAACCTATGGCTATGACCTTGATATGTATCCCATTGAGACTATTACGCAACCTCTTCGTCCAACGGCGGGTTTGTTGAAGGCTCGTGTTGGTGAGGGTGCTGTAGTTCAAGGGTATTCTGATACTCCTGGTGTTTATAGGACGTATACTGCTGACCCTGATTCAAAGTACAAGTACTGGACTGGTCCCTCTCAATCAAATACAACGCCTTATTCGGGCGGTGGATATACGCTACCCGAAACTGTTCAGCCGTATATCATCTACGCGAATCCTGTTTTGACGAACAAGATTTATATTTGCATCGAGAATTCATGGGCCCGGCCACAGAAGTGGGATATTCAGATTACAACTAACGGGACTACTTGGACAACAATTGCTTCCGATGTGGTAACGAATAGCAAGGGTCAGGTCATCCTGTATTTGCAGGATGCTGGAACCACATGGTCGTCTACTGTAGCACGCGACTTTGCAATGGATATTAAGGGTATTCGTCTTGTTGTTCATTCAATGAGTAGAATTAATTCTTGGTTCAATCTAGTTGAACTTGGCGCTCGACTTGAGAAGGATTTGTCAGACAGAGTCGTTGATTATTCCGTCAGCAATGAGCTTGGTGATACTGATTTTATTACTCCAATGGGAACCATTAGTTCAAATACTGGTTCTGTAACGCTGTCTAATTATGATGGCATTTTTCATATTGACAACGTAGATTCTCCTTATTATGGGCTTATTGATGCCAATGTAAAGTTTACTATCGATTTTGGTATTGATGTTTCCGATTGGGGCGGCTCAGGGATTGAGTACATCAGACTTGCGACCATGTACTCAGAAAATTGGGGCGGTGGAGATGAAACAGTTCAGGTTCCTCTCAAGGATGCCTCAAAGTTTCTTCAGGAGATTAAGCCTCTCAAGGAACTGATGCAGGATGTAACCATTGGTATGGCTATTTGGCGTATGCTGGATTCGGTCGGGTTCATTGATTACGAATACACAAGAAGCGCTGAAGTTGCGTCTAATAATATTGCATTCTATTGGACAGATGATGAGAAGACAATTTGGGACCATATTCAGGAACTATGTCGTGTCACTCAGTCAGCTTGCTACTTTGATGAACATGGAATTCTGCAAATCAAGACAAGGGACTCTGCTTTCAATAAGACAGCACCAGTTGTTTGGACTTTTGATTATGCTAAGAATGGGAGTAAGCTTCCTGACATTGTAAGCCTACAGGTTGGTGACAACTTTGAGGCAAACAAGGTTACTGTAAAATATCAGAAGACCACTCTTGCTCAAGATTCTCAAGGAAGGCCAATTTCTGAGGTTGTTTGGCAACCTGATGACACTATTGTTTTGCGTAGCTCTGCTTTGACTACTGCTATGACTAAGGAAGATATGCACTTCTGGATTGACAAGAAGGACGTTACTGATTGGCCGTATGAAGGTATGGTAAATATTCGTGGTGAGCTTATCAAGTATAAGGGTAAGGGATATCGCTATTATCCGGCCGGTGGTTCATATACTGGAAATATCAATGCTGATACAGTGTTCAAGGTAATCTATACCAGTGATGAAAAGTTGCAGATTGATAATGAACTCTCTTCAGAGACTGATGGTTGGAGAAATTATTTCACTGGCTATATGAATGTTGAAGAGCGTGGTTACGATAGCACAACGGCGAAGGACTATCCTCTTATTCAGAATATTTGGTTGAGCAACGGGTCCTATTTTGGCAGTTCTGGAACGCAGAAGCTATGGAATGGTGGAACAAAGTTCATGCCAACCGATTCTCTTCTAAGACTACAGGCTACTGGAAAGAAGGCTACATCAAAGCATCTTTACACAGCACGGCGAGGTGACTGGGAGGGTGAAGCTCCAAGGTTCATTGGAACCAGAGTTAAGTTTCCTTCTAACCCTAAGGGAAGTCAGTCAATCGGCGGGGTTTGGTTCTGGGGAAACACATCTCATAATCAAATGTATTGTGTAGATATTCAGAGAACGGCCACTTTGAACAGGAATCTTGGAAATGAGATTCAGGTTTTGAAGAGGAAGTCTGATGGTTCATTGACTCAGATTGGTGGGAAGGGTGCTACATTCGCAATTGATTATGATAAGTGGTATGACATTGATATTGTTGTTTCTGGAACATCTAGAGTAACTGTTGCAATCAATGGAAATGTCGTTCTGAACGTAATTGATAGTGACCCTATTCCTGCTTCTGGTTGGGCTGGACTTTACGCTAGAGGAGATAGTGTTGTTGATTTTGAGTATTTCTACATGATGGCTGATGGGGGTATTCAGGAAACAGACCTAGATAATTCTTCATATCTTGATTTGATTCGCGGCGGTTATTATTCAAGTCAGTACTACAGAGACTTCGTAACTCGTACAAGAACATGGATTAGAAGAAGAGGAAAGAAAACGGTCCTTGACACTCAATGGTATGACCAGAGGTACTTTGATGAGTTTGGTATGCAGGTTCATGAGTATAGACCTTATGACATTACCTTTGAAAAGTCGCCGGTTCTGTATTCCAGCCTATATGTGAGCAATGATAGCCAAATTGTACAGGATGAGTATATTCACAATCCATTTGGTGCCAAGTTCATCATTGCCAACGCATCGAGAGTAAATTCTGTAGTTAATGGTGAAGACACATTGACTTTTGGGGCGGATAATCCTGTAGACCAGAAAATCATGATTATTGGCAGAACAGTTCAGCAAGCAGAAACAACAGACTATGTTGTACAGAATGATGTAGCAATTCGTGCTCGTGGTGAGATTGCTATTGAATTCTCCTCTCCTTGGATTCAGTCTGAGGCAACAGCTAAGGCTCTCGGAGACTGGATTGTCGAAAACTGGGGTTCTCCTGCTGACCAAGTTGAGCTAGAAGTCTTTGGAAATCCCCTTCTACAAATTGGTGATATTGTGGCAATCAACTATTCCCCTAGGGATATGACTGAGTCTACACATAAGTATTTCGTTGTTTCAGTTGACCAGAATTGGGAAGCTGGGCTTACAACTACATTGACTTTGCGTAGAGCAAGAATTTGATAATTTGACTTTCATTTGACTGAAAGATATAATTACATTATGAGTCAGATTTCCACAGCAAATGTCATTAAGACCCCAGAGGTCGTTCTTCATCCGGCGTTCTTTTTGCCACCGGATGTTGTTGATATTCGTGTTTCCGATACATCGGACCCATCTGAGGAAGATGGCGTAACGTTTGATGATGTAATCGATGCTGATGATGTAATTGATGGCTCTGCCGACGATGGTGGTATCTCTGATACCCCAAACATTCCTACAGACGATGATGGTGAGGGAGTAGAAGTGCTCCCTACACCACAATGGATGAACATTATTAGTCAGCAGGTAAGAATCGCCCCGGATGGTAAAGCAGTTGTTGATGTTGTAATCGAGCTTGAAGACGTAACCGGAGCATCAGAATACGACGTAAGGATTACCAAGTGAGAGGCATCTACCGATTTTATCAGAATAATGAGCTTATTGCAGAACATGAAAACCTCATTACCACAGAAGGTAAGAGGCTTATTTTGCGCTATCTTGCCGGACAATCACCTTCTCTAGGTGCTGCGATTGGTTTGGGAGTTTCCGGAGTTGCGGCAACTTCAGCCGATACCATTCTTGGGTTTGAAATTGACAGAGTTGCTGTCGATTTGAAGAATGCAGACTATGTAAACAATGTTGTTTTGTTCAAGGGAACAATCGAGCAGGATGCTGCTTTCAGCATTTATGAGGCGGGTTTGTGGAGCACCGCGACAAATGATTTGAGTGGAGAATTCGACTCAAGACTTATGACGACTTTTGATTCTGACCTTGAAGCATGGACAAACATCACTCTAGATTCTTCAGTTGCAAGAACAGGTCCGGATGCTGCAAAGGTAAGTGCCGGGTCAAGCGCAACCACATCCCCAAGACTAGATGTTGATATGGATTTGTCTGGTTATTCAGCAAATGACACATTCTATCTAGCATTCAGCAAGCCGAATAATAACATTGCATCAATTAAGCTGATTTTTGAGGACACATCAACCGGTGGGTCTTTTTCCCTGACAAAGACTGTATCTTCTCTTCCTACGGGCTATAACATTCTAGCTTTTAGAAAGGGAGATTTTGTTGTATCTGGAACAATCAGTTGGGACAGCATTACTCGTTTCGGATTTGATGTAACAGCCACAGCAACGGCGGGCTATGTTATTTTGGACGGGCTAAGAATTGAAGACCTAGATACAGTGAATCAGAATTTCGTTCTTGTATCACATACAGTATTGTCTTCTCCATTGGTAAAGTCAAGTACGGCTCCAATGGACGTTGAATATGCATTGGACTTTAGCGTAACATGACAAGAATTCTACTAAGAGACCTTGAGCCAGGAAGGCTCTATCGAATTCAGGCCAGAGCAAATAATGGTGATGACACCTCTCAGTGGTCACAACTCTGGGACCTTCAGACAACCAGCGATATTATGCCACCAGCCGCACCTACCAGTCTTTCTTGGACTGTTGAGGGTACGGCTTTTAAGGCTGTCTGGACAGGGCCAACAACAAATCAAGATGGTAGCACTCTAAAGGATTTCAAAGACTTTCAAGTAAAGGTTTTCTCTCCAGCAGCACCTTCTACTATTGCTACATATTATACTCCAGCAGCTAGATTTGATTTCCCATTTGAAATGAACGTCAATGCTCTTGGAACCCCTCGCGCTCAGGTAACAATTGAGGTAAGAGCACGTGATAATTCGGGGAATCTTTCTTCGGCGGCAACATCAACTGTTTCAAATCCTGCCCCGGCCAATGTGACGGGTTTCACGGCAACTGGAGTAACAGACTCCATCGCTTTGTCATGGAATCAGAATACAGACACTGACCTAAAGTATTATCAGGTTTATCAGGGAACTGCGCTTGGTGCAGAAAATACTTTGGTATATACAGGATTGGGCAATTCATATAAGTTCGATACACTGTCAACAAATCCACAGTACTTCAAGATTTATGCGGTTGACGTATTTAATACACAGTCAGCAACTGCGGCACAAGCCAACGCAACCGCACGAAGCTCCATTGGTGTTGATGTGACTCCACCAGCAGCACCTACAGGAGTTACGGTTTCTTCTGCTCTTGATACTTCTGACGCTTCTGGTGGAAGAGCTTATATCGATGTTTCTTGGACAGGTGTAGCAGATACAGACCTACAGAATTATAGTGTTCGTTATAGTACTGGAACTACTTGGGAATACACTAATGTCCCAGATGGCGTTACTAATGCTCGAATCAATGGTCTGCGTCCGGGTACTGCATATAATGTTGCTGTTGCAGCAGTAGACTTCCAAGGAAATTCTAGCGCATACACAAATGCAGGAACGTATCCAATTACGACAACTTCAGATACAACAGCCCCCGCCGCTCCAACTGGAGTGACTGTGGGTGCCGGTGTAACTACAATGACGGTTTTCTGGAATGAGAATACCGAGAATGATGTAAAGAATGGCATTGGATTCTATGAAGTACAACTAGATACAGTTAATACATTTAACTCAGGTAACCTTATCACAAAGAGAGTGACTGCTACAATTACTTCATTCTCAAACCTTACTTCAAATACAACATATTATACAAGAGTGAGGGCTTATGATGCATCTGCCAATGCAAGCTCATATTCTTCAATTGTATCTGGAACTCCGCGTTATGTAGCCAATGCTGATATTCAGGCAGGTACTATCAATGGTGACAGAATTACCGCTGCAACCATTAATGGTGACAGAGTTATCGCAAACAGCCTTGATGCAAATACAATCAAGGCTAATACGACATTCTCTCAGAACTTGACTGTTGGTTCAACCTTCACAATTGGTACCAGCGGAATTATGCAGAGCGCGAATTATTCCGCTGGCGTTGCGGGCTGGCAGCTAACTAACAGCACGCTAGAAATTAACCAGGGTACCATCAGGGCTGCGGCGCTACTCCTTCAGAACGGCCACAACATGCTTCACCCTGCTTATGCCGATTGGGAATTCCTTTCAACATGGTATTCAGGAAAGCTGGAAACTGTAACGCCATCTGGAACTCTTACTGCCACAATCGTTGATTCGGTAACACAGGCTCCAAAATTTGGCGGGCAGTGCCTGAGAGTTGTGCGCTCAGGAGGTTCAGCAGGAGATGATTCAGACGTATGGCTAGGAGCTAGCTCAACATCATACAATGTTGCTGTTGAACAGAACACTACATACATCTTTTCTGTATGGATTTTCAATGCTTCTGGTTCTGGTGCAAAGAATGTCCAGCTAAAGCTTCGCTCTAGTGATGGAACGTATCGTTCCTTTGACTCAATGTCATCAAGGGCGGCAAATGGTGCATGGACAAGATATTCTGGAACACTGACAACTGGAACATATAATGCAATTACAATTGGATTGTCTACAGAAACAGATGGAACGCTGTATTTTGATGGCCTTCAGCTTGAACCGCAATTGACTAGTTCTACATCACCTTCACCATGGAAGCCACCAAGTCAGACTACTATTGATGGTGGAATCATCAGAACTGGTTCTATTCTGTCCACAGCTTCAGCCAATGGCTTGGCTGGTCAACCAGCATGGTCAATTAACGTGTCTGGTGCAGCTCAGTTTGGTGATGCTACAATTCGTGGACGTCTTGTTGTTGGTGACCCAAGCAACCCGTCTGCTGATGGTGTTAACAGTAAGATTATGTCATCCAACTATTCGGCGGGTTCTGCCGGATGGGTTATCAGAAATGACGGATTTGCTGAATTCAATAACGTAACTATTCGTGGTGGAACTGTAGTTTCTGGTACAGGATTGTACTACAACGGAACTCCAGCGGCCGGAAACTTGCTATTTGCTATTGCTGCTGCTTCTGGAACAGATTCCTTTGGTAATACATACCCAAGAGGTGTCAGTGCTGGAGTAAGTACCGGGCCTCAGGTAATCATGAACACTAACAGTGGCGCCGGATTTATTCAGTTCCCAACACATAGGTCAATTGAGAACGTTGCCGGTAGAATTCTTGTTGGTGTTGTTAATTCTGGAGCTGTAAATGAGTATGCGTCGCTTCAGCTACTTGGTCCAACAGTAACAGGGGCAACGGACAGTGCAAGTCTTTTGCTAGCTTCACAGAATAATGATGGAAGCTCCAATGCAAATGCTACCATTGCCACTGGAACGTCAAATGTTACCATCGATAAGGACCTTGTTCGACTAGTTGGAAACCGTTTGCAAATTAGCCCCACTCCATCATCAAGTTCTGTTATTTTCATTAATCCTCAGTCTACTTATACTGGAAACTTCCTTAGATTCCAGAATGATGGAACGGATGTATTTTCACTCTCTATTGATGGTGTAATTACAAATTATTCGCAAAATGCATTTGGAACATATACTCCTTCTATTACTGGAGGAGGAACAGTTACATGGTCATCTTTGACTGGTTGGTACCAAAGGATTGGTAAGATGGTTTACGTAAATATCTGGGCGGTGGCCAGCGCTGCTGGTTCAGGAAGTTCGACCTTGAGTGTAACTACACCAACAAGCGTAGAGCGTACTAATCAGCAAGTTCTGGTTGGTCATATTGCAGGTTCTTCAGCAATTAACGGAACAGTTGCAGCGGTTGCCCTGACTTCAGGTTCTGGAACTACAGTTGACCGTATCAGAACAAATGCGGGTGCTAACATTACTGGTTCTCAAATTAACGCTTCGGGATGGTCGATGAATCTTCAGGGTTGGTATCGAGAAGCGTGACAATTTGATAACGCAGTCTTGACAACCCTCCGAAATCATGATTATAATATACAAAGGTAGAAAGAAAAGGTTATGGATAATAGTAAGAGACTAGAACTAATTATTACTGCTCTAAAAGAGAGTCTAGCACAAAAGGTTACTAGCTATGAAGAGCAGCTAGCATTGATTCGGGCGGATGCTACAATGATTGTAGAAGAGAACAATTTGAGAATTGCAGAACTGGAAAAGAGGCTAGCAGAGCTAGAAGGTGGAGATGTTTCGTAAGAAGAGTGAGCAGCGCCCGATTCCTACAACAAGAACAGAATATCCATACGGGGTGTTTCTTTGTACAGAATCCGGATTCTTTCTTGTAAGAGATAAGTGCAGATTCAAGATTAAGTCTCAAAGAGCGATGGCTAGCTGGTCGGCACCTGTGCTACAATCTTCAGAGAACGCTGTGAAACACCTCCCAATTTTGGGAACTGTTGGATTTAGGGACGGGTCTCTTGTAAGAAACTTTGCTGATGGCAAAGTTTATCTTATCTCAAAGAATCTGAAAAGGCACATTCAATCTCCGGATGTGTTTGACAAGTTTGGCTTGAACAAGAATCTTATCATTGATGCTTCTCTTGAAGAGGTAAATATTCATGAGGATGGGGAGGTGTTGAGCTAATTGTCCGTTTCATCATTTAAAGATGTTAATTGGGGTTCCAATGAGTATCTAGCAAGTGACAAGTTGAATACAATGGTATCAAATACAAGATACCTGTTTGAAAGGGCTCCAAAACTTTATTATAATTCATATTCAACAAAGAAAGATACTGGAATTAAAATTGCTTGCGGAACCGCAACAATTGCGCCGGGTAAGGTACATTACTATACAAAGACAATCAACTTTGGTTCGTTCTTTACTGTAGGTTCTAAGCCGGTAATTGTTACTAGCGTTACCTCTCCATATAATAGAAGAATGATTCTTTCTCATTGGGGAATTCAGGGAACTGGTTATGTTCCAGACCATAGAGGCTTTGTTGTTTGTGCAGCAACGGCTACAGTTGAGAAGTCGCATGTTTTGTCTAAGCAGATTTATGTGAATTGGCTAGCAATGGGATACTGATATAAACTGGAAAGGGGACGTGTCTGTGAAATATTCACCACTTCAGAAGTGGTATAGACGCGACCGTCGCCTAAACTCTAACGGATATGTTCTGGTTTGGGTTCCAGAGCATCCAAAGAGTTTTGCGGGCGGATGGTACTATGAACATAGGCTTGAGGCAGAGAGGAGTGTGGGAAGAATTCTCAAATCATGGGAAACCGTGCACCATATCTCTGGAGACAAGACGGATAATTCATGGTGGAACCTGTTCGTTTGCACCAGGAAAGAGCACGATAACGCTGAACGGTTGACACCGCAAATTGCGTGAGCTACAATAAGATGTACGTTGAACGGGGCTGGGTAACTGGTCCCGTTCTTTTTGATAGGAGAGTATATGAAGTGGGCTTTTGTAGGAGATTTGCAAGCACCATATCATGACAAGAGGGCGGTGGACCTTTTCTTCAAGGCGATGAAATGGTGGAAGCCCGATGCGATGGATTTCCTTGGTGACATTGATGACCAGCTAGAGTATAGTCGGTTTTCTGATGGAACTACTGACGAATTCTTCAGTCAGCTAAAGAAGGAAAAGAAGATTGAGGAAGAGACTGATGAGCAGTTTCGCGGCCGGGTTTCCCCTCTTCCATTTGTAAAGAAAAATGCAGAGGTGGCAAAGGAGTTCTATTCGTTTGCTAGACTTCAGCATAAGGATGCAGACATGCATGCTAGTTTGGGAAATCATGATATCCGTGCCAAGGGATATATGGATAAGAAGTTTCCTGAGTACGTTGATGAAGTAACCCCAAACATGCTGTGGTCATTGGATGACCTAGGAATTGCATGGAGGCCATACGAATTGCCGCCAGTGGAAAGATTCGGCGGGATTTATGTCCATCATGGTAATACAACAACCACAACAGGTCTAGCAGTAAAGAGTGACATTGAGAACTACAATATCTCTTTGGCTCGTGGTCATGACCATCGCGGTGGTGTAGTATACAAGTCTTATCCAATGACAGGGACCACATTGGTTGGTCTAGGCACTGGTCATATGTGTGACCCAAGTGCATATGGATTGCGTTATACAACGAATCCATCCTGGGAATTGGGATTTGGAATTGGGCATGTTATTGATAATGTTCCATTTCTTCAATTCATTCCAATTTCTCCAGAATATGTTATTGTTCTGGACGGGAAGGTTTTCAAGGGATGATTGCCCTTGAACGTGCGCTCTGCTATAATGGGCGTAGATAAAAAGTAAAGGAGGTATAACCTATATGGCTTATGCCAAGTCTCTACTAGCAGTTCTTGTTACTGCTATTACAGCTATTGTTGCTGCACTTACTGATAACGTTATTACAAACGTTGAGTGGATTAATGTTGGTATTGCTGCTGCTGGTGCTGCTGCTGTTTTTGCTGCACCTAATGTTCCTGGTGCACGTTACACAAAGGCGGTTCTCGCAGTAATCACCGCAGTTCTTACATTCTTCGTTACTGCTGTAACTGACGGAATTTCAGCGGCTGAGTGGATGCAGGTACTTGTTATTGCTGCTGGTGCTATTGGCGTCTATGCAGTTCCAAACAAGCCTTCGACCACGATTGGTCAGCCTGGTGTACTGTAAGAAGTGTGGCGGTCGAGTAATGTTCGACCGAGTGTTTTCGGAAAAGAAGCACGTAGAGCTGTTTTGCATTCTCTGTGGAAACAGATGGATGCTTGATAAGACTAAGAATAGGTTTGCTGCATGGCTATGGAAAATGGAACAAAGCCACGCCAACGCCGCAATCGCAAGTCTGCCAGACTGAGATATTTCTTCCTGAATGGAGACTTGCACAAGGTCCTGAGTGTTACACGTGCTCAGGACCTTGTCGTTTGTTGGAATTATCCACAGGAGAAGCGGGTTGGATATGTGTGGTCAGATGTCAAGAAGAGGCATCAAAAAGCGTTTAAAATGCAAGAGGTATCTAAGATGATTGGCCGCCATCGCACAAATATTGAACGCGATATTTTGGCGGGTAACATTAAGGCACCTCAGCGTTCTTATGTACTTGCAAATAGAAGGCCATTGTATTATTTCTTTAGTGAAGAAAATGTATTTGACCTTCATGACTATCTTTTGACAGTTCACGTCGGAAGACCTAGAAGTGATGGTAAGATTACCCCAAGAACAACATTGCCATCAAAGGCCGAACTAAGAGCCATGATGAAGCATGATGTTGTGACCTATGTAAAAACTGAGCAAGGAGAGTTTGTTCCGGTTTGGAAGGAGCAGGATTGGTAAGAGTCAAGCCCGTTACGTATGAGCCCTTTGGTAATGAACTAAGTGCTAATGTGGCACTTGTTCAGGCTGCATCTACTCTTGACGCAGCCGCATATCTAGCGGTAGAATCGAAGAATGTAAGTAAGTTGCTGGACATTGCCGCCATGTGGATGGGGTTGGCTGAGCGTCTGACTATTGAGGTTGATGAAGAGGAAGACGATGAAGATGAGCCAACAGATAAGAAGGCGTTTGGATTTGGCAATGGACATATTTCACAAGTTGATGAGCCTACAAAGGAGGTAATTGCAGAAGATGCATGAAATTGAAAAGCCGGGCCACCGAGTAAAGGTGAGCCTTGGATACACTCGTAATATGCAGAACTATGAGTCTCTTCGTGTAGACATTGGCCTTGAGGCCGATGGTACAGGAAACCCTAACGACACATTTGATAAGGTCTACAGCTTTGTTGAGCGAAAGTTGCTTGAGAAGGTTGAAGAGGTTGAGGCAGAAATCCGGGGTGTGAAGGGAAAGTACGAGAACTGATATGACCACTGACGCGGTAATTAACAAGCAGGCTAATGGCCTTTATACACTTTACCAGAAGAATTATACTGAAAAGTATGGGCGTGGTCCGAATGGTAATCGTTACCGCGCCAAGTGGGGTCTTCGGGATATGCTCGAAGATTATACGTATGACCAGTGCAAGGAAATTGTAGAGTATTACTTTAGAACTGGTAAGCAGGGTCATCCAATTGATTTTCTTCTGACGAATTATGACCGTGTGTTTGAATTCATGGTTGAGCGTAAGGAAGATGAACGAAAGCGTGAAGAGCTGCGTAAGCAGACTGAGCAAAATGTAAGGAAGTGGGAGTCTAAGAATGACGGCTGAAGCAAATCTCATTAGCGCAGTCTGTGAGAACAAGGATATTTCTGTTCTTTATTCAGAAAACGTTGATGACCTATTCGTGTCTCATGGTGATGTCTGGGATACAATCAAGGAATACTACACCAGATACAAGTCTGTACCAACACTAGAATTTCTTGAAAAGAAGCATAGTGAGTTTGAGCCGGAACGTGTTTCTGGTGCTACTGAATACTATCTTGATGAATTGAAGAATGAGTATTTGAAGGCGCGCATTCAAAGCATCTCTTTGCGTGCTGCCAAGGAACTCAAGGCTGGCACTGCTCCAAGTGAAGTTCTCGACAAGACTAATGGGGCTCTGTCAAAGTTGGGGAAGTTTACGAATAATGTTCGAGATGTTGATGTGACTGATTTTGCAGCGGCGGAGGAGCATTTTGCGGCGGTTCGTGAACGCAGCAATGCGACTGGTAGCCCTGGCATCCCAACGACCTTCAAGTCTATTGACTCTGTCTATCCTACTGGAATGGCCCCTGGTCACCTTATTGTGGCTATCGGATGGCCTGGTAAGGGTAAGACATGGTTCACTTCCTACCTTGCCTGTAAGGCATGGGAGCAGGGTTTTAAGCCCATGATTGTCTCTCTTGAGATGTCTCCTGAGAATATGCGCGACCGTATCTACACAATGATGGGTTCTGGTCTGTTTAGAGCCTCGGATTTCGCCAAGGGAGACGTCAATATTGATGATTTCCACGCTTGGGGTAAAAGAAGGTTTGATAATCGCGGCGGTTTTGTGGTAGTATCAAATGAAGGACTATCGGATGTAACTCCGAATACAGTACAGGCTAAGATTGACCAGCATAAGCCAGACCTAGTGATTTGTGACTATCACCAGTTGTTCCAAAACAATGGTCGGTCTAATAGTCCTACTGAGCGTGGTATGGCGGTTTCTCGTGAATTCAAGATGCTTGCGGTTACCAACAATATTCCGCTGATTGATATTACGGCTGCAACTCAGTCTGACCTTTCAGACCGTGACAATCCTCCGATGATGAGTCAGGTTGCTTGGTCAAAGGCAATCGAGTATGATGCTGACATGGCGTTCGCAGTTCATCGCAATGAGGATTCTGGCCTGGTTGAAATTGCCTGCCGAAAGAATCGTCATGGAAGTATGTTTGACTTCTACCTTGACTGGGACATTGACCGTGGTATCGTGAATGAGAAGTTCTCACTTTGATACATGCATAAGACAATTAAGCGTTTTGGAATGTCGGGCAAAATTGGTGACGATGCTGATTTTGCCCGGCTTCGCGCACAGTATGAGAATATGATTCTCAACGATATGAGAGACCTTGGCTATGTTCCTGTTTTGGACCTTGGGCCATATTGGTCTACAGAATACGACAAGCCGGGAAACAATTATGAATTTGTTATCTCGGTTTATGGCGTTTATCTAGGAAGGAGGCGGTCGTGGGAAGTGGAAGGGATTTCAAATGGGAGGGAAATGTTGAGACCTACACCCCCAACCAAATCGAAGCCACCATCAGAGCCTGCGGGGTAGATGTTGAGGGCGAAACAACGAATGACTTTCTATGCTTCTGCCCCTTTCACGGAAACAGATTCACTCCATCATTCAGTGTATCTAGAACAAGTGGAAAGTACATCTGCTTCAATCACTCTTGCGGTGTTTCAGGTACTCTGGTAGACTTGGTGAAGAAAATCCCAATGAGGGATGGTACTCACAGGAATGAATTCGCTGCTCGTAGACTCATCATTAAGAAGGGTTCAGAAACCGAACAGGCGTTTGAAGACCAGCTAGCGAAGGAATTCGAACCAGAAGTAGATTTTATTGAATTTCCTCAAAATGTACTTGACAGAATGTATGATGACTTCTGGAGGAATCCAGAGGCAGTTCGATACATGGTTGAAGAGCGAGGATTTGAGGAGGAAATTCTAGACTTCTTTAGAATTGGATATTCTTCAAAGAAAGATATCATTGCAGTCCCTATGCACAATGGAAAGGGACTGCCTGTAGGTGTTATTGGCAGACCAGCCGATACGGAAAACAAGTTCTTTAAGAATTCCCGTGGGCTGCCAACGAGTAAGACTCTTTGGAATATGCATCGTGCAAAGAAGCATGGCGATACGGTAATTATTTGTGAAGCATCTTTTGATGCCATGAGGATTCACCAGGCTGGATATCCCAACGTGGTTGCCTGTCTTGGCGGAAACTTTAGTCCGTATCATTTTGACCAGTTGAGTAAGAACTTCAGCCGGATTATCATCATGACTGACTTTGACAGAAGAGAGAAGCATATCTACAAGAACTGTCGTAAATGTAAGAAGATTGGCCTAAATTTGTGTAAGGGCCATAATCCAGGGCGTGACCTTGGTGCAACAATTGCGGCGGGTCTGCATACAAAGGAAATCCTTTGGTCTTCATATGCAGATAAGATGATTTACCCCCATGATGCGAAAGATGCTGGCGATATGACAGATGATGAAATTCGTCAGTGCCTCAGAAATGCAGTGACTAACTTTGAATATGAAAGTTGGGGATTGTACTGAGAATGCCGGGTTCGCCCGGCAAGCTTGTGCCACATCGTGACAGATGGTACAATAGTAGAAGAAGCCTCATTGAAGGCTCAATTATACTAGGAGATTATTAAACAAAATGGCAAAGATGATTAAGGGCCTCGCAGGAATTAAGGCTAATCAGCAGGCTCAGCAGGAGCGCGCTGAGGCTGGCAACCGTCCAAAGGCGGAGTGGTTCAAGTTTCCAAAGGGTGTTGCGAATGTAACCGTTCGATTCCTTCAGGAGCTTGACCCTCAGATGAACAACTATAAGGAAGAGCGCGGCGTCGGATTCATCGCAACTGAGCACAATGCCCCTGGCCCTGATGGCTGGAAGCGTCGTGGACTTTGTACCATTGACGATGGCGAGTGCTATGCTTGTGAGCGTCACAAGATGAACTACAAGGAAGGATGGCGACAGAAGCAGAACCTTTACATCAATGTTCTTGCCAACATTGGTGATGGTGAAAAGGTCTATGTGCTTACTCGTAACGCCAATTCTGCATTTACTCAGGCTCTTATTGAAGAGGCTGTTGATGAGGGAAGCATCACGAATGCAAACTACCGAATCACTAAGACTGGTGAGGGAACTACTACTCAGTGGCTTTTGAAGCGTCTTAAGGATGAGCCTCTTGATGACAGTAATGTTGAGGTATTTGACCTTGACAAGACTGCTGTTCGTGAGGTTGAGTATGAGAAGCAGCACGAATACTATGGTGCGGTTTACCAGGATGAGTCTACTCCTGTTCAGGTTTCTGACCGTAAGCCTTCCCCTCAGGCTGCCGCTGATGATGAGTGGTGACATGACTTTGTGAAGAGACCCCGCCTTGAAAAGGGCGGGGTTCTTTGCTATAGTGAAGCTTATGAGTTTTGAACTGACAGAGGACTATAAGAAATACATTAAGAGTCCCCAATGGAAAGCAAAGTGTGCTCGGTACTGGGCTCTGTATGGCAGGAAGTGTCAAGCATGCGGCTCCAGAAAAAATCTACACGTCCATCATAATACCTATGATAGATTCAAGCGTGAGATTATGTCAGACCTCACAGGTGTTTGTCATGACTGTCATAGACGCATTCATCAGCAACACCGCGCAAATCGGCGGGTTAGTCTGAAGCTTGTTACATACAACTTTGTAAAAGCAATGCGTAATAAAAGACTATGACCTTACACAGAACTTGACTATCACGATTAATCGTGATACGATATTTCTATGTATATTAACGAAGCATGGCTAGCAGGATTTATAGAGGGCGATGGATGCTTTTCTGTTAATTCTCAACAGGGCGGACGATACGTTTACCCAAAGATTGAGATTCATCAAAAGAATACAGAGCCGCTGAAGGCAGTAAGAGACCAATTTGGATTTGGATTTTCTCCGGGAGGAAAGATTCCTCGGGTTCAGATTGTCGGAAGACCAGCGCAGGCGGTTTTTGATAAAATTTCTCCGTATCTTTCGTCAAAAAGAATCGAACAGGCCGAAACAAAAGGTTTTATTTTCAATGGCGTAAGAAAACCACACAACCGTTCGTGGTTTGCCGGATATTATGAAGCTGAGGGATGTATTTATACAAAAACAAATGGTCAGACTAAAAGAGACGGTTCTAAAACTTTGTTTGTTGCTATGACAATTTCTCAGTATTACTCGGATGAAACAAGTAGGTTCTGCAAAAATGCACTCGGCTTCGGACGGGTGGCAGGACCATATATGGCTAAGGGAGAGAGAAGAGCTTACTCATTCAATCTCTCTGGTCGACAAGCAATCCAGACCGTTGAGTCTATTCAAAATATGCTCTCCGAAGAGAAGCGTCACCAATTGAAAGAGGTAAAGAATGCCGTATTGTGAACTCCATTTGCATGACTACTATTCAACTCTTGATGGATTGAATAGTCCAGAAGAATATATGATTCGCGCAAAGGAATTGGGAATGACCCATCTTGCGCAGACTAATCACGGTACACTTCTTGGCCACCGTGAATTTCAGAAGGCTGCCAAGAGTGCGGGCATTGTCCCTATTCTTGGTGTTGAGGCTTATATTTCGCCCACCGACCGTTTTGACCGTCGAGCTAAGGCTAAGCGTACTGATGGTACGAATGTCTATAATCACCTTATTATCCTGTCACAGGGTGAGACTGGTTTGAAGACTCTTCAGACCCTCAATGAAAAGGCTTGGACAGAAGGATTTTATAACAAGCCACGCATTGATATGGAGCTTCTTGAAGAGCATAATGAAGGTCTTATCATTTTGTCTGGATGTCTTAATTCGATGCTGTGTAAGGCAATTGAGGCAGGCAATTATGAAGAGGCTGAGCAGATTGCCCTAGAGTTCAAGCGTATTCTTGGTGACCGATTCTATATTGAGGTTCAGGCTCATAATCCAAAGAAGATGAATGAGGCTCTATTCAAGATTGCTGATAGCAATGGCATTAAGCCTGTTGTTACTTCTGACTGTCATTATGCTCGAAAGGAAGAGCTTTGGATTGAAGAGGCTATGCTGATTCTTTCAACAAAGCCCGGATTTGGTAAGGAATTTGACTTCAGCAAGTCTCAGAAGATGGATATGCTTGAGAGGTTTAACTACCTATATCCTGACCGTAAGATGACATTCGAGGAAATTCAGATTTATATGAAGTCTGCTGAAGAGCAACTTAATGATTTCCAGAAGAATGGATTTGAGCGTGAGGATATTGTAAAGAATACTGAGGAAATTGCTTCTCGAATTGAGGAGTATCCTTTCCACCAAGGTCTTGACCTTCTGCCTCGCCCAAAGAATGGAAATCCTGATGAGCTTCTGGAAAAGAAGGCTCGGGCGGGTCTTCGTAATAAGGGTCTGGATAAGAATCCAGAGTACGTAGAGCGTCTTAATGAAGAGCTTGAGATTATCAAGAACAAGGATTTCTCGACCTACTTTCTGATTCTTGCCAATACGATTAAGTGGTCTAAGGACCAAGGAATTTTGGTTGGTCCTGGTCGTGGTTCTGGTGCCGGTTCTTTGGTCAACTATGTTCTTGGTATTACGGATGTAGACCCGATTAAGTGGGGTTTGCTGTTCTTCCGATTTATCAACCCTGAGCGTAATGACTATCCTGACATTGATACAGACTTTGAAGACCGTAGGCGAAATGAGGTCAAGGATTACCTAACCCGAAAGTTTACTCATGTCGCATCTATTGCTACTGTGGGTTACTTCAAGGATAAGGGTGTTGTTCGAGATGCTGCGCGGGTTTTCCGTATTGAGCAGTCAGAGACAGATGAAGCACTAAAGACTATTTCAACATATGAAGAATATCTGACTTCACCTGCTACTGAGGCTTACCGAAAGAAGTATCCAGAAGTTGAGAAGTTGGCCAATGAACTTCGTGGCCGAATTCGTCAGACTGGAATGCACGCGGCGGGCATCGTTATCTCAAAGGAGCCTATTGCAAAGTATGCTCCAATCGAGACTGCTGCTGACCCAAAGGATAAGTCTGCGCCTAGGCGTATGCTTGTTGCAATGGACATGAATGAGGCTGCCGACCTCGGTCTGATTAAGTTGGATGCCCTTGGCCTGAAGACTCTTTCCGTTATGGGTGATGCTTTGAAGATTATCAAGGAGCGGCACAACCGTGACATTACACTCACAGAAATTCCTCTTGAGGATAAGAAGGTGTATGAGATGCTTTCTGCTGGTCATACAAAGGGAGTTTTCCAGTGTGAGGCTGCGCCATATACCGGCCTGATTGTCAACATGGGTGGTATTGATAACTTTGCTGAGCTTGCTGCGTCCAACGCACTTGTTCGGCCGGGTGCGATGAACACTATTGGTGCTGAATATATTGCTCGAAAGAACAATGAGTCTCCAGTGACGTTTCACCACGAAGATATGCGGTGGTTTACTGAAGACACCTATGGTGAGATTCTGTATCAGGAGCAGGTTATGCTTACGATGACTGAATTGGCCGGGATGTCTATGGCAACTGCCGATAAGGTTCGTAAGATTATCGGTAAGAAGAAGGATGCTCGTGAATTCGATGCTTATCGTGACGAATTCATTGCGGGTGCTTCTAAGAAGGTTTCAAAGGCCGTGGCTGAAAAGCTATGGCATGACTTTGAGGCTCACGCAGGCTATTCTTTCAACAAGTCTCACGCTGTTGCATATTCCATGATTTCTTACTGGACTGCATGGCTGAAGACTTACTATCCTGTTGAATTCATCTACGCAATGATGAAGAATGAGGAAAAGAAAGAGAACCTTACCGCCTATCTCCTTGAGGCAAAGCGCATGAAGGTGAAGATTAAGTTGCCTCATGTCAATCACTCTCAACTTGATTTTTCGATTGAGGACGACTCTATTCGATTTGGTCTTGCTGACATCAAGTTTATCTCTCACAATCTGGGAGCTAAGTTGATTGAAAAGAGGCCGTACAGAGATTATGCCCATTTGTACGAGACTGTGAAGGAAAAGGGAAGTGGCTTGAATGTCCGGGTTTTGTCTTCAATGAATGCTATTGGAGCTGCAACCTTTCCGGACAATCCGAAGCGTGGCGATGAGAGGCACTTCCTGTACGAGTATCTAAATATTCCGGCGTTTGAAATTCCTGACATGCCTGATGGTGTCAGGTCACAATTTACGCCGCTCAGTGCTTTTCGTGAGGACTCTACGAGTATCATCATGGGAATGGTCAAGAACGTGAAGCGTGGAAAGGGATGGTCTCGGATTGAGGTTGTTGATGAGACTGGTGAGGCTTCTTTCTTCCACAAGGAAGACACACTCATTGCACCTGGTAATATGTACGCCATGCTGATTGCCAACAAGCGTCTGGCACGCTATGTAGAAATCAGCGATTTTGTACGGGGTTCTAGTAACACATTTGTAAGATTTGTGTACACAAAGAACTTTGCATCACTGACTGATGGATTTTATTACGTTGTTTCCAATCAGAGTCGAAAGACGAAGGCTGGAAAGAATATGGCTGACATGGTACTTGCGGACCATGATAAAAACCTGTATCCTGTACTAGTGTTTCCGCAAATGTTCCACAAGGCTTACGGATTCTGTAAGGAGGGTTCAGTAATTGAGGCCACTCTTAAGCAGACTCAAGATGGAGATTCCTTCTTTCTTGATGAAGTAATTCCGCGCTAAGTGGTTGGGCCTTCGGGCCCAAGCTTACCTATAGGAGGAAAATTGGCTAACGAGCCTACGCAGATTGACCTTGCCCCATTTTTGGCGGCGGCTGTGGAAGAGGCAGGCGGCGAAATCCGTATTCCATATGACACATTCCGAAACCAAGTAGGGCAGAAGGCACTTGCGATTGATATTGAAGATGACGGAGCAACAGTTGTGCTTCGTGTAGTAGATGGGATTCCAAATGACTGACCTTGATTTCGATAAGTATCAGCTTGCCACTGCTGATACTGCTATTTATCCCGGAGCGCTTGAGGGAAATGCTGACGCACTTTCCTACGTTGCTCTCGGTTTGGTTGGCGAGGCTGGTGAGATTGCCAATAAAGTCAAGAAGATTCTTCGTGACAAGGCTGGTCAGGTAAAGTATGAAGATACTCTGGAGCTTTCCAAGGAACTTGGTGATGTTCTGTGGTATCTTGCCCGATTGGCTGATGAGATTGGTTATCCTCTTGAGGCTATTGCGCAGAGCAATTTGAATAAGTTGAATTCTCGCAAGGCGCGAGGTGTTATCAGCGGTAGCGGTGACAACCGTTAGTCAGCCTGGTATAATATCAGTATGAATGTGAACGGCTACTTCCTCCGGGGAATCAATGAAGACAACATTTTGGTCTTTAGGTCTGAGGACCCGGAGGAATTGCTACGTATTATTCAGCGGCTGTGCGCCAGTCGCGATAAACAAATTAGGGCGCTAGCACAAAAACTTGAAATTGACTGGAATAGTCGAAATTACAATAAGGACAATAAAAAGTAGTGGCATTCGAAGATTTTATGGCTAAACTGGACCCGAAGACAGCGAAGCGTTTGAAGACAGCTCAGGAAATTGAGCTTATCAAGTTTCCGCTGGCAAGTACGGGTCTAACTACTGCTCTAGGTGGAGGTATTGGAGCAGGTAGAATTACACTGGTTTATGGAAATACCAGTAGTGGAAAGTCTGTTCTCATGATGCAAACTGTTGGTCTTCTTCAGAAGATGGGCAAGGTTTGTGCATGGGTTGATGTTGAAGGTACATATGAGAAATCATTTGGTGCCAGACTTGGAATCAACAATGATGAGCTTATTCTGATTCAGAAGAAGTCATTCGGAGCAATTACAGATTCTATTATGCCGCTGATTCGCGGCGGGATTGACTTGATTGTCGTTGACTCAATTAGTGATGCTCTTCCAGAAGTCTTTGTAGATAAGGACGGAGAGGCTGTAGAATTCGAGAAGATGAAGCAGCTTGGAGCACATGCAAAGTCTTGTACTATGATGGTTAATGCTATTCATTATGAGAATGAGCAGACGGCCGTTGTTTTGATTTCACAGACAACCACAAAGATTGAAGCCACCTATGTTAAGCAGGTTCCTCACGGTGGTCAGAAGGTGCCATTTGCATCTTCGCAGATTATCAAATTGACTTCTTCAAATACGGAAAATCAGCAAAAGAAGGGAATCACATATATTGGTGATATCCAGATGGAAACTCCAATTGGCCGCAAGGTTGAATTTTATGTAGAGAAGAACAAGTTGGGTCCTCAGTCTCGTAAGGGTGAGTACGACTTGTTCTATGACGGTTCCTTTGTTGGTATTGATTCTGTTGGAGAAGTTCTAGATGCTGCTGAAAAGTATGGCATTGTCACAAAGAAGGGGGCATGGTACACTGTTGAAGAGAAGCAGTACCAAGGTCGTGATAATGTGATTGCGATGCTTCGTGAAAACGATGTACTGCTGAAGTCTTTGACGGAGAAGGTGAATCTAGTCCTAACGGGCGAACTACCTGATGACGAAGTTTAGCGATTTCGTTGCACAGAGTCAGGCAGAAGAGGCACCCAAGGGTATGGATATCTCCGGTGCCTTTGGGTGCCAAACCTGTCACGAGCAGTGTGACGATGCACAGTATTTTAATGTTGAGAAGATTTTGAAGTGGACTTGTTCAAAGGGGCACATTTCGTATGTTGAGGACTTTGTTCTCTGATATTATTCGAGATGTCAGTCTATTTTTGAGCGGGTTGCTTTTGGGGGTAGCTCTGGGAATCATTGCTACCCTCATTTGTGTTTCGGCCTATACGAGTAGGGATAGAGATGTTTGAAAGAATGTTTGAGTGGAAATGGTTTTACGCAGCCTATTCGTCACGACGTGACTGGGGCGTCGGCTTTGATTTTGCTGGACAGAAAGATTATGCTTTTGCAAGTTTTAGAATCCTAAAGTGGCAATTCGAAATTCAGTGGGACAGGGATTATGTCAGAAGCTGACGAAATTAAGCGTGATGGTGCAACGCCGGTAAAAAATTCCGGGCGGTCCAAGGGAGTAAACAAGGGTGATGCTATCCTTGAACCTTTCCTTGTAGACTATAAGGAGTATAAGAAGTCTTTCAGCGTAACAAAGGATTTCTGGTCAAAGATTTCTACCGATGCTATTCATAATGGACGAAGGCAACCAGCACTCAAGTTGGTAATTCGGGAAGATGATGACCCTGAATCAAAGACTCCAAAGACTCGGCTGTGGGTTATTGGTGATGCAATGTTTCATGAAATGCTAGAGGCATGGAGAGAAAAGTATGAGTAGATTTTTTGTCCTGCGAGAAGAGGGCGTTGGACCTGGTGGAGATATCATTTTCCGGAAGTGTCATCCAGAATACCAGTGGTATTATGTATGTCTTGATGATGTAAAGATTGGTCAGGCGATGTTGGATACCATGAACCGTTGGACAGCAATTTCATTTGCAGAGCACAGTGAGTGGTTTAACGTAAATTCAATGGAAGGCTTTGCCACTCGATACGATGCGGCCAGATTTGTTATTAAGCACAATGGATATTGGATGCATCAAGAGAAGGATATGAAGGCCAGTCATGAACGTGCAGAAAAGTTTTTGAGAAAGATTATGATGGAAAAGAGCCACGCGATTGTGGTAAATTCGGAGGTTTTGTGAAGTATGTAGCAAGGCCAGTGGAGACGGAAGCGATTCAGTTTACTGGCAAAAATTGGGCGGAGGTAGATGAGTTTTCTGGTAATCATCAGATTGACACCAATGCCTATTTGAATAACTTTCTTCCAGCAGAAGAAATGTGGGTTGACATCCCAGAAGATATTGTTGCTATTGTTTGGGTAGAGCCAAGTAAGCAATGGGCAGGCGTAAAAATCGGGGATTATATTGTCAGAGATGCAGCAGGTGATGTGTATCCTTGTGAAAAGACAATCTTTGAGCGCAAGTATGAACCTGTGGAGATGAAGGTCGATGTGAATGTTCAGGGTGTTGTAACGTCTGAGCAGATTAAGAAGGCAGTCGGTCAGAGTATTCAGCAGAGTCGGAGGTTTCGGGGTTGAAGCTGAGAATCACTATTCTGCCAAAGACAATAGACGTTGAATTGTCTGATGAAGAATACCAGAGATACCTTGATATAAAGCGCCGGGTTGATGAAGGAGAGCTTTACGATTGGGAGCTAGATAATTTTTGGGACTGTGAAATCTCTGATATAGATGCAGAAAAGGAGTGGGAAGTAATTGAGTGAATATGAGGACCCAATTTTGACAGTATCAAAGATTACTGAGTTCAATGATATTATCGAATATATGCAGGACCCAGACCTTGATAGGGTTCTTGACCTTGCAATCAAATGTATCGCAAAGCCAGAAATTAATGCTCAAAAGATTCCATTGGTTATTGTAGAACTTCAGGCAATTTCATTGAAGTTTTCGGTAAAGGCTGTTGAGTATGCAACTATCAAGAAAGATAGAGCGGGTACAGACAACAATAACCGAAAGTACATCTATCGCAGCACGAAGGAAGCAGTTGACCGTTTGGTTGATGCTCTTAAGTACATGGCTAGGATGTAAACTAGTCAACCAAGATTTACCGTGCTATAATTAATGTACAATAACAAGACTAAGGATGAAATTGGTAACAAGAGATATTGTCCAGGGTCTCAAGTTTCGTAAGCAGCCCAAGGGTTTCGATGCTAATAAGTTGGCTGAAATGCTTGAGGCTGCTTACATGCAACAGAGACGACCTGACAAATTTACACAGAAGAAGACTTTTTCCCCAAGTACTATTGGGTATGGTCATGGAACCTGCCCACGATATTGGTACATTGCGTTTAACGGTGCTCATTACGTTGAGACCGTAGACGCTTTGGGTATTGCCAATATGGCCAATGGTACACAGGCGCATGAGAGAATTGAGGCATTGTTTGATGCTTCCGGGATTCGTCTTGGAAATGAGATTGAAATCCTGAACGACAGCCCGCCTATTCGCGGGTTTGCCGATGTTGAAATCATGTGGGAGGGCGAGGAAGTAATTGGTGAGGTAAAGACAACACGCCAGGAAGCCTTCCTTGTTAGACAGGCAACAATGAGACCTAGCCCCAATCATCTATTTCAGATTCTTACGTACATGAAGGTACGTAATCGTAGGCTAGGATTTTTGCTTTATGAAAATAAGAATTCTCAGGAATTTCTTATCATTCCAATTGAGATGAATGCCGAAAATGAAAAGTTGATTGACGATGCTTTTGATTGGATGCGGCGGGTTTATAAGTCATACGAAGACAATGAAGTTCCCAATAGACCTCTGACTAAGCGTAGTAAGATTTGCAAGGGTTGTCCTTTCTACGAATATTGTTGGAGTGATGGGGCTCCTGAAGGAATGGTAGATATTCCTGTAATGGAGGTTCCAAAACTTTGAAATGTGCATATGCTGAATGTGGCCAGGAATTTGAGGCCAAGACACATAATCAGCGATATTGTTCAGATGATTGCTGCCGAAAGGCAACAAACGCCAGGCTAATGAAGCAGTACTACGAAAAGAAGGCCAGATTGAAAGGTCACATTCGTGTATGCACAAGCCCGGACTGTGACACTGTCTTGTCTAGATATAATGAGAGTGAGACGTGTCGCAAGTGCGAAGCAGCTCAGGAACGAAAGAATCGCACCGAGTTGTTGTTTAATCTAGTGGGAATTTGATGTGGCACTAGCCAATTTGAAGAAAACAAAAGCCAGCAGAGTCATGGGAATTGATTGTTCGACCCACTCTTTGGCGTTCACCATCTTTTACAATCGGAGACCTGTTCAGTGGGGCAAGATTGTATTTGAAGGGGCGGATGTCTTTGAAAGACTTGAGGATGCCGCCAATAAGTTGCGTGCAGTAAAAGACTCATTCAATGTAGATTACATTGCATTTGAGGGTGCTATCATGGCTAAGGTAAAAAATCCGGACGTCACAATTAAACTAGCAATGGTCTATGGAGCTTGTATTGCAGAGCTTATGAGAAAGAATGTAAAGGTTGTCACAGTACAGCCTTTGTCGTGGCAATCATTCATTGGGAATCCAAACTTTAAGACTGCTGAAAAGAATGCACTTAAGGCTGAATTTCCCGGAATGTCAGCATCATGGTATTCAACAAAGATTCGTGCCATTCGCAAGCAGAGAACTATGGATATCTTCAATAAGAAGTGGCCCGAAATGAATCTTGAAGATAATGATGTTGGTGACAGTGCTGGCATTGCTTATTATGCATATCATCAGCTCACGACTCGTGGGACTATATGATATGCTGGGCTTCGGCCCAAGCTAGGAGGAGATATGAAGGTGGGAATTACCGGTCATCGTCCTGAGAGAATTTCTCAGCCTGATATGATTAAGGACAGGCTGTCTGAGTCACTGGATTATTTGCATGCGGCCCTGGTTTATCAGGGCATGGCTGCTGGGGTTGACCTATGGTCTGCCAAAGAGGCTTGGAAGCTCAAGATTCCTTACGTATGTGTCAGACCATGGAAGGGACATATGCCCAGGGTTGCTGATTCTGTAGAATATGCCAAGGTCATAAAGCATGCGGCGGGTATTGTCTGGACAAATGAGTCAATGGAATACCCTGGTATGATGTGTTATCACACAAGAAATGAATACATTGTTGATAATTCTGATGTGATGATTGCAGTATGGGATGGAAAGCCTTACGGCGGAACCTACTCATGTATCATGTATGCTTGGGAAAAGGCCGTTCCTGTATGGAGAATTGACCCTGATACGGGAGGTACTGGATATGTCAGTGAAGAGATACCATTCTAAACAATGGTTGAGAATGCAATATGTAACAAAGAGCAGGAGTATTGCAGACATCGCAGAACAATGTGATGTATCAGAGATGACGATTCGTCGGTATCTCGAAAAATTTGAATTGATAAGGAAAAGTAAGTAAATGGCTCACGGAGCACAAAGAGTATTTTTTGAGGAAGTCAAGCGAGAGTTTCCGGAGTTTTTCTCTGGTCAGAGGGTTCTGGAAGTAGGGTCTTTGAATATTAATGGAACAGTTCGTGACTTCTTTGACAACTGCGCCTATATTGGTGTAGATGTAGCTGCTGGACCAGATGTTGATGTTGTCATGCAGGGTCAGGATTTGACCTATCCAGACAATTCATTTGATGTTTCCGTTTCAGCAGAATGTTTTGAGCACAACCCACATTGGCGTGAGACTTTTGTTAATATGGTGAGGATGACAAGAGCCGGTGGTCTGGTGGCTTTTACGTGTGCTGCTGAAGGTCGTCCGGAACATGGAACATCACGAAGCGATATTGGCTCGTCACCATTGACAGTCGGTCTTGGATGGGATTATTATAGGAACCTTGGCGAGGCAGATTTTACCGAGGATGACCTTGCTGGATTTTCCAGTTATGCATTTTATGACAATCGGGTGAATCTCGATTTGTATTTTGTGGGGGTTGTTGGTAAGAAGAAGGACGCCCGTGTAAACAATGTACTCAAGGCATTGAAGGCAGTTGACTGGCAGTGAAAGTAGACTGCTTCACATTCTTTAATGAACTGGATGTTTTGAAGATTCGTCTTGAAGAATTGTATGAAGTGGTTGACAGGTTTGTCCTCGTTGAGTCAAATAAGACTTTCCGAGGACAGCCGAAGCCATATTACTTTTCTGAAAATAGAGAATTGTTTGACAAGTATCTTGATAAAATTGATGTAATTAGTTTGATAGATGATAACACATTTTCGTCGGATTACAGATTCGAATCCTGGGAGCGTGAGTATTGGCAGAGGAATCAAATTATGCAGGGAATTTCAGAATGCAATGATGAAGATATCATTATAATTTCTGATGTTGATGAAATTCCTCGGCGTGCAGTTATTTCAGAATTGAATTTTGAAGATATAGTATCAATTGAATTGACTGGATTCTCCTATTCAATCAATATGCATGATAATGGTTTTTATACAATTAAAGCTGTAAAGAAGGGTTATATTTCAACTCCTCAGGTTATCAGGACAACGCCGCCCAAGGAAATTATTCGCGGGGGTGGCTGGCATTTCTCATCGCTTGGGGATGAACATCATATCTCGCATAAGCTCAGTTCATTTGCTCATTGGGAACTTGATGTTCCTGAAGTAAATAATCCAGAACTTATTAGAAGAAGAATGCTTTCTGGTCAAGATATGCTGGGTGATGGTCATCAATATACAAGACTAAACATCGATGATTCTTGGCCAGAAGAAATTAAAAACAATAGAGAGTATTGGAGAAAATACGAACTGTGATTTCGTTTATTGTACCGGTGATGAAGAATTTCCAGGGGTTTGCGGAACTAATGGAAAGTGTCGATGAAGAGGTTAGGCCAATCGTTATTCCGAACTGGGTAGAAAACCTTGGCGTGTCAAGGGGGTGGAATGACGGTCTACGTCTAGCTATTGACATGAAGTCTGAGTATGCTGTAGTGTCAAATGATGATGTCGTTTTGAAGCCGGGCACTCTTCACAAGATGGTCATGGGATTGAATGATTTTGACCTTGTGTCAGGATTTAATTCATCTGATGGTGAAACTTATGAGGGATATGATGAACATCCCGACTTTAGCTGTTTTGCCGTAAGGCCACGGGAATTTGTTGAGAAGTTTGGGTGGTTCGATGAGAATTTTTCACCTGCGTACTTTGAAGATAACGATATGGCACGTCGCATTCTCGTAGCAGGGGGCACCTATCGTAGAGACTTGAGTGCTGGTATGCTTCATAGAGGTTCTGTCACACAGAACATGGATGGGCCTGTTGTGTCATCACCTATGTTTGAGCGTAATCGTGAGTATTACGTAAAAAAGTGGGGTGGCTGGCCTGGTGCAGAAAGATTTACATCCCCATTTAATGATGAATCAAAGACAATCAAGGATTGGTAAAATGAAAGATTTTGTATTTGTTGACTGCGAGACTACGGGTTTGGACCCTAAGAAGGATAAGCTGGTAGAAGTCACTTATGCTGTAAATGAGCAGGACCCTGTTACACTCTTCTTTGGTGTGAAGAGGGTCCCTGCATTTATTGATGACCTGACGAAGTTTTCTGAGCGGCGGGTTTACGATGAGCCTGAGGCAACAGAGCTTCAGAAGTTTGAATTTAAGAAGGCTCTAGAGAATCAGACTATGGTTGCTGGTAATGCCAAGTTTGATTACGGCTTCCTTGAGGAGAACGGTCTATGGACTGGACACTACAGGTCGCTTGAGGTACAATCTTACGCAATGGCAAAGTTGGACCTTGACTTTGTTCCGAGCATGAATGAGATTTATAACTTGCTGACGGAACGTGGCTTCAAGTTTACTGAGCCTGACCACTCTTCCCGAAATGACGTCCTCTTTATGCGAGAGGCTTTCAATGTATTGAGGTATCAGATTTAATGATTATCGGCTTGGCAGGGTATGCCAGGAGCGGTAAGGATTCGGCGGCCGATGCTCTAGAGAGCATCGGCTTTCGTCGTATTGCCTTCGCTGACAAGTTGCGTGAATTCATGTATGAAATGAATCCAAAGATTAGTTCGAATCTAGGAACGTATGTAGATTTGCGGGATATCATTGATAATCGTGGATGGGATGGATATAAGGAAACCGTTTGGGCACAGGATATTCGTAGGTGGATGCAGGTTGTTGGAACGAATTGTGTTCGTCGCGTTCTTGGAAATGATATTTGGGCTAATGCTACATTTGACTCAATGTATATGGATAAGAATTATGTTATAACTGATGTCAGATTCGTTAATGAGGCTGATGGCATTAGAAATCGTGGCGGCAAGGTGTTTCGTATTGTCAGAAATGGAGTGGGTCCGGCAAATAATCATGTTTCTGAGACTGCTCTAGATGACTACAGTTATGATGGGTTTATTCACAACGATGGAACTTTGGAAGAGTTTCACGACAGTGTAAGGAGAAGGATTCTTGAGAGTAGGAATTGACCTAGATGGCGTCTGCTATGATTTCGCAGAGTCTCTACGGTCTTATTTGCGCGCGGCGGATTTGTACAATAATTACAGTATTTATGAAGGAGAGGTAGACAAGTGGCATTTCTACCTTGACTGGGGAATGACTGCTGAGGAGTTTGTTCAGCATTGTCATAAGGGTGCTGACCTACAGTGGATTTTTGGTTGGGGTGGTCCAAGAGATAATGCTCCTGATGCCATTAATTTTATGAAGAGTCTTGGCCATACAGTTCATATTGTAACTGACAGGTCATTTGGTTCTCAGCCTTCAGTTTCAGAACGCAACACTGAAATGTGGTTGGAGCGCCACGGTATTGAGTATGATACACTTACGTTCTCGGCAGATAAGACATCTGTTCCAACTGACTTGTTTGTTGAAGATAAGTTGGAGAATTATGATGCTCTTGACTCTTCTGGAGTGGAAGTGTATCTTGTTGAGCGTCCTTGGAATCAGGATGCAGGTGACGCACGTAGGCGAATTAAGAGCATTCAGGAATTCGCTACAATTGTGGGTTACAAGCCCGTTTGACGTTTTTGGTCAACCAGGATATAATTGATATAGAAAGGTAAAAATGCCACTTTATACATACACCTGTCTTCCATGTGATGAAGATACTGAGAGAAATGTGAAGATTGCTGATAGGGATAATCAGCGTTGCAATAAGTGCGGCAATAGGCTTCATAGGCCAATTGATTTTCGCGGCGGGGTTTACGCTCCAACATCAGGTAAGGGGCTTGCTGTATAATGGCACCTAGAGGAAAAGCAACTGCCAATCCAGATTCTTGGTGGCAGAGTGCATATCAGAATCATCCAGACATTGAGGCTGCATTTGAATATGAGCACAATGGAGATGTGATGGTTCCTGGTACGAAATTCAAGGTAAAATACAATAGAGGTGAATTTAAGTTCCGCTGCGTTGCTACCAATACTCGAACAGGCAAGGTTTGGATTGATGCTATTGAGGTTGGTTCTGCTTTTAGGTCATTCTACCCGGAAATGATTAAGGGTATTGTGAAGCCTAAGCGGCGCAGACGTACTGTAAGGAAATGAGACGTTTTAATCTCGTTCGCAACGAAGATGAGTCCGGTGTCTCTGGCACCGGAATCGTTGCACAGGGTATCCAGTTTGATGATGGAACATGTGCAATGAGATGGCTTACTGCTAAGGCAAGTACTGCCGTATATGACAACATTATTGACCTTGAAGCAATTCATGGTCATGGTGGTAAGACTGTAATTGACTGGATTGACATTGTAAATGGCTAAAGAAATCGAATTGCTCGACAGATATGAGCAGATTAACCAGGTTGCCCAGATGTATATCAAGGGTATGACTAACCCAACTACTATTTCCAAGGAGTTGGGCATCAAGCGTGCTGAGGCAATTGCGCTGATTGAAGAGTGGCGTGAAATTGCGCGGGGTAATGATGATATTAAGGCGCAGGCAGCAGAAGCCTTGCAGCAGGGTATTCAGCATTACACTATGATTACAGAGCGCTTCTGGGAAACTGTTGAGCAAGCCGATACTAACCAAGATTACAAGACGAAGAATGCAGTTCTAAAAAACATTGCTGATGTTGAGGCTAAGAAGATTGATATGCTTCAAAAGGCCGGGCTTTATGACGATGCCGCCATTGGTGATGAACTAGCAGAAATGGAAGAAAAGCAGGCCATTCTTATCAATATCCTTAAGGAAGTTACCAGCAATTGTGACCACTGCAAGCTAGAGGTTGCGAGGCGTTTGTCCAAGGTAACTGGGAAGGCTGAGCCTGTAAATGTCGTTTGATTTTAATGACCTTATGAATCTCCTTGATGGAGAGGATTTTGAAGAAAGGCCCGTAAGTATTGAAGAGTTTGTGCAGTCTGAGGATTACCTTGGACTGCCACCTCTTTCTCAAAATCAATACAAGCTTATCAGAGCAAGTAGCCAAATCTATAAGAAGAGTACCCTCGTCGCTTTGTATGGCGATTTGGAGGCGGAAAAAAGATTTGCCGAAACAATGAATGAGGTTATCTTCCAGCTCGGAAAGGGTTCTGGAAAGGGATATACCTCTTCTATCGCATGTGCGTATATTGTTTATTTGCTGCTCTGTCTAAAGGACCCGGCCCGATACTACGGAAAGCCACCGGGTGACCATATTGCAATTCTAAATATTGCTATCAATGCTGCACAGGCAAATAACGTCTTCTTCAAGTACTTCAAGCAGCGTATTACCACGAGCCCGTGGTTTGCTGGTAAGTACTCTGAAAAGGCTGGAGAATTCCAGTTTGACAAGAACGTGTTTGTGTATTCCGGTCACTCTGAGCGCGAGGCTTGGGAGGGATATAACGTTATCTTCGTTATCCTTGATGAGATTTCTGGTTTTGCATTGGAGTCTACATCAGGTAATGAACAGGCAAAGACTGCTACTGCTGTTTATAAGATGTACAAGCAGTCTGTTGTATCTCGATTCCCTGAATTCGGCAAGGTTGTTCTTCTGTCATTCCCTCGTTTTAAGAATGACTTTATCCAGCAGCGCTATGAGGAAGTAATTGCGGAGAAGCAGGTAAATATCCGCAAGCATACATTCAAGGTTGACCCTCATCTTCCTGACGGAACAGAGGGCAATGAATTCGATATTGAGTGGGAAGAAGACCACATTATCTCTTATCGAATTCCAAAAATCTTTGCACTCAAGCGTCCGACATGGGAAATCAATCCACTAGTAACTCTTGACAGTCTTATGGCTGCTTTCTATGATGACCCAACTGACTCACTGTCAAGGTTTGCATGCATGCCACCGGACGCCATTGATGCGTTCTTCAAGGACCGGTCCAAGATTGAGAAGGCTTTTTCTGCACAGTCCACGCTAAATGACGACTACAGTTTCCGCACGGACTTTATTCCGAACCCGCAGAAAAATTACTACGTCCATGTAGACCTAGCTCGTGTACACGACCATGCGGCGGTTGCCATGGCTCACGTAGAAAAGTGGGAGCAGCGCAACATTGGTGGCAAGTTGACAGAACCAGCACCGGTCATTATTTTGGACCAGGTGAGGTATTGGACTCCGTCCAAGACGAAGAACGTAGACTTTACTGAGATTCGTGAATATATCCTGAGCCTCAAGAGGCGCGGGTTTAATATTCGTCTCGTTACATTTGACCGCTGGGAGTCTCACGACACCATGGAGTACCTACGTGAACGTGGCTTGAGGTCTGAACGATTGTCTGTGGCAAAGAAGCATTATGAAGATTTTGCTATGGTTGTTGCTGAAGAGCGTCTTGTGGGTCCTAATAAAGTTATTGGTACAAAGGAAAAGGACCTGCATATTAATGAACTTCTACAGCTAAGAATCATGAAGAATGATAAGGTTGACCACCCAAGAAAGGGTTCTAAGGACTTGGCGGATGCTATGTGTGGTGCTATTTACAATGCCATTGCACATTCATCACGAAATGATAACGAAGGTATCGAGATTAAGACTCTAGAGTCTGTGCGTAGAGAAGTTCAGCGGAACAGAATTGAAGAGTACAATCAGAATGATGGAGTAATTAGAGCACCAAAGCGGCCGATGCCTAAGGAATTGGAAGAATATCTTGCCAGAATCTCTACCATCTGAGGACTTGACACGGGGCGACAGCCCCGTTAGACTAGAAACAATTAAAGAAACTAATACCAAAGAGATGAAGATTACCCTAGTAGATTCTAATGAAGTATGTGAATGTGTAGGAAAGCATATTCCTAAACCTAATAAACTGTACCGAATTGATTATTCGGACGGGTATATTTTTGTGTGCCCTACAGCATATGGTAATCTAGTAGCTCTTGAAGAAGAGTATGCGAAATATGATGGGCTTCCGCCCGGTTCTGTACGTAAACACTTCTCTGAGTTCACACATGACCTTTATCGCCTCTTGACATGATATATTCCCTGAGGTAAGCTTCTTAACATCGAACAAGGAGAAAAAATGTCAACTGTTGAAGAGCGTTTCAACAAGGTTACACAAGAAATTGAATCCGTGGTTGCCACTCTAACTGTTCTTCGGGACATGGGGATTTATGGCAGGCAGGAACAAGCGGCGGGTGTTATCTTGATTTCAACACTAGAACGTGCCATGATTGTCCTTGACCCGGAAAAGGCTCTTGAGTATACCCGTAAGGAGATTGAGAAGTCTGTGTCTGAACCACAGCCATCTTCTCCGATGGAGACCTTGATGAATGAGCTTCAGGGTAAGATTTCTCAAGGTGACACCGGGCTTTACATGTAGTTGCACGACCTTGGTGATTGTGGTAGACTGAAATACAACGGAGCAGTTTTCATCCCGTTAAGTTTTGCTCCGTAGATACTAACCCTTGACATTCTAGAACGTCGAGAGTAAAGTCTGAAACAACAAAAGAACTTGCCGTGGATATGTGGGTATAGTGAAGTGGTATAACGGATGTTTTGGGAGCATCTGACGTAGGTTCGATTCCTGCTACCCGCACTGGGATGAATGAACATAGCTGGTGGATTCCAGTGAAAATCCCCCACCATTTTAGTGGTGTTCATTATCCGGATATGGCGCAGCTTGGTAGCGCATTCGCTTTGGGAGCGAAGGGTCGGGAGTTCAAATCTCTCTATCCGGACACCTTTTGTAGTAAAATTGCCATGCAAAGGAAAGAGAAATGAATGACATAATAACTCGTGAGGAACTAATCCTTGCGATTGAGGCTAGAGACGGTGTAAACTGTTTCTTGTGTAAGAAGCCGTTCTCAAAGAATGAGAATGACGAAATGTTTGAGGTCACTATTGACCACTGGTACCCACAGTCTGTAGCATATGCGGCGGGTTGGACGTACGAAGAGGTAAATGACCTTTCAAACCTTCGAAAGGCTCACAGACCTTGTAACGCCCAAAAGGGTGACTTGATTCCAAATCCTGATGGTACGCTTCCTGAACGTCCAAAGAAGGACAGGTCAATTAAGGTTCCTCGCCCTATGTCATGTGATACGTGCATGAATGGTAGGATTCTCCTTCTTGGTGAATTTTGCCCGGATTGTCACTCTGGACCACAACCAAGAGCGTTTCCTAAGACCTTGCAAAAGGCTCCAAAGGAATGCGACCATAGTAGTTATCACTGCTGGATGTGTGTAATTGGACATATTCCGAGACGTTCGGCAATAGAAGTAATAATTACTGGCTAGCTTGACATCCCAGTCTGCAAGCGGTAAGATAGTAACACGCCCATGGGGACCGGCGATAATGTCCCTTCCAGTTTGAAGGTTCTGGGCAACAAAAACCCCTTATTACTCCATCGTCTAATGGCAAGACATCGGTTTCTGGTGCCGAGAATTGAGGTTCGAGTCCTTGTGGAGTAGCGCATATGCATTAAATTGGCGGGGTTGTGCCTAAGCTAAGGGGCTGGCGTGTGACTCCAGAGATGTAGGTATCGAATCCTACACCCCGCCCCAAGCTAACTGGGTTAAGGACATATCCATTGGTGAGAATCCATAAAAACTGTCCCCTGCCTGCGTAGTGTAAGGGTTAGCACAAGAGCTTCCAAACCTCTTAAGATTGGGTTCGAGTCCTAACGCAGGTGCTTGACAGTAGTTGTTCGTAGTGATACGATGTAACTACAAGCTTTCGGGTCGATAGAGATAGGGTTATCTACACTATTCAAATTGGTTGAAACCGGCAGTAAAATGCAGCCCTGCGGCGGGTTTGTAGCCGCATCTCCCTTCTCGCCTTTATATCCGAAATGTTTTACTGCGCGAAAGCGCAATTGGGGTGTAGCTCGGTCTGGTTAGAGCATTCCGCTGATAACGGAACGGTCGTGGGTTCAAATCCCACCTCCCCAACGCAGAACCGCGCCAAAGATGTTGGTTCGAGTCCAACTCAGGGAGCAGGGAGACTATATGCTAGTCTCATTCCGTGGTAGTGATAATTGGCAACACATTGGCGGGTCTAAATTTCGTGGGTCGGCAGTAATTGTTTATCTTTCAAAACAGCGAGTATAGGTTCGAATCCTATCCTGGGCTTTCTTGTCCAGGTAGCTCAATGGGTAGAGCAGCAGTCCATATTAACGATTACGACATATATATCCACAAGCTTGGTACATTGATTGTATCAAAATATCAGATACCGAACATTTGATATTCTCTTGATGGAGACAAGGAATGCATAGAACCCTTGTCTCCAAGCTTACGGGTCGTCAGAATTCAGTTATCTTTGATGCCATAAATAATCAGAATCAGGTTCGACTCCTGATAATGGATGAGTGAGAGTGGTCTCAGCTAACTTGAGAAGTTAGTGAATCCAACTTCTGAATTCCCTTTATATCCGTAAATATGGAAGTGGTCCGGTTGGTCGAGGACATCGCCTTGAAAGCGACTGAGGTGTAAAAGCCTTCGGGGGTTCGATTCCCTTCGCTTCCGCATGGAAAACCTAACGATTCATACAGATGCTCCAAGTCCAACATCGTATCAACTGGCAATGCTTATTGCAATCCAGCACAAGCCGATGTATCTTGGTACAGTATCTAGAGCAGAAATTGACAGACGGCGGGCTGCAAACAAGAGGGCGCGTCTACAGCGCAGAGCAAATAGAAGGTTTGACACGACACGTCGTTCGTGATAAGGTTTTACAAGATGGTCGGCAAGCAGGTAAATGAGAGCTACAGGAGCTTGAACAACAACACTCTCTACCATCACATGCCTCGTGGGACTGCTGGGATGGTCACTTCCCTGTCAAGGAAGACAACAGGCGGGTTCAATTCCCGTACGGGGCGCTTTAATTTTAGGAGTTAAAATGGCAACGTCATGGTGGAATGTAACTGGAAAGTACACCTGTCTAAATGACAAGAAAAAGAAGGTTACAGAGCGATTTAACGTTGACTTTCAGGCGACAAGCAAGACTGATGCGGTCAATAAGGCCAAGAAGTATTTCGAAGACATGAAGAATGCTAATAGAGCAGCAAATTATAGCAATTTCACTAGTATCAAGGCGAGGCCGGTAAAGTAATGGCAAAGAAGTTTGAGCTGTCTGACCTTGACAAGCAGGGATGGTCTTCTGTTAAGGTTCATGGAAAGTGGCGGGGTCTGGTCGAAAAGACTGGCCGTAGTAACTACGCACTTCACCTTGGCAAGAATGACGTAACTAACTTTAAGACAAAGAAGTCACTTGAGACGTGGCTCACAGAGAAGTGGGCATCATAATTAAATATGGCGAAAATACCGCTAGCGAGTAGGCTAGGGGGATATCGCAAAGCGTTCGGGTCGATGAATATCGTTTATCTATGGTGAAGAATACGACGATAATCACTACCATATCCGTGCACTTACTTATAACCCCTGAAGATTTTTGGGTCGGATGTTTTTCGGTTATCTTACTGTGAATGAGGAGTTTCGGGTTCGAATCCCGACGGGTCCACTCTTGGGCCTGTGGTGTAATTGGCAACACGAAAAACCCGATGGACGCTTATATATCCAAAAACCAATCTTCAGGGGTTAAAGCTTGTCTAAAAAAGGAGATGAAGATGTCACAGTATCCTCGCAAGGAAAAGGTCACGGTTAACCTGGTTCGCAAGCAGAATGATGAGACTTACCGAATTGTTGATGATAGGGAGATGTTTCATCTGAAGGCACATCGACTTGTTGTTCCTGAGGGGAAGATGCGGGAAGATAGCAAGTTTATTGGTAGTTTCTACATTGAGCTGGAGAAGTAATGATTAATGCCTGGGGCCAAAAGATTGAGGTTGGCTCAGTAGTTTATCGTGGTGCCCGTGACGGTAGCTCTTCTACTTATAAGATTGGAAAGGTTCTTTCTCTTAAGGATGGAAAGCCGCCGCGAATTGACTGGCTTTTTGAGCAGTCTGGGCGATGGATTGATGTGGGTGACAAGAGATTCTACTATCCATTCCCATGTAGGCTTAAGAATAGTCAGGGTTCACCTAGTGCCGATAGCCTAGTCCTGATTGATGTAGACCTTGATGAAATTGAACGTCAGGCTGATTTCTTTGGCACCATTGATTACAATACAAAGTTTCGTGATGAAGAGGAATTTCATCACGCACTTGATTCTCATAGGATGTGAGAATCCGGCCGGATTACGGCCAAGCTTAAATCCAATGCCCAAAATGGGCCGAAAAGAAAGGAAAGAAAATGACGAATTCTCTTGGAAAGTACGCTGCTTCTCAGAAGCAGGAGCGTGTTGCAACTCCGCCTAACCGTAGGACTCCTGGTCGTACAGATGAGGTAATGAACAACACGGGCGGGTTTACGTTTAAGGTGTCCGACAAGGACAGGCTTGAGCGATTTCTGATTCTTGGTACTGATAAGGGTACGTATTACGTTGATGAGCCTAAGCTCACTGAGCAGAATGTCAAGGTTGTAACAGACCTTATTCGCAAGGATGAGCGTATGGTTGTTGATACGGCTGTTGATGTATCTGTAAATGGTCGAGCGCTTAAGAATTCTCCTGCACTCTTCACTCTGGCCAAGGTCATGACTGAGGGTAAGGATAAGGCTTATGCTCGTGCGGCTGTTCAGAAGGTTGCTCGTACTTCTACGCACCTGTATGAGTACGGAAACTACATTGAGTCGCTTGGTGGCTGGGGTCGTTCAAAGCGGCAGTCTGTTGCGGGTTGGTATGAGTCTAAGGACCCTAGCGACCTTGCGTATCAGGCTGTGAAGTACCGTCAGCGAAATGGCTGGGAGCACCGGGATTTGTTCAGGCTGTCTCACCCCAAGGGTATTGACCCATACGTGGGAGCTTTTATCCTTGGCAAGGAGTCTGATGCTGTTCCGACGTTCAATGGTCCTGATTACATTGCGGGATTCAAGACTCTTCAGGCTGCAAAGTCTGAGAAGGAAGTTCTTGATGCTCTTGAGCGATTCCCGTACATGCCTTGGGAGGCCCTTCCTACTCAGTTCCACAAGAACGTGAAGGTTTGGCAGACGCTGTTTTACCAGGGTAGCCTTCGGGGCCAGGCACTTGTCCGGAACATCACCCGCCTTGCGCGAATGGGTGCTTTCGATGACATGGTGTTTGCGGCTGACTATGCAGAGCGCCTTGCTGATGGTAAGATGATTGAGAAGACTCGTCTTCACCCAATCAACTACCTAAATGCAGTTGTTGTGCATGAGGAGGGTCAGGTTGACCGGAAGCCCGGCTATTCTTGGTCCTATGGACGCAACAAGAATTGGAAGACTAACGGCAAGATTGTGGATGCTCTCAATGAGGGATTCCACCTTGCTTTCAAGAGTGTTGTTCCTGCGGGTAAGAGGACTCTTGTTGCAACGGATGTTTCTGGTTCAATGAGCCAGGCTGCTATTGGTCTCGACCTTTCTTGTGCTCAGGTTTCTGCTGCTGTTGCTATGACGGTTGCTCGTACAGAGCCTTATAGTGATATTGTGGGATTTGCTGATACCATCAGCGACCTTGGTATTACTGGAAAGACATCTCTTTCTTCTGCAATGCAGAAGGTTCAGAGTTGGAACTTTGGTTCTACCAATCCTGCTGCTGCAATTCAGTATGCTCAGCGAAAGGGAATTGCGGTTGACACGTTCGTCATTATCACTGATAATGAAGTGAACAGTGGAACTGTAAAGCCTTTCCAGGCTCTGAAGACCTACCGTGACAAGACTGGAATCGACGCGCGACTTGCTGTTCTGGGAGTTGCTGCTACTGATTTCACAATTGCGGATGGAACAGATAAGGGAATGATGGACTTCGTTGGCTTTGACAGCAACGCACCTCGGGCCCTAGCTGATTTTTCCGCAGGTCGTCTGTGATTAATGAACCCCGCTGTTTTTCGGCGGGGTTCAAGCTTTAAGGAGATAATATGTATTTTGGGGTTGGAGACGTGTATGTAAATATCTCTCGAAAATCCATATCGGTCAAGCCTAAGTTTGAACCCCTTGGTCCAACAGACCTTTATGAAGCAGAATGGCTACTTGAGGTAAGGGCAATGGATGCCGAGTTTTGGATTACTGGAAAGGCATCACATGCTGCTCCAATGGAAATTATTACGTCATGTCTTTTGGCGGGTTTGAAGAAAGTAGCAGAGCCATATATTTTCAATGCTGCTTGTGCTAGAATAGAATCTCAGTTTGGATTTGCTGTAGATAGATGGATTTCTCCAGATATTGCTAATGTTGTTTCTCAAACCTTCAGCACATACGGTGTTGATTTTGAGGTAGTCATCATTCCAACTATCTTTGCCACACTTGTTGGTGAACCAAAAATTACAGCGAATTACATTGAGGATATTCCAGAAATTAGACTTGATATGCATGTTAATGGAATGAAATCAAGTCTTAATTTTAGTATTGAGTTGTGGGAATTGAGTTTTGAAGAATGTATGGAGATTGCAAAGTTCAAATTCCTAGAAAGTCTTTATAAAGAACACCCTGGACTAAGCCACTTGTGGACTCAAATCAGATATAATTGGCAAGATATGGGTCAGATGAGTGACCAAGGTGTCGCTTGGTTTAATAAGATTCAAGGTAGCAGTAGCAGTTGGCTTCCTGATAAAAGTAATCAGCATGTAGGCAGTAAGCAAATTGTCTCCCATACGGAAGACAGGCGAGTAAGAGAACTGCCGGGTCTTAATGAACAGGTAAAGCATCCTGAATCGGGGAAGACAACAACGGTAAGAGCTGCTATTATTAGTCTTAACGATAGCTACAAGTGGTCAAGAGAAAAGATTGCTGATTGGCTTGATACGCTTGATATCGATTTGCAATTTAAGGTGAGTAATAATGAACAAGATTGATGAGAAGGCTGAAGAGCTAGCCAAGGTGATTGACGACATTGGTATGAGTGTGTATACTGGTTACACTCTGGCAGATGCGATTCGTGAAGGCTCTAAGGTTTCTACTCAGGAGTATGGTTGGGGCGATGGCGAGACAGCTTGTGCACTAACCAGTGCGGTTATTGCTGCTAAGGCTCGTGGCTACGTCGATTGACACGCGGCGGGTTCTGTAGTAAGATGTACTTATAAGTAAACGAGATAGCCCAATAGAGGGACGGCAAAGCCGGTAAATCTATCTCTATGCTTCCATAGCTCAATCGGATAGAGCGTCGGTCTACGGAACCGAAGGTTGTAGGTTCGAATCCTATTGGAAGTGCTTCCAAAATAAAAGGAGATTATAAAATGGCTAAGGTAAATACTAGGGTTACTCTTCCCGATGGTCGTAGTGGTGTTACGGTTGGTCCTGTTGACAATAAGGGTAAGCAGGAAGTCTGGCTTAAGCCTGGTAAGTCTGTTAGCGTTCCAGCTAAGGATTTGAAGTAATTTTCGGCGGGTTCATTGCGAACCCGCAAGCTTGACAGACCGTACATCTGTCATTTTCACTGTAGTTTAGGAATACTCGTATATAAAACACTCAACCTAGGATAAGAGAGAAGTGTTAGCTGCTTGGGCGCACCAGTGACGTTTAGTGAATCGTAATCACTCCCTGTAGTTCGGGTAAGAGCTACACTTGCCTCGGTAGCACAATGGATAGTGCAGTTGACTTCTAATCAACAGGTTGCAGGTTCGAGTCCTGTCCGGGGTACTTTTTATGGGCTTTCGTAGTGAAAGAGGAGTCGGGATACTCCATACCCGCACGCTTAATATATGAGCGTTCGTACTCTAAGGTGCAAATCCTTACAGCCCACTTATGAAAATGCTTCGGAAAAACTCACGTTGGCAAATTTGGTCTAAGACCTATGGAAGTGAACGTAAGAGAAACGACAGAGCCTTTGAAAAGAAGCAATGGCAAAAAGATGTAGTTGAGGAAGAAGGCTAGGCATGCTATCATAAAGCTAGTAAGGTTTATGGAGGTTGAATGCCTAGAAGAAAATTTTTCTATGATACTGAGTTCCACGAAGATGGAAATACCATTGACCTCATCTCTATCGGAATTGTCCGGGGTGATGGCAAAGAGTATTATGCAGTATCATCAGAAGCAGATTACAGAAGAGTTTATGAGAATAGTTGGCTCATGAATCATGTTATGAATACTATTCCTCATCTAGTTGTTGAGATTCCTAATGATGGCGGGTTTACTGTGGTTCCAACAGGGCCACACGTAAAATCCCGGGCGGAAATCAGAGAAGACATCATGGCATTTGTAAGCGAAACTCAAAACGAATTCAATGACCCACATGGTGAAGCAAAGGCTGAGCTATGGGCATGGTATGGTGATTATGACCACGTTGCTTTGTGTCAGCTCTTTGGTAAGATGATTGATTTGCCAGAAAGTTTCCCAATGTTTACAAGAGATTTGAGACAACATTGGGAATACAAGGGTTATCCTGAACTTCCTAAGCAGGAAGAGGGAGAGCATAACGCCTTGGATGACGCAAAGTACAACAAGATTATGTGGGAATACCTAGAGGGTCTGAACTAAATGGAAAAGCACATTTTCTCAGTTCTTCTGAAGGTAGAAGTTGAAGCATACAATGAGGAAGATGCACAGGAAGTCACCAAGGATTGCTTCGGAGAGGGTAGCGTCTGCGGATTGACTGTGGTAGACTATGAGGTGATTGACCATGATAAACTTGGCTGAGCTTGAAAAAGCCGGGGTCACGGTCAGAAAGTTCTGTGGACTAGACATTGAAGATGGTGTAGGATGTCCAGAAGAGGCGGTGGGAGAAATCATCGCAGCCATGGAAGATGGTATCGAGATTCCTGTTCCAATCTGTAACATCCATCTGAAAATGATTCAGTCTGAGTTTGATGTTGAAGGGTTGTCTATTTGACAACCGCTGAGACTCTTGCTAGTATAGAAGAGTCAATGGGGGTTTAGCTCATCTGGTAGAGCGTCTGTTTTGCAAGCAGAAGGTGACCGGTTCAAGTCCGGTAATCTCCACGCGAGGAGGTGGTAAAATGCTTACCACAATTCTAGTAGTAATCGTCTTGATTCTCCTTATTGTTTTCTTGGCAAGGAGGGTGTAAGATGAGAGGTAACGATGTAGTATGGACCATTGCAGGTATTTTGTTTATTATCTGTCAGATTGTCTGGTTGATTGACAATGTCAATCTGTAATGGTAAGCTAAGGCCACGATGGAGGTCAGGGTAATTCGAAGTTGGCTATGGGTTACTGAAAGTTCGAGACGCGGAGCCAAACCTACGTCGAACAATCCATCAAGCTTGCACTATCTTAAACTTCGTGATATACTTAAGATATGAACAACGAAGAGAAGAAAGCAGCAAAAGCCGCCGCCCAAAAACGGTGGTATGAAAAGAATAAAGAAAAGCATGTTGCAAATGCAATGGCCCGCAAAAAGGCCCAAGCAGAAATCGCTAGATTGCACATTCGTAAGGTGAAAGAAGATTCTGGTTGTGTAGACTGTAAAACGAAGTATCCCTATTATGTCCTTCAGTTCGACCATCTAGGTGACAAGGAATATACTATCGCAGATATGGTACAAAGCGGATATAGTGTAAACACAATCGACAAAGAAATCGCTAAATGTGAAATCGTATGTGCTAACTGCCATGCAATTAGGACACATTCACGTATGATTCGGTAGCACAACCTGGCAGTGCAGGAGACTCTTAATCTCAAGGTTGTGGGTTCAAATCCCACCCGAATCACATATTGTATTATAATAGAAAACCCCGGTCATAAATTGGCCGGGGTTTTACTTTTGGGAGGAAGTATGATTGTATACGAAAAAGGTAATTGGTATTTCGTATGTAAGAAATGTAAGCCTGAATTTAAATCAGCACCGCTAGAATCTAGAAAGCTAGCGGAGTTTGCTGAGGCAGTACATAGACATAAGTTTTAAATCAAACCCACTAAATCGGTGGGTTTTTCTTATTTAGGAGTGAATATGTTTAGTCGTCGTAAGTCTACTTTTGTTCCTGACCGTACTCTTCGTCCTCTGAAGACTGTTAAGGTTGTCAAGCGTGACCCTTCTACTGCGGCTGCACCTGTTGACCTTATTAAGAAGGTCGGTGTATCTTTCGAAAAGAAGGTTAATTCTGCTGTTAATCTGAACAAGAATGTGACTGGACCTTCGCGCGGTGTTGTGTGGAATGTTGTTGGTCTGCTTGATGAGTCTTCTTCTATGGGTCCGTTCTTCCGCGACGGAACTGTTCAGGAAATCGTTGACCGTGTACTTGCCTGGTCTGCTTCTGTTGATAATGATGGGCTTGTGCCATTTGGCGGGTTTGCTAACGGCCACATTTGGCATGGTGATGTTGACCTGACCAACGTTAATAACGTGGTCTCTAACAATGGCTGGCGTCCTTGGGGAGGCACGAATCTTGCCGACTCGCTGAAGGCTATCCTTAACATGGTGAAGGATATGGGTGATGCCTGGCAGGAGAATCCGATTCTTCTGTTCATTGTTACTGATGGTATGCCTCAAAATCAGGGGCTTGTGAAGAAGTATATTCAGGAACTGTCTCAGTATCCTATGCTGATTAAGATTCTTCGTGTCGGAAGTGACTTGGGTGCCAAGGCATTTGTTGAGGACCTTGATAACATGACGACTGGTCGTCTTGTGGATAATGTTGAGGCTCCTGATGATGGTCTGTACAAGGGAATGCCTGACGATGCTTTCAACGCGGCCATGATTAATGACATGGATAAGTATATTGCTGAGGCAACTGCGGCGGGTCTTCTGGCCTAATGCTTGACACGCTTGCTTCCTTCCTGTAGGATGCGAAGCAAGTAAGCTAATAACAACGTAGATGGAGCAGTAATGAATAAGCGTATAGCCGGAATACTGATTGCAATCATTACATCACTTTCAGTAGTTTTCGGGATGTCAGGGACGGCAAATGCTGCTGGACCAAGAGGTTCTTCAGGTGTAGGATGGGCAGTACAATACAATGACCATGGAATGTGGAATCTGAAGCATAATTTCACATATACCATTAAGTTCGTTGACAAGAATGCACGAACAAAGTCAACTCCATATCTGAAGGCTTCTGTTGCGTATCTAAATGCTATGCCTGAAATGAAGGCGGCAAAGATTAAGTTTGTTCTGTCAACAATTGTGGCGGGTGGCACAAACTACAAGAACAGAAATTTGTGCGGAAACCCTTATGGAACTATCACTTACGTTCTGAAGTATCGTCCATTCAACGGCAAGAAGAACTATTCTGTATCTTACCCTTGCTATTACTATAAGGATGGCGATACAGCCCGAAATAATTCTGCTTATGGCGGATATGTTGAGATGGACAGTGAGTATTGGTCTAATCCTAACAAGAATGCTGCGTGGACGTATGGTATGAGGAATATTCATGCGCATGAGCTTGGGCATATTCTTGGGCTGGCACATCCTGACCCGGCAAAGTATTCTAAGAATGAGGTAACACCTATCATGCATACAACTGCTGGTGGTTACAAGAATTCTAATGCTGGAAAGTATCCTGCGCCAGATACGCGCGGGATTCGTAAGTTGGTTGCTAACGGCAGTTGACAGACATCATCGAATGATGTAAGATAGAAACATAAATCACCCACTCCCTTGTGGTTTGGGTTTTGGCTCGGTGGTGAAAGCGGCTATCACGCATCTCTCATAAAGATGTATTTCGGGTTCGAATCCCGGCTGAGCTACTAGCGCGGTAGTGAAATTCGGTATCACGCAAGGTTCATACCCTTGTATTGTCCGTTCAAATCGGGCCTGCGCCCCCACTTCTCCTAGAGAAAGGTTATATATGGCTAAGCCATACAAGATTGCCTATTCTCATGAAGAGAAAGCGGCAATCAATAAAGAGTTGACCGCAGTAATGAAACGCATGGGTACTGATAAGACTCATAAAATTCATGTTGAGCACAAGATTATTAAGCATGGTCAGCAATGGGAGTTTTATGTTGTTCCTAAATGACACGTCCTAAATCCTTCTACTGTCAAAGGTAGAAGGAGGTGTTGAAAAATGCCAGGACCAATGTCCCGCCCAGATGGGCACAGGGAGTCTAGACAGGAGCGTGAAGCTCGTGGTAGACTTCTTATGAATGGAAAGACCCCGAAGACGGGTAAGTCTTCACGATGAGCGAAAGCTCATCATTGGCTCTTAAGTGTTAAAAGTTGGCACGTCGGATTGAAGGCCCGAAAGAGTTGGTGCGATACCAACAGGAGCCACATGGTAAATATCAAGAAGACGCCAGTATATAGGGCAGAGTCCAAAATTGAGGCTGAATCTTGGGTTGCCTCAACTGGCAAGAAAAGATATCCTGGTATAGAGCTGATTGTTCGGAAGCAGGGTAATAGTTGGCACGTTTATAAGGGGTAGTAATGGAAGAGACAACAGTGTATGATGAGGCTATCGAGCGTGTCGCTGAAAAGATGGGCTTGACAGTACAGCAAGTTGATGATGTAATGAGCATGTACCATAAGGAAGCCAAGAATATTCACATTGAACGCGGACACATTAAGACTGGCTCAACAATTGCATCAAAGAAGCGAACTAAGGTAGACTAATGGCTAAGTGTTCTTTCAAGGATTGCCAGCATGGAGCAATTTCGGGCGGGTTGTGTAGAGGACATTACACTCAACAATACAGAGGTAAGAAGCTAACTCCACTCAATGAAAGAAGAGTGGCAGAACCCGTAGTAAATAGCACAAAGAAGTGCAAGACTTGTAAGAAGACAAAACCTGTTTCCGAGTTCTATGTAAAGGGTAAGACATTCGGAAAGACAACGTATTCATCTGATTGTAAGCCTTGTTACTCAAAGAAGGTTGTTGACAGGAGAAAGTGATGGACTGTTGGGATGTTGACCCTAGTAAGTCTCCGCGTACGAAGATGTCAGAAGAAGAACTTGAGCAATTCATGGAGCAAGCAAAGAAGGTCGGTCTTTTCGTTCCTCCGGAACATGCTCAGGTAACCATCCTTGATGAAGACTACACAGTGATTGACTATCTTCGCCTGATGGGGTAAGATAGTAACAACGGCTCGCAAGAGCCAAGCTTCGCAGACTAGAATGTGCTCTATGGTTAGACTAAGGCACACTATGAAAAGGAGACGTACGCTCCTAGCACCCCGCTCCAGTCGGTGTCTGTGAATACTGGAAATGCATGTGTAAAGCGTAATTGGTAGCGTCCGTGACTGTAAATCACGTGTCCGAAAGGGCTCTGGGGGTTCAAGTCCCTCCGCATGCACGCCAAGGGCAAAGTCATACCTTAACTAGCTAGGGGTCCCTGGGAAAAGTGACTAGCTGAGCGGGAAGTAATTCCCCTTCTTGGCTGACAACCACGACTGTCAAACGCAAGAGCCTTGCGTCTAAGTCTAAGACCGTACCCATGAAATCGACGGGTTGAAATGCGTACGGGTAGGACAGGCTTCATGGTGGCTATAGCATAAAAGTAATGTTCTGCTCTGTGAAAGCAGAGAAGAGGGGGCGGTACCCTCTAGTCACCCCAATGAGCGTATGCGCGAGTGGTTTAGCGAGTGCTCTGCAAAAGCACGCACGTCGGTTCGAATCCGACTATGCTCTCTATGTATCCACCACTTGGATACAGAAGGTAACCGCAAGTGTAAAAGTCAGCTAACTGACTGCCTTTGAAAGTGGTGCGGGTCTTCTCTAGCAGGAAGAATTGATACCTCAGTAAATAGCCCGTAAATAGCTGGGGACCGGAGACTACAATGTGCTAGCATTGCCGGTATACTTTGAAGAGGCTAGTCACCTTGATAAGTAGTTATTGTTCGTAAGAAACTGTTTCAGACGTTGGCAGAAAGACAAGCGTCTAGCGACTAATCTAAGTTAGGCACAGTGGTGTAAACCTTAGGGAATGGCCGGAAGTGATTCTTCTGTCGCGATTAATCCGTGGTTCCCCCAAGAACACGTAAACCTGGGGCCATTCCCCTGTAGCCAAGTTGGTAAGGCAGTGCACTGTTAATGCACGTATCGCAAGTTCGAGTCTTGCCAGGGGAGCTGAACGTACAGAATCGGGAAAAGAACGGATTTGGAAGCCAAGTAATAACCATGGTAAAGTTGGTGAAAGATGAAGGGGAGATACTGAAGAGCGTGGGTCCTAGACTATTATCTAGGTACAGCCCGCCGCGTTCGCCAAGCTTGGTCGTATAGAATGGGGATAGTAAGCGCACGGATTCGCGATACTCTGTGTGATAGGATAGCCAATAGAGTTGGTAAGCCCGTAAGGGCCAGGCCCACCACGACCGCCAAACTTTGTCATGATGCATAGATTTTTCGACGGGCTTAAGACCGAGTATCGATAATCGACAGGCATTGGGGCAAAAGGCTGCTGTTGGGACAGCCAAGCAAGAGACACCGCTCAAAGGTGGAGTGCTGCATCCCTTCCTATGCCCTAGTATGCCCTCTGGCTTCGAACCAGTGGAAAGGCTAATGGACTACATGGGGGTTCGAATCCCTTCTGGGGCACATGGCTAAAGCAAGAAGAGCAAAGAGCGGTAATAAGGTTACCATTATTGTTGGTGAGCATGATGGTGAAAAGGGTATCGCTCTTGAAGATGGAGAAAACCTTAATTCTATTAGAGTAAGACTTACAACTGGACCTAATTCTGGAAGAGTGGTAAGAATTACGACTGGAAATTATATTGTAGGCGGTTAGACTGCGGGGGTGGCTAGGGTAGACGCAGCCGCCTAGTCATTAAATGAATTTGGAATCGCCCCTCTGCATACCTTAACAATACGGTTGTAGTAATCATGGTTTATGTCCGCCTGAAGTGGTCATGAGCGCGATGATAAGCTTGCGCATAGATAAATGGCGGTACTGTGGTTCAACTCCATAGGTCTAGGGGCTCTAGTTTAAAATTCGGCGGAAGCCTGAAGTTCGATTCTTCAATCTATGTGCTTTGCTCTTGAAGTTCAACGGATGAACAAGTCTCTCCTAAAGACTAGGTTGCAGGTTCAAATCCTGTCAGGAGCACATGGCTAATACACGAAAGATGATTGGTGCATATTTTGGCGGGGACAAGAAAAAGAACTGGATTGGTTCTGCCCCAACAAAAGCACTAATAGAACGTCTTGTTGAATCTCATATGCATGTTACGGGTAGAGAACGTAAAGAATATAAAACATTTAATTACAAGGATGACCCTGAAAAGCTGGGGCCACCAACATAAGGGCCTGCTTGGTTTCGACTTTGCTGGACTGGAATATAGACGCAGCCGTTCTTTGGTAAGAGAACTAAAACAGACCAAAACCATAAATGCAAACTCTAAGAATGCATTCGCCCTTGCAGCGTAATTGCTGCTGATGGCCGGGTTTGTGGATGACCTTGGAACAGAACATCCACGAAAAACATTGCCTTGTGGCAAACGTGAAGATATTGTGTAAGACTCTTTAGAGTGATTGACATGGCTGTTATTCGGATATATGCTAGGTAGTGAAGGACAGGGGTTCGACTCCCCTCAGGTCCACAAGTAAAGGATTGAAATGAAAGTAAACAATCTCTACATCTATGGTAACAGTGAGTACCTTCGTAGACTAGAAGAAGATTATGTATTCATGGGTAGGCAAGTGAGGATGGAAGATGATAGACTTATCGTGTTCGCGCTTCCAAAGCGTCGCAAGACAACCAAGCCTCAGACAAAGCCTAAGAGGCGTTGACATAGATGTTGGCTAGTGTAAGCTAGCCAAGCTAGACGAGATGACCATACGTTCTGTAAGTCGGCATGGGGTCACGCCCTAACCGTTGGAACAAAATTTCCTGGCCAAGGGTGGTGCTACCTCGTTTGACACTTCGCACGTGACTCTGATAGTGTCAGAACACAACAGACAGACAAGGCTTAGGCAGATGAGAGTAGTTCAAGCGGTGGTAACTTAGATGCCCACTTAATGATGCTCAATAGGCTGGTGGGATGCGCGTGGTCATGTTGTATGGGACCCAAGGAGTAGGACGCGGGTAGTACAGTCAGATAAGCTCAGTTTGACCGTAAGCTGAGAGTATGCGATAGTAGGTTCGGTACCGAAATGTGGCATACAAGCTTAAATTCGACATAAGGAGTTATTATGGCTACTGGCAAGGAACGTGGATTCAAGGACTGGAAGGGTTCTAAGGAGTTCCGTCGTAGCGCTCGTAATTACACTGAATCCGATACCATCAATCGTGGTCGCAAGAAGAAGAACACGAAGAAGTGGTGTAAGGGCGTTGTTGGTCGTAAGCACACCCTTGCTCTTTTCAACAAGTACACCTTCTCCAGAAACTACAAGTGTCTTAACTGCGGTAAGGAAATCTGGCACATTTCAAATCGTGATGATTACAATTACGAGGAGAAGAACTACACTGAGTGGGAAAATTACCAGTAATCTCAGTCAACTAGTTGGACAACCAATCTCTATGGCTATATAATTAAGAGTGAATCCATCAAGTTAGGAGGAATTATGAATTTCCTTGAACATATGGGATATCAAGTTCTAACTGACCTTTTGACGGAAATTCGAGATGGCCAGAGAGGATTGGAGGTTACAATGGCAGACCTACAGACAGAAGTTGCGAACCTTCGTGATGCGGTAACAGGTGTTTCACAGCGTGTTGACGCTCTTGTTGGACCACTTACGAATGCCGTTCAGGAGGCACAGGCAGCTCTCGCAGCAGAGCGTGAGACAGCGGCTAACCTAGCAGCAGCAGAGGACGCCGAAGATGTTGCTCAGAATCAGGCTCTTGCTGATGCACAGGCAGCAACAGATGCAGCTCTAGCAAATGCTCAGAGTGCAGCAGATGAGATTAGCGCAGAGACAGCACGTCTTAACTCTATTGCTCAGCAGCCAACGGAGGAACCAGCTCCAGAGCAGCCAACTGAGTAATTCATAATTAAATAGCTTCAAAACCCCGCCGAAATACGGCGGGGTTTCTGTTTTAGGAGGGAAAATGTCATATAAGTATGTAGTAGCAATGAGTGAAGATGAGCTTTTGTTTACTCTCAGCTTGTCAGAAACAAAGTTGTATAGATATAAGCATGAGGCTGAGGAAAACAAGCAGCCTTGGCAGAAGGTATTCAAGATTACTATTGAAGAGGCGTAATGAATCGTCGCAAATTCCTTTGTCTTGATTGTAATGTAGATACCGGCCGGATTGGCGAACACTACATGCTCATTGATGAAACATGGTCCTTGACAGGACTAGGGGCCATTGGTATGCTGTGTATTCAGCACGTTGAAGAGCGCATTGGTCGAAAGCTAGTTGCGGCAGACTTTAATGACAGTTACCTGAATAATCCTCGTACAGGAATCATTTCGCAGAGGCTTGCGGACCGTATGGGTCTTCTGGTATCATAAAAGATGTCCCTGTAGCTTAAAAGGAAGAGCGCAGTAAAAACGGAGACTGGTCATGATAGGATGGTTGCAGAAGCACCGAATGGCTTTAGCGGGTCTGTAGGGAAGCGCGTTATCCAAGCCTGTCTAACATTGGGTGTGAGTTCGAATCTCATCGGGGACACAAGTAAAGGGGATTATATGAGTTTTATTCCTTCACGAGACGTTTTTAATATGTCTCCGGAAGAAGTAGAGAAACTTGACAAAATCTATGACGAGATTGAGGCTAAGTATCTTGATGATTTTGCAGAAGATGAGTTTGGTGTGGGCTGGACTTTTGAGAAGGTTCGTAAAGAGCCCCGTTATAAACATTGGTATCCAATTATCGGCGGGTATGATATGCTGGTATATCTAATGAACCGTGAGGAATGGAATGCGAAGAGGAACGAAGATTCAGATTCGTGACAGAAATCACCCGCTCTATCTTGCTTATGGGACATTTCAGAAGAATAAGCTAGGTAAGAAGGCTGTGGTTAAGGTCAATGGTAAGGAAATTGTTTTGAAGCGTGACCGCTTTACAGCAGTGTAAAAGCCCTTCGGGGCATGGAGATATCGCATAGTCTGGTCTAGTGCGCGGAACTGCTAATTCCGTAGGTGTAAAAGCCTCAAGGGTTCGAATCCCTTTATCTCCGCCTGGGAAGTCATGTATTGGTAAGAATTTGAGATGTGGGCATGACGAGAGCGTATGGTAGGGAAGGCGCTCAAGCTATGTTATAGTTATGGGATTGAAAATCAAGAATGAATAAAAAGGATTGCCCCCACAAAAGAATTAGAAATATTGAAAATGTGGGTAAGGAAAAAGTCAAATCTTCTTCATGGAAGAAGAGTGTTTGCATTGATTGCAAGACTACTTTTAGAGGATTGAATGGTAAAGATAAATGAGTCTTTTTAAAAGGAAGTATCCATTCAAAAAGAAGGATTGTCCGCATATGCATATCAGAGACATTTATGGAGATGAAATTATTGCGGCCGGTGGTAAGCGCTCTTATTGTCTAGATTGCGGAACATCGTTTAAGGGACTGGGTGGAAGGAGCTAAAATGGTACATGTATCACAGATTTTCTCCGTCGATGATTTGCGTCATGAGATGGATGAAGGTTGGGTTCGTTCTCAGGTTAACGAAGATAACACTCTGTCAGTGTATAATTACACTGAGGCAGCGCAGTATAAGCGTCGCTGGAATAATGTAACGCTGAATTGCCGGGGCTTGATTCTCGACAACTATATGAACATTGTTGCTCGTCCATGGAAGAAGTTTTTTAACTTTGGTGAACGCCCCCTCTTGTTTTCAACAGATGACCCTGTTGAGGTGACTGATAAGAAGGATGGCTCACTAGGTATTCTTTATAGACATCCTATGACTGGTGATTGGAAGATTGCTACTCGCGGTTCCTTCCTTTCTGAACAAGCAATTCATGCAACGAAGGTATGGGATGACAAGTATAGTCATATTGTCATTGCAAATGAAGGCTTGACAGTTCTATTCGAGATTATCTATCCAGATAATCGCATTGTTCTTGAGTATGACTTTGACGACCTGGTCTTGCTTGGGTCTGTACAAAACAAGTATGGATGGTACTATGGTCCTCAAGAGACAGCCGGAATGATTAATTGGCCCGGACCAGTCACAGAGGTGTTTGAGTACCGTACGCTCAATGAGTGCTTCGGAGTCCACAGAAAAAATGCTGAGGGCTTGATTATTCGCGCGGGTAGTGAGATGGTCAAGTTGAAGCAGGAAGACTACGTGGCTTTGCACAAGCTAGTCACTGGTCTGAATGAAAAGGCTGTGTGGGAGCGCTTGAAGGCAGGCGAGACACGTGATAGTATCTGTGCATCGCTTCCGGATGAGTTCCATGGATTTGTTGACAATGTGGCTGATGACCTTGAAGAAAAGTTCCGGGTAATCTACTTGACAGCACATGATGAGTACTGTAAGGTTCTCAACAAGATGCCAGTCAAGTACACAAGGAAGCAGTTCGAACTTGAGGCTCTGAAGACAAAGAATCATTCATTGCTGTTTTCGTTCCTTGACAACAGGCCAGTGTATGAGTCAATATGGGATATGATTCGTCCTAAGGGTGAGTAATATGAATTGGCAAGAATGGGTGTTGCTTGGTTGTCTTGTCGTAAGTCTTGGATGTAAGATGGCGAGTGCATATCTCAATGAAGACACCAAGGCTAGGCAACAACCGCTGAACCGCCAACAACGTAGGCATCCTAATGGATATGTTCCTGCTCGTAAGTTTAAGACTGTTAATGTTGGTCGTCAAAAGCAGGGAAATAACAAGGCAATCAAGAATTGGTAGTCTTGTGCCGGATTCGTCCGGCAAGCTTCCGTTTAAAATAACAAGGAGAATAAAATGAACATGAAGAGGGTTGCTCTTTCAATTGCCGCTGTTGCTGTGCTTGCTGGTGGTCTGACTGCTTGTAATGAGGATGACGCTGATATTGCATCGGAGAATGTTTCTAAGGCAGCGGACAACTTTGAGGTTCAGCGCCGGATTGTTTTCTTCAATGGCATTACTGACAAGTACCTTCTGACGATTGAGGGACCTTGTTCTATTAATGCCGATGACCCGAAGCAGCTTGAGGTCATTTGCAAGGTCGGGCATGAGTCTTATAAGAAGCATTTCCTTGGTCTGAGCGACAATGTTTCGTATTTTGTTGAGCAGGGTGAGCCGGTTAAGGCTTCTGCTTACCATTACCGCGTGACGTTTAAGCCTCAGAGCATTCTTCCTGACCTTGATTTCCGTGGTTCTACGTCTGACGGTCCTCGCGACCAGTAAGATAAGGCCGGGGCAACCCGGCAAGCTTGCAAAAGGAGAGATATGAAGACAATAGTCCATGTCAATCAGCATGTAATCAAGGCAAATAGGTCTAACGGAGAGAACAATCCCGTTCTTACTGTGAAGACTTATAGGTCTAATGAGTATGCCCACGAAGCAATCATTCGTGATAAGGATGGCAACGAAGTTGCCCGGGTTGTTTATAGACCTGATAATCCGCTATCTTGTGGCGCACATGTTTGGATTGAAACAGAAAACGATGTGGAGATTCAATGAATTACGAAGAGATAATTGAAGGTTATAATTCTCTAAGGGAAATCTGTCTAAAGCTTGCTAAGCAAAATAACGGCAGGCTTATGGGTGCAGATTCATGGCTTCAATATGCTATTTCAGAAGGAGATATCACACTGTGGTTCTATGAGAATGGAATTGAATGTAGTGGATATACCTACACCTCTCAGACAATGAGTGACGAGTCGTTTTCATTTAGAATTCCGATGGAATTGATTGAGGAAGAATATGCTAGAGCTGGTAATTAACCGGGGTGTTCCTGGAAGCGGCAAGTCAACATATGCTCGATGGTGGGTTTCTCAGGGAACGAAGGAAAATCCACGGGCAAGGGTGAACCGTGATGACATTCGGCAGCAGCTTTATGGAGTTGATTTTGGTCATCCCATTGATGAGACTGTTGTAACTGCTGTTGAGCATGCTATGATTCGTGCAGTGCTGGAGCGGGGCGTTTCTGTGATTGTGGATGATTGTAATATTTCACAGAAGTATATCACTACATTTACAAAGATTGGCAGAGAATTCGACGCCGATATCAATGTGAATACCGTTGACGTGTCTCTTGGAACTGCACTCGAACGTAATCGTAAGCGTCATGATGAAGGTGGCAGATTCGTTCCAGAGGATGTCATTATCAATATGTACAACAATATGCATGGAGTCAGTTAATGGAATTGGTTGGAATTATTGCCTGCACTATTGTGATGGCTATTGTTGCATTCGGGTTGTTTGGTATGGGTTGGCTAGGTATCGGCGTGGGCGGCCCATCTACAGCGAATGTTGTAGGATTTGTGATATTCACTACACTTTCAATCGGTGTTGGATTTCTTTGGTGGGTTCTTGTTGGGACTCATATTCACATGAGTGTGAGTTTCGGTTGATTTTCGGCGGGTTCGTAAAGAGCCCGCAAGCTTGGAGGTATAATGTATATAGAATCAATGTTCACTAAAGAAGAGGCAGAAAAGATTCGTGATATTCTCTTTGATAGTGGAGATGAACAGATGGTGCATGTTGCCCGTGGATTGACAATTCAAATCAATAGATTGTGGAATGAGAATCACGACCAAAATGATGAATGTGTATGTGGTCATGTTTATCATAGACATTTTGATTCTTGGGAAGATATGCGGCCGGTTGGATGTAAGTATTGTGAGTGTGATACCTTTGCGAGTAAGCAGAAAGAAGCCTAGGAATCCTCTGGAACTTCCTTGGTGGGCTATTAAGTCGCTTGAATGGGTTTTGATGCAATCCGACCCATACGTGTCATTGGATGATATTCTGATTCAGGCATGGACTAAGGAATCTGATGATGAAGTTTATGTGCAGTTCCTTTGGCCTGGTGGTCGTCAGGGTCTGCTATCCTTGAGGAAGGATAGTCCAAGAGATGAAGGTCCAGAGCAGTGCCCATACTTCCGGGGGGTTGGCACATGCGATTCTGGATGCTATACTGAACCTAGTTGTCAGACAGACCGACCAGAATTTGGTTGGCCATCAGAAAGGTATAAGTTTTGAAGATTTACTATTACCGAGAAGGCAATGACATGGATATCTCTGATAATGATGAAGAGGGTATGCTTTCTGATTACATTGAGGTGTCTGAAGAGGTTGGCAAGCGATGGCTTGCTGCATATAGTCAGTGGTCTGGAATGCTTCCTGAAATCTGGAGTAGGGTCCAGAGGTGAAATGATGCGGCTTCGGCCGCAAGCTTGACAGACAATATCAAGTCTGTTATGATTGATAACATCAAGCGGGTGTGGCGGAACTAGGCAGACGCGATAGGTTTAGGTCCTATTGTCCTTGTGGCGTGCAGGTTCGATTCCTGTCACCCGTACGTAAAGTTAAGTAGCTAAAGGAGATTGAAATGGGTAAGAAGTTTAGCATTGGTCAGGAAGTCACTGATGTCAGTGGGGCCAAGGGTAAGGTTGTTGCTGTAGACTCTGACCGTGGCAAGGTTGCTATCAAGATTACCGAAGAGGGAACTAACTCTCACATGCGTGAGGGTCGAGAGTACAGCGTTCCTGCGAAGCAAGTCAAGTAACAAATACGGCGGGTTTCCCGCCAAGCTTAGGAGATTGCAATGAAAAGAATAGCAAAAGATACTCCTGTAAGAGTTCATGACCCAAGAGGTGTTAATTCTCAATACAAGAATCACCTGGGAATTGTAAAAGAAAGCGAAAGGCTTCTCGGTGGTTGGTCTTACAAAGTAAGACTTAATTCCGGCCGGGTTGTTTGGTTTGATGGGTCAGAGCTAAGACCCTTGAGTAACACATGAGAGTACCAAATTGGCTAAGTAGAAAATCCTGGAAGCCCGGAGACAGAGTGGTTGTCGCTACTGGACGTCATGGCGGTAAGCGTGGTAAGGTTACTGCAAGAACCACAGCTGGAAATTATCTAGTTCTCTTTGATGGAGACAAGAAGGCAACAGAGATTTCTAAAGGCGTACTTGACCGCGATAGGAAGTAAAATGCCTAGAAAAGATTTGGATGCACCAGGAATGCCGCCTAAGGCTCCTCATCCAGTAGATTGCGAAAAGGGTGGGAAGCATATTCCAAACACCCGCGAAATGAAGCAAGACAACGGACAGCACTTGAAGTACAGTTATTGCAGAAAGTGTAGATGCATTCCGTGAAAAACCGCCCTTCGGGGCATAAGCCGGTGTAGCTCAGTGGGAGAGCATCTGTCTTACAAACAGAGGGTCGGGAGTTCAATTCTCTTCACCGGTACGTTGGGATAAATATCGCATTTCTGGCAGAATGCGGCGGGTAGGGGTTGATTGTGCCAGCAATATAGCTCTAAAACCGGCAATGGCTTACAAAACCATTGCGTAATCCCGAAGCTTGTTCAGAGAGATGAAAGCGCTTGATTCTCTCAGCCAAATGATTTGGGATGCATACCGATGACTTTGGTGAACCGGAGACGACTGGCGGGGGCTCCGTTACAAAACCACCCGGGTCCTGGCCGCATGGCGGAATCTGGCATACGCGATGGTCTCAAAAACCATTGTCCGAAAGGAATTGAGGGTTCGAATCCCTCTGCGGCTACTTACATAAAGGAGAAACATGATGCAGTTTGCTAAGGTTGACGATGACGCCTATGATGTTCGAATGAATCTTGATACGATTAAGCGTATTTCTGAGAGCATGACTTACCTGGGTTCTGATAATCCAGTTGATGATAATCGAAACCAGGCAATTGCCATTGGTTTTGGAAATGCCCATAAGAGGTTTTCTGAGCCTGAGGCTGTAGAGTCTTCAGAAGAGTAAAATGGCGGCCCTTCGGGGCCGCAAGCTTTTGAGAGGTGGTAAGATGACTAAATGGGTTCCAACTGGTAATAGGCTGATGGATAGAGCCTATTTGAGAGACGGAGATTTGGTTCATACTGGTGAAGCACTGCTTGTCGCTTTGCTTTTCCATACTCGTGGAAAGACTAAGCGTGGCCAGAATGAACTTGAAGAAGTTTCTAAGATTATGAATGACCCTAATCTGAATAAGAGGAAGACAACCCGCAGAAAGCGTTAAGCATTCTGGCGGGGTTTTCCCGTTTTAGGAGACAAATGTCTAGACAAGAAAGATTCAGGAACTGCATTAGATGCGGTAAGAAGAAGATTTCCCCTTTCCTTCCCGGTAAGGTTTGTGGGGAATGTATGGCTGAAGAACAAATTCAAAGGATTCGTGGATGAACGTACTATTTGTAACTGGTGCTGGTATTTCGGCCAACGCAGGAATTAAGACCTATCGGGATGGTAGCTCATCGTGGACTGACGGAGACCTTGAGCAAAAGTCTCACGCCTCACGATATGGAAACCACCTAGATGAGCTGTGGGATAAACACTGGGGCCCCATGAAAAAGGCCATGGATGCTGCTCAGCCTACCAAGACTCATCTTGCTATTGCTGAGTTTCAGAAGAGTAACCCAAGCATCATTGCGACTCAGAACATCGATAACTTGCATGAGCGTGCTGATTCTGATAACGTTGCTCATCTACATGGAAGCATGGTTGTCAGGTGTTTGAGATGTAAGCAGACTGACCTTGATGCATCGTGGTTTAAGGGTGCACCATTTTGTCCTAACTGCCTATCTACAAAAACCCGGCCAGATGTGGTATTGTTTGGTGAGAAGCTGAATCTAAAGGTGTTTAATGCACTTGAGGGTTTTGCTAAGCATGAAGCGGATGTCATTGTTGCAATTGGAACATCTCTGAATGTATTTCCAGCGGCGGGTTTGGTGATGGATAATATCTCAAAGTCTATCATTATCAACAAGGAAAAGACACCGTTTGACAAGTACGCATATAAGGTGTTTAATCAGGACTGTGATTCAGTAATCGATGAAGTTTTGGAGTCTCTGTGAGAATTTATAAGGTCCATAAGAGTTTGCCATGTTCTATAAGATTTAGCCGTAGACCTTCAGGACATGTTGAAATCTGTATTTTTCGGTATGTCATTACAACAGAGCCTAAGTGAGGTAAGATATGGTAAAGTATGTCAAGGGTGACGCAACGAAGCCACAGGGTGATGGTAAGAAGATTATCGCTCATGTGTGCAATGATAAGGGTGGCTGGGGAGCTGGATTTGTTCTTGCTTTGAATAAGCTTTCCATGAAGCCACAGAAGTTGTATCGGAATATGTATGAGCGTAGGCGTGATTACTTCCTGCCTCTTGGCGCGACCCAGACTGTTTACTTGTCTGATGACCTGTACGTCTTGAATATGATTGCTCAACATGGTACAGTGAGCAAGTTGAATCCGCAGCCTCTTTGCTATGATGCCCTTGAGATTGCTCTTGAGCAACTTGCTGAGCTTGCAATTGAGCTTGGTGCGACTGTTCATATGCCTCGTATTGGTTGCGGTCTTGCGGGGGGTTCGTGGGATGTGGTAGAATCGATTATCAACCGAACGCTAACGCTGAGGGATGTCGATGTCACAGTCTATGACCTTTGAACAACTTCATTTGTTTGATATTGATATCATTCCGTGGGGTTATTGCTATGATTGCTACACCAAGACGGAGTGGAAGGTTGAGTGGTCTAGGCCATGGTGCGATGTTTGTAAGAAGCATATAACACCACATAATTGGTCTATGCAAAAGAAGTTTAAGGAGCTTGCCGTAAAGAATAGGTTCCTTAACAAGACTGTTAAAATTGTAGAATGGTAGACAATGCGAGATTTCGTAAATGGTGACAAGGTGGAAGTACTGTCACCACGTGAGGAAAAGGGTGCCCAGGGAATTGTAACTGAGGTTACTTCTAAGGGATGCACTGTAAGAATTACTAGTTCTGGCCCTAGTTTTAAGATGACCAAGAAGATTGGTGAAGAAATCGGATATCTTAAGAGAAATCTTAGGAGAATTTGATTTTGGCGGGGATTCGTCCCCGCAAGCTTTCATTGGTACAACAAAAGGAGATAACCAATGCGACCAAATTCGGCCGTAGCTACTCGAATTGGTGACCTTGGTGGAGAAAAGGTTGCCATGTCGTTTGACCAGAACAGTCTTGCTCATATCATGTCTGTTCTGACGGACTTGTATTCTGACCCGGAGCTTGCTATTGTACGAGAGTACAGCACCAATGCTTGGGATGCACAAGTTCGGGCGGGTGTTACTAGTCCCATTGAAGTTTATACACCAAATTCTCTAAGCCCTATGTTTAAGGTTAAGGATAATGGTGTTGGAATGAATGCGGATGATATCCGCAAGGTTTATTCTCAGTATGGTGCTTCTACTAAGCGTGATTCTGATGAGTTTACAGGAATGCTTGGTCTTGGTTGTAAGGCAGCACTTACTTACACGAATCAGTTCATGGTTAATTCTGTGAAGGATGGAATTCGTACTCAGGTTGTTGTTTCCCGGACCGAAGATGGTTCTGGTATTATGGAGATTCTTTCTGAGACGGAAACTGATGACAGCAATGGTGTTGAAATCACTGTTCCTGTTAAGAAGAATAACCTTTTTCACCGCAAGTCTACGGAGTTCTTCAGGTTTTGGCATGAGGGCACTGTCCTTCTTAATGGAGCTGAGCCAGAAAAGATTCAGGGGCGTAAGCTTACTGATGACCTAATTCTTGTTCCGAACCTTGAGAATGACTTTGTTGTTATGGGTCATGTTGCTTATCCGATTGATAGTGAGCATGCAATTCATCGGCGGGACTGGCGTTCCCGTTTTGGTGTTATTGCCAAGGTTCAGATTGGTGATGTAACCTTTACACCATCACGAGAGGCTTTGCAGTATACTATTCGTACAGAAAAGACTCTTGATGGGCTGAGGGATAAGTTCGCTCAGAATCTAACTGCGGCGGCGCAGCGCGATATTGACGCCTGTGATAATCACATGGATGCTGCAAAGGCTTTCTGTGACTGGTCTAAGATTCTTTATGGGCACATTCAGCGTGGACATAAGTTCACTTACATGGATGAGTCTATTCCCACTGAGATTAATATCAAGGGTGGAATGAATTTCAGACTTCATTATAGTCGCGGTGCTGTTGATGAAGCCCGCTATGAGTCTATTGATTCTCTGACGAATCGTGTGGTAATCTATAATTACACGAACGTTGATATCAAGAGTCATAATCGTGAGAAGATTAGGCTGTGGCTTAGTCAGAGTTCCGTTCCTCAAACAAATGTAATTCTTGTTGTGGATGAACTTCCTGAGATTTTTGGTAAGTGGGTTAGTGATGAACACACATACGATTGGGAAGATGTAAAGAAGGTTAAGGCTGCTCGACAGACTGTTGAGAGGACTGAGCCAACTTATGATGTCTATACTTCTGCGGGATTCCGGTCAATGACACTCAGTACCATTGGTGATGAAAAGGTCAAGGCTATGATTTCTTCAGCTAAGTTGAAGGAGCTTGACCGAAACTTCATTAGTTGGCTGCGCAAGGAATTTCCAGACATGCACGTTGTGCGACTTGCCAGCAATCGATGGGATAAGTTGCGGCGGGAACGAAAGAACGTCACCACGGTTCATGAGGTTCTTGTGAAGCACTACAAGAATGTGGTAGACTCTCTTACAGAGGACGACAAGATTTACATGATGTTGGATTACAACTCAAAGTACATCCTGCCGAATTTGGACGAGTCTGAAGTTCATGACCCCATGCTTGCTAAGATGATTAGGGCTAGCAAGACGCTGGTTGAATCTGATAATGTTAAGAAGTATCAGGCTGCCAGGACTATGGTGCTGCAATTTGAGTACCTTGATGAAGTTGACCTTGGCGAGATTTATCAGCCATTTGAAAAGTATCCGCTTCTTAACGCCTTGAATCGTCATGACTACGAAACGTCACGCAATCATGCAATTCAGTATGTGAACATGGTTTACGCGATGTAATCGCGGCGGGCTTTATGCCCGCAAGCTTCCTAAGATATCTAATAAGGAGTAATAAATGAGTTTTCCATTTAGCATCTTCCGTTTCTCTGAGTCCGATGAAGTTAATCTGACTGCATTCATTGATGGAGAGATGTATTCTTGCACAAGCGGTCATGACAATTATGACCGCATTAAGGAAATGTGCGAAGCGGGCGATGCTTCTGTTGTTGCCCTGTTCGATGTTTCTGCTGCTGCTGAAGAGCGTTTTCGGCGGCTTTCTGAGCGGGTTTCCATCAGTGGTGGCGTTATCTACTTTGATGGTGAGCCAGTAAACAATGCTCTAACCGAGCAGGTTGTTCGATTCATTAATGAGGGTGTTGAAGACTTCAATCCTCTGATTCTCTTTTTCGAGAAGGTTCAGACGAATCCAAATCCTCACAGCCGTGAGCAGCTTTACCGTTGGCTTAACGACAGGTCTTTCACGATTAACCCGGACGGCAACATTCTTGCTTACAAGGGCGTCCGGAAGGTTGGCGATGCTTATGAGAGCATTCACCACGGTCGTGCTGTTGTAGATGGTGAGGTTCACAATGGTGCCATTCCTAACCCGATTGGCGCGGTTATTGAGATGCCTCGCGGAGAAGTTCAGCATGACCCGTCTCGCGGGTGCCATACTGGTCTTCACGCCGGTACGTGGAATTACGCAAGTGGATTTGCTGAGGGTGCAGTTCTGACTGTCGAGATTAATCCACGGGACGTAGTTTCCGTACCAACGGACTGTCAGGACCAAAAGATGCGCGTTTGCCGGTACACTGTTGTTGAGGTTGTAGACCAGGAGCTTCCTGGTGCTCTTCATGGTACGGTTGACACGCCGGATGTTGATGAGTATGATGAAGAGTCTACTGAAGAGGAACTTGGACCAAAGTTTGACAACATTCGGAATGTCCAGACGTATCAGCCGGTAGGACATCTGTACACCGTTCCTTATCCTTATGATGAAGATGATGATGACGAGTACGATGCACCCTGGAATCAGTAATTGATTCCGCCCCCTGAATTGGGGGCAAGCTTTCTAATAAAGGAGAAGGAAATGCTATTCTACATTCAAGAACGTTCGACTGGAAAGCCTTGCCGACTCGACAGGGATGATAATATTGTTCCATGCGATGACTTTGCCGATATGGTAATCATTCGTGATATGGAATACGCAAGAGGTCTTGTGGCAAACGACTACAGGTTTTGTGCAAGGGTATTCTTCGGGCAGATTATCTAAGGAGGTATATTTATGCGAGAATTTGTACGCAAGCTGATGGATAGGGATTGGTACCCTGAAGACGATGTTCCAGAATTTTCTACGATTGAAGAAGAGGACTTCTGGAAGCCGGGCGGATGGATTGATAATAGGTCACACTGGCAACAGTATGACGAAATGCCATGGAATGGATGAGTAATGAAGGTTATGGTCCTTGGGGACACACATGGTGAGACTCAGTGGCTGAAGAATATGGTTAATAAGGCCAAGCGAATGGGTTGTGACCGAATTCTTCAGGTTGGCGATTTTGGTATTTGGACTCACGAAGCAGAGGGTCACCGCTTTCTTGATACTGCAAATGAGGAACTACGACGAAATGGTTTGAAGTTGTATTTTCTCGGCGGGAATCATGAAAACTGGGACCACCTCAATTGGTGGGAAAAGAACAACGCGAAGTCTTATCACGGACACGTATATGTTAGGTCTCACATTCTTTATACCGGGCGAGTTAATCGTTGGGTATGGGGAGAAAAGGGTTCTGAGAAAGTTTTTCAGGTTGTAGGTGGTGCTGTTTCTGTAGACAAGAATCATCGTACAGTTGGAAAGACTCTGTGGCTTGATGAGGAAATTCCTGAGCGGGTTGTTTATGGACTTGAGAAGGCTAACCGTCCATGTGATTATCTGTTCACACACGATGCACCTACCTGTGTTCCGATGAGCAATTTGAAGCCTGACATTGATTCTGCTAGGCATCGTGGATATATGGACCGAATTGGGCGGGCTACCCGGCCGAACCTTTGGTTCCATGGCCACTATCATAAGTGGATGGAATATTCCTTTATGCACCAGCAGGGCTATTCATTTGTTTATGGGCTTGACCGCGATTTCCAATTTTACAGTTATGTGATTTTGGACACAGATTCTGATAGCGTAAAGATGGCAACTGGCAAGGTTATCGAGCACGGGAATTGAGTCATTTGCCATTTGAAAATAAACCTTCTATAATTGACTTTATGGAGGTTGAAGCCTCCGAAAGTTTGAAGGAGGTGTAACATTCAAATGGCAAATGATGAAAAGGCTCCAGAGTCACGTATCCTTTCTAAGGAAGAGCGTGCTGAGGCACTAAAGGCTTCTGATGCTAAGGCTGCAAAGCAGGAGTACAAGCCTTACACGTCAGTTGACGCCGTTGAACCACATGGTCCACATGGTGTTGAGGAGGCTGCCGCTAAGCGTGCTAAGGATGCTGGTGTGACTGACCCTGCCTTCGTTAATTACGAAGAGGCTCTAGAGAATTACCAGGCCCGTCCTGACGTTGAGCCACTAAATGAGCGTCGTGCTCGTGAGGGTGGTCGTGATTTCAACGCAGCTTCATTCCGTCGTGAGGTTGGAGGAACGGACAATGCAGGAGTAACCACTTCTGAGGACGTTTCTACAGATTCTGATGACGACAAGACAGCAAACAAGACTTCCGCTGTTCGTAAGCCTGCATCTAAGTAAGTCTAAGAAGTTTGGTGAAAACCCGGTGTTGACAAAGCGCCGGGTTTTTGCTTATACTAGAAAGCCAGGAGGGAAAATGAACTGGTGGTGTAAGAACTGTCATCTATGTGGAAGGCCAAAGGAATGAAGTACCAAGAGGCTGTCAGAGTTTGGGGAGCAAAGAGACTTTCAACAGACAAGAGGCATGTTAACCCTGATGATGTCATGGTATTCATGGACTTTGATGAAGGATTCGCGTGTTGCGGTGGAACCCAAGAAGGCTGTTATTGTTCTTATGCATATGGTCCTTCAGCAAATGTGGTAATTTCTGCCGGGAATTTGAGGGAGACCATCAATGTAGAAGACTTCAACTTTGTTGAAGTTGTAGGAGAAATTGTCAAGGCTGCCGATGGCATCTTGACAGACTAGGGCTTAGGCCCATAACCCGGTAGCTCAGTTGGTTTAGAGCAGCTTCCTTTTAAGTTGCAGGTCGTGGGTTCAAGTCCCACTCGGGTTACTCTTGACACAGACGTGTCAACTTTGTTAAAATACTTGTATGATGCAAATTGAACGAAAGGTAAAGACCTATGCCTAATCTTGGTTACAAGGCGGCACACCGATTTGTCCGTGAGCAGCGTTCGCTTGGAAACAACGTTCGTTGGGATGGATGGGATATGGTGTTTTGGAAGCCAACGCGCCATGGCTTCAACAGTGTTAACGGAGCATTTCTTAACGGCCGATGGGGCGTTGAGAGCAGGATTTCCGTTGATACTGACGGTGTGTGGAAGGTCCCTAATAAGAATGTCAAGTCTTCTCGATGAATTTGGACTAGACCCTGACGATTTTGAATGGCAAGACTTGGCCTTGTGTGCTAATATGCCTACATCATTCTTTTACGATAAATATGAGACTGATGAAGAAACGGCAAAGGCAACTGACCAAGTCTGCCTTCATTGTCCAGTAATGAAACGGTGTTTCTTTGCAGGTGCAGACGGAGAGCACGGTGTTTGGGGCGGGGTTTATTGGAATGGTGCTGGAAATCCAGAAAAGAATAGAAACTCTCACAAAACCCAAGAAATTTGGGATGAGATTCAAAGTGTGGTGAAAAACACATGACAAAATACACCACTGAGATTCAGAGAATCTTCAAGGGTTTTAAGCCACCTTATCCAAATTTTATTGTAGATATTGTTGAATTCAATGATTATCTCTCTTTGAGAGTGTATAAAGACAACATTGAGTCATTTAGTGAGTCGCAGAAAGTAGCACTTGCAGAATATCTCTACAGGGTTAGAGATGCTATTAGGTCCGAAGTCAACTGCCACATTGAGGGAGTTACCAATGCACCACCTTCTAGAAGAAACTGACCGAATGACCCGGATTCATATGATTGATGAGAATGTTCCGGGTTGGCTTATCCAAGAGAACGCATTTTTTTCGCGGGTCGCGTATGACTACCTTGGACACCATTATGAAATTGACGTTCTCAATGATGATTACATTGTTGTAGAACAGATTGGATATGAAAGCGATTGAGCGAAGTAGTATGCTACTGTTGTGGGGAGCAGCGCCATGAACTACGTGCGCACAAATCAAAACTTATTGCCGACAAAAAGTATATGTTCTGTTCTAAGTGTAAGGCTGCTGGTCATGAGCCTCGCTATGTTCTGATTCTTGTGGCCAGGGCGGAAGGAACAAATTCTGTTGCAGAATTTATTAGAGGCGGAAAGTATTGTGGGCAGGCTATTCTTGGGCGCGAGATGATTCCCTGACAATTGAAAAACGGGCGGGTTTTCCCGTCAACCCCGGTTAGCTTAACTGGCAAAAGCGGCGTAGTTATAATACGTTGGTTGTGGGTTCGAATCCCGCACTGGGGACCATAATAAATACGTAATTGGACATTTAAGTATTGCCAAGTTATACTTTTAATATGTCCAGACTAGTGAAATACGCTAGGAGTGTGTCCGAAAAACCGACAGAAGCTATCGAAGCAATTGTTGCTTTGGCTGTATTTTTGGCGGGGCTTTGGTTCCTTACTCCATATTATAAGCCATCTTCGTCTGTTCAGTCTCAGATTTGGGAAAGCGCACATATTCCTCAATATACTGGTGCTGTACAGATGGTTGTAGCAGGTCTTTTGCTATTTGCTCTGGTCAGAAAAGGTTGGGCAAGAAGGCAAATGATTCGTCGTCAGGCGACATTTGCCATTTTCATTCTCTATCTCTTCTACGGACTTTCCTCAACTATGATTCTAGGTTTGGGGAGGGTTTCATGGATTGCTACATTTGCACTGGCACTCATTTCAGGCGTGGCACATCTAAGGTTGAAGTGGGAGGAGGGTAATCATGCCAGAGATTAGTCAGGCGTGGCTTGCCCTGCTTGGGGCTTTGCTAGGTGGTTCAGGACTTAAGTTTATTGAGCATTGGCTTAGCCGTTCAAAGATTCGTGATGATGCTGCCGCGCAAATGAGGACTGAGCTTCGTGAAGAAATTAAGGGGCTTAGGGAAGAATTGCGCACAGTTGAAGATGAACTTGATAAGTGGCGAGGCAAGTACTATGAACTTATGGACGAATTCATGAAGGCAAAGGGAGACCTTGCCGAGGCTTTGCGCAATGCACAGAACAAGGCGAATGGACAACCTTGACCAGTGCAAGCGAGCGGAGCGCTATATCTCCGCATCTAAGAAGGGAGGTGTAAGTTTTGGCATATTATCAGATTTCCGGGTTTTACTATGATGATGATACAGACAATGTCTTTATCTATATCACTAAGCCTGTAGAAGTAGGATATGAGCATGCATTTGATGCACAGCCCGTCGATATTTATGAGGCTCAGATTTTCCTAGATGGTAACTCCACGCTTATTCAGAAGTGGCGTCCACCATCTGTTGATGGTGAGGTTCCGGGTGGTATCTATGGAAGAGAGGCAGACCCAAGCGGTAACGTAATTCTTCCGCTTGAAGATGCACCTGAGTGACGCTTGACAGACCATAATGGTTTTGCTAAGATAGAACATGCGAGAGGGAGAAAGACCCTCAACGTCTGTCAGTAGGCGGAGGCACTAGACAAGAGCTAGTCGCTTAAGATATACTGAATGGAGAAGAACCGCCACAAAGGGTTCTATGCCGCCATCGTATAACGGCTAGTACGTTGGGTTCTCAGTCCAGAAGTCGGGGTTCGATTCCCCGTGGCGGTACATGGCTAAGGATAAGTACAAAGTTGGAGATTCTGTCCGTGTTGGTTATGAAGGTAAGCGATATGGTGCTAGAGTCATGAAGATTACCGGCAATAAGGCAAGAGTTAAGCTTAATGAAGGTCCTCACGCCGGAAAAGAATTTGATGTAAACATTGATTAACCGCCCGTAAGGGCAATGCCCCCATCGTCTATGGGTTAGGATTAGAGGCTTTCAATCTTTAGGAGCGGGTTCGAGTCCCGCTGGGGGTACTTTGCAAGGTCATGTCTGACGCGCATGTTAAATACTGTCGAATTGGAGCTAGCCCAATTGAAAGTGCCTTGTTATTCCGTAGTGGTGTAATGGCTGCACGTCTCCTTGCCAAGGAGAAGGCTTGCGAGTTCGATTCTCGTCTACGGGACTTTCCGGCCGGATTCATAAAGAGTCCGGCATTTTTATTGGAGTAAATTATGATGCAGGTCACTCTTTGGAAGAAGGATAACGAACAGAGCGGTGTCTCTCTTTCGTATGTTGGTGATGAAGTTGTTCTAGAATTTGACTATACTGGAAAGCCCACAGCTCATTACTTCGATACGAAGGCGGAAGCTATTGGGTTTATTATCAAGCAGGCTTATGCTCTGCTTTCTCTTGGATATGAGGTTTTTGCGGAATGATTGTTAAGGGTTCTAAGGTTAAGATTAAGGACAATTACAGTGGTAACCTTTCCGATGTTATTGGAAAGGTCGGAACTGTGATTGATGTTGAGACTCCTAGTGATGAAGCAATTGAGCGGCGTTTCCTTCTTGATATTGAGGGTGGCTATGTTCATGAGGCCAGTTACTACCCTGGTGGCAAGAGGTACTACACTGCTAAGGCCATTGTTCATCGTAGTGAGATTGAGGAATACTCTTATGAGATGAAGGATTGCAAGGGTGTTCTTCTTGAGATTGGTGACAAGGTGGTGTATAGTGGTAACCGCCCCGGAATCATTGAGGGTGAGGTTGTTGACTTCAAGGACACTGAACACTCATGGTACAGTGGCACCCGTCAGGTCAATAAGGTTCAACTGAAGATTACTGGCAGTAATCGTCATAGTGATGGTGTTCGATACTTTGACAGTGAGACTTCTCGTCTTCAGTGGTTTGAGAACACTGACCGAATGATGATTGTCCAGAAGGCTATTAAGCCGGGTGATGTTTTTGATATGCGCAATCTTCGTGTGCTAGACTGCTGATATGAAGAAAAAGCCAAAGCCAATCGGTGGCGGACACTACACAGTATGTCGAGAATGCAGAGGAACAGGCAAACGTCTTCTGACTAAGAAGGCAAATAATCGACGTGGGCAGGCCATTGTTGCTGAAGATTGCCCAGATTGCCGGGACGGGACTGGAAGCAGTCGTGGATGGATTGCAGTCCCGCGTTGACACTCCTGGTTGCCTGTGGTAGTATTTAAGTGTGGGTCGAAGAAGAACGGTTATCAAACTAATTATGGGTAAACACATCGTTCTTCGCTTTTATATCCACACATGCGGATGTAGCTTAATGGTAAAGCCTCTGCCTTCCAAGCAGATTACGCGGGTTCGATTCCCGTCATCCGCTCTTTAGCCCCGGAAAAGTTCCGGGGCATTTTCATTTAGGAGAAGAAATGGCCACTGGTTATACAAGCAAGCTTCATGATGGCGAGCAGTCATTCAGCGATTTCGTTCTTGATTGTGCTCGGGCTTTTGGTGCATATGTTCATCTTCGTGACAACCTGAATACAGTAACTCTTCAAATTGAAGACCGCACATCTACATATGCTGGTTATGTTGATAAGTCTCAGACTGCTTATGACAATTTCACTGCCCTTACCGAAGATGAGCAGCGGCAGCAGTACAACAAGTATGTTGCTGATATGACAAAGTATTACTCTGACCAGAAGGTTAAGGATGCTGAACTTGCTAAGCGGTATGGCGAAATGCTTGGTAGGGTTATTGCATGGAATGTTCCTAAGGAGCTTAACAACCTTAAGGAATTCATGAAGGAGCAGCTTGAGCGCAGCATTGAATTTGATTGCAAGACATATAATTTCAATGCGCCTACATTTGAAGAGTGGCTTGATGATAAGGTTAGCTATCTCGAAAGGTCACTCAGAAATGATGTAGAAAGTCTAGAGAAGGAAAAGAAGAGGATTACAGAAGCACGTGCTTGGCATGAGGCTCTTCTGAAGGCTGCTCAGCAGTTCTGAAAAATCCGGGCGGGTTGGCTTGACTCGCCTAAGCTGCTATAATATACTCATGGAAGAAACAGTTTCATACAGCTTTGCTGTACAAATCTATCGTAATGACGCAGGCACCTACACATATGGTGTCTTTCAGGAAATTGAATCTGAAGAAGAGGACGACCTACAGTTGCTAGAAGTTGGTGAAGCTGATACAATCAACGAAGCAGCAGAGATGGTTGGAAAAAGTTTGAAGACTCTATTTCCTGCGTGATTTTTGACCCTTTCGTAAAGGGTCTTTCCCCTATGGTCTAATGGCAGTGACGCGGGTTTTTGGTGCCTGAGGTGTTAGTTCGAGTCTAGCTGGGGGAGCTGTCTAAAAAGGAGAAAATAATGCCTGATTGGGTAGTTACGGTAACAATCATCTACTATCTTGTGGCAGCCATTATGATGTTTATGCTCTTGTGTGGTATTGACAAGTATGATGGATTTATACCGAGGTACGGTATGTACCGAGGAGCTACATTGGAAATTGCAGTAAGACTTCTTATTGCGGCATTTTGGCTTCCATATGCTCTGTTCTTTTACATTCGCGGTCTGATTAGAGGAGACTGAAATGCTTTGGCTGCTTATCGTTTTTCTGGCCGGGTTTGCTATTATGATGGCTGCAATGGGTCCATGGATTTACCGAGCATTTAGGGAAAGCATCCATGACGGATTGCTGATTCTACTGTTTGCAATTATTCTTGGAACGCTCTTTGTTCCTCTGTCTGTTTTTGGCATCATTGCCATGATGTTCCCTAAGAAGGATTAAGATGGAAATTCTGTTCTGGGTTTGGGTTATTCCTGCCGCTGTATTTGCGATTATCCTTTCACTCATGGTGTTTTGCTTTGCTATGATGAATAGTCAGTCTGGTGACCAAGTTGGAGCATTTCTGACTCTTCTGCTGATTCCTGTTGTTATTGCTGGTTCATCAATTTGGCCGGTTTCCTTCCCGATTGTTTCTTATCTTGGATATCGAGATGAGAAGCGTATTAAGAAGGTTAATGCTGAATGGCAGGCTAAGCACGGTCTATGAACAACCCGCCCGGAAACGGGCAAGCTTTGAAGGGAGATTGTTATGGGATGGGTGTTGCTGGTTGTCGTCTTGGTTGCACTGTGGTACCGTAGCAACTACAAAGGCGCAATAAAAATGTATGAGCATGAGAAAATGCTCAACAAACTAGCCCAAGGTGAAAATTACCGAAGGCTTGTGGGATTTACTCATAACGGTAGGAAGTATAAGGCCAGGGTTAGGCGCTGGGATGTTGACGAAGCCGGGCCGGATATGGCAGAGTTGTGGTGTATTGAAGGTTCTAATCCAGACGGATGGACCGAATATTTTTTGTGGAATAAGAAGGACTTGAAGTTCCTATGATATTCTTTATCATTGCATATACAGTGGTTGGAATGTATGCAACTCTCCTTGCATGGGGTCTTGCGACTATTGATATCCGGAAGCGAGACATTTCTTTGCTTGGGGCAATTCGTTCTATTGCCATAGGAATTTTCTGGCTTCCTTGTTTGATAATCTGTCTAATTTGGGTTGGATGGGAATATCATACAAAGTAATAAACTGCCCGAAAGGGCAAGCTTTCATAACAGGAAGGTTGACAATGGACATCCTTTTTAGCTTCTATATGGTTGGCGCAATTGTAATGCTCTGCTTTGTAATTCTATGTATGTTCCTTGCCGTAATGGGTGGGGAAATTCCATGGAATTGGTTTGTGCAGGCTGTTCTTATCGCAGCAACTTGGCCAATCATGATTGCATGGGGATTGGCTGCTGTTGTCTGGAATAAGATTAGGAAGTAAATGGATTTTAAAACTCTGCATGAATCAATTCCCTATGCAACTGGGGATAAACTTCATGTAATGGAAATGAAGCCTTATCCCAATATTACATTGTCAATGCCTGGACGGCATCAAAACGATACTGACCCTAAGGGCGGAGATTTTGTTGTCATGGTTGATGATGTAAATAAGGGTTGGGTGAAGCATCAGTTTACTCATGGTGACCTTTGGCATGACCTTGAAAAGAAGCTCTGGGCTCATGGTCCGGAGGCTAAGGAATTGATGAGAGATTATGCCAAGGTTGTCCGTGGTGCAGACCCTGAGTCTACTGGTTGGGATTTTGAGAACGGTCTTATTTCTGAGACGCTAGAGGAGTGGTGGGGGCATACGCTGTTGCCTCAGACATTTTTGTACGCTGTTCAGTGCCTAGCTGTGGCTGAACACCGCCGCTATTGGCCTCATGAGTGCAAGGGTGGCGGAAGGTACTTGCCAGCACGCTTCTCAATGGGTATCATCGAAGGAAAGTGGTCCGCCGAAGATGCTGAGAAGTTTCAATATCGTGGCAGACAGGGACTTGAGAATCTGATTAAGGAGAAGGGCAGGCCCACTCCGCTTAAGAAGTTCGCCGAAAGCTAATTTTGGCGGGTTTACGGGACCTTTCGTAAAGGGCCCGAAGCTGATACAATGAAAGGCATGATGACACAGAATCCAAAGGCTACTGAGAAAACAGTTACCTTGACACTGAAGATTAAAGCGGATAACATGGCTGAGGTTTACGGCCGGATTGCAGAGATTGTAAAGTCTGCTGAGAATTCCGCAGATGTTGTTTCAGTAGATGTAAGGGACGCAACCCCTAAGATTACTATTGGGGCAACGCGTGAAGCAACTTTCTGAAGAATTGGCCACCCACTTCCTTGCTAAAGATTATAAGTGGAAGTTCGATTATGGCTATGCCAATCCCGACGCTGATGACATTGAAAAGGCTCTTCAGAAAGCCGTGCTAATGTTGACAGAACACGATGACAATACTCAACTTGAGGTTGGGCATCTGCTGTTTAAAAAGCGGACAGGTGTTATTGACGTGTTTGTTCATGCAGGAACAATTGGAGAAAATAATGAAGACAGCAACGTTTGAGTATACTGATAAGACCGACGTTGATAGCAGTCTTGCCACGACTGTATATTACAATTCTGGCAATGAGACGATGGCCATTGAGTTTCACAATGGCGGGTCTGCAATTTACGGCAGCGTGCCCGAGGGATTTTACAAGGGATTTGTAACCCTTGAAAGCATCGGCGGAACGTACAACAGTTTCGTTAAGAAGACTTTCCCTAATGTAAGTGATGGGACTGTTTACGATGTAAACTATGTTGACGTCAATTCTAAGAAGCCAACTCATCGCTATATGGTGAAGGGTTATGTACGCCACTTCGGTACATTTACGGCCGGAAGTGATGAAGAGGCACGTCAGCAGTTCCTTGACAGCCTTCATGATGATGGCTATGATGGTGCCGACCTTGCGGTAACGGAGGTGTACATTCTTGAGTCAGGTTCATAATGCTCGGTCTATTGCTGAGCTAACGGAACTGATGAACAACAATGATGAACTTGTTGTTGATTTCAGTAAGTCAGTTGGTTGTGTTTACTGTACTAGGCTGAAGCCTCATTTTGAAAAGGCAGCCGCGAAGTCTGATAAGACTTTTGTGGTTGTTGACCTTCTTGAGGTTCCTGATGCCATTAATGCATATGGTATTCAGTCAGTCCCTACTGTTCTGCACTTTAAGGTAGGGGAACAGACTGCTGTTATTACTGGCCGAACATCCGTCACAATCCTCAGGGAGCTTGGCGAATAATTCGGGGCGGGTGTAAAAACCCGCAAGCTTTCAATTTTAAAATTTAAAGGAGAATCAGATGCTTAAGGATTTGGACCTTCCTGCTCTTCCTGAGAATATGCGATGGAATTTTCGGCGGGTTGAGCTTGATTATGTACTTCCAGTACTTTCAATTCAATATCTTAAGAAGCCCCGCTTTGGTAAGGCTAGGTGGGAAGACCTTGATTCAGTTGCTCCTAGCAAGTCATTTGCCAATTACTCAACTGAGAATGCTATCCTTAAGGCAGCAAAGGTTCTCGTTGAACGAAATGGCCTTGACAAGGAATTCTTCAAGTACTTCGGCACCAAGCCCTAGAGTGGAGACAGAATGCTAAGTGATATTGACCTTCCTAAGCTTCCTCATGGATATCGATGGAGGCTGTGCAATAAGTATAATCCAACACTTTATCTTGAAGCCCACGTTGCATTCGGTCTATACAATTTTGTAGATTCTGAACTTCTTGACAAGAGTCTTGAAGATGATGATGAAATTCGAAAGAATATTCTGAGTGCGGCAGAAAAGATAAAGTCTGATATGCATGGCTTGCTGTATCCGACAAAGAACAAGAAGTATTATAAGTACGAAGGGACTATTTAATGGGCAACTATGATTTGGTAATTGCTAAGGCTAAGGCTTTTCGCGGAGAGACCTATGTGGGTCTTTTGAGAGAGATTGCCGATTTTGCAGAGGCTGTCAGTCACCGGGTGATTCTTGGTATAAATATCGAGGCGAATGCGGAAGATGATGAGTTTCCTCTGACAGCATATGTGATGTATGAAGATTGATACAATTGGGCTAGGGAGAAATCCCTGGCCCTTTTTGTATTTGAAAGGAAATTAATGAAGACGATTCATTACTACTATGACAAGCTGGGATTTGAGGAAACTCATGAAGGCTCTGCACATAGTTGTATGATGAAGGGATGTGTGCGTGAGCGCAAGTATTATGCTAGCGTCCCCACAATAGACCCCGGACCGGATGTACCGGACCCGTGGATGTTCAACCGATATGCGGAGTAAAAAATGCATGTAGTACCTAGATTTGATGGAGAGTACTTTTTCCTCAGCAACTTTTTTGAGGCTCCCACAATTTTTTCTATGAATGGTGAGGAGGTGTCCATGCCTACAGGAGAGCATGCCTTCCAGGCCGCCAAGTGTCACGCCATGCTTGACACAGCCAAGAGGAGGGAGTATGTTCTTTCGGTAGCCAACGCACCATCACCCGGTAAGGCAAAGTATCTTGGTCGTTCTGTCAAGATTGACACCCGTAAGTGGGATGATATCAAGGTCGAATGTATGCGAGAGGTTGTCTGGCAAAAGTTTTATCAGCACACTGACCTTCGCGGGGAACTATGTATGACTGATGATGCAATGCTTGTGGAAGGAAATGACTGGGGCGATACTTTTTGGGGTCGCGTAGGTGGCAAGGGTTATAATAAGCTCGGTGTCATTTTGATGGAAGTGCGTGGATTCTGGCTTTGGCAGGGTAGGCGCAATCAATTGGAGATGGGTTCATGAGTGACTTAAAGTTTTCAAGAGGGCAATTCGTTCAGCTTGGTGATATTTCAATGATGAGAGGTAGAATCATTGAAGCAAAGCCGGGCAGGAAGAGAAATAAGTACAAGGTAAGAATGATTTATCAAACTGGTCCTATTAGAACATACTGGGAAAGTCAATTGAAGTTGTGTAAGGAACAGAGATGGCTTTGAGGTATCGTAAGGCACAGCGTCTTATTGCATCCCGCCGTTATTCGCGGCGGGTCCGTAATAGATGGCGTAAGTACGGTTGTTCTTGTAACAACCACAACATGAGAGGTGATAAATGAGTAATCGACAGCCTAACTTCAAGAATAATGAATGGGTCGAGTATAATGGTAGGCAAGGACAGATTACAAAGGTCTGGACTACTGACCCTAGGGCACCAAAGTACACTGTTAAGTTTTCTGATGGGAATCGCATTCTTAGTGAAGGACAGCTAAAGCGAGCATGAAGTATAACGTAATTGTACAGACGGATGGAAAGCACGATACATACAAGGTATATTCTCACAGACTTGAGAATTACTGTCTTGTTCTGAATTTCGGCAGGCTTGAGAAATCAAAGGCTCCGGAAGAGATTGCTATTCCTGTTTTTACGTTTGATTTGTTCTACACTGAAGATATTGATGAAGCCTAAGTACAAAAAGGGCCAGATTGTAACAGGTCCAGGTAACATTTCTGCAACAATTATTAACATTCTGTCAGATGCGGCGGGATTTAAGTATATCGTAAAGCCAGATGGCAAAAATCCTGTCATCTGGAGAGAGCACGATATCAAATAGTTACCAAGAGAGGGGTTGACAGCTCCTCTCAAGCTAGTTAGAATAGAAAAAGAATAAAACAACTTATAGCAAAGATATAGAATCAAAGAGAATAGATAATAATTATGACTATTTCGCTAGTGGTTCTCTTCGGCATCGCCCTTGTGGTGTGTATTCTGAAGGACAATATGGGTAAGCTCCACGCGTTCATCGCTGTGATGTTCGGGCTTTACCTTGGTTCTACTGGAGTTGGACCTTCTCTCAAGGAGGGGACTGAGAATTTCCTCCATTGGCTGAGTCAGATTCAATTCTGATTTGGCGGGGTTTCGTAAAGAGACCCCAAGCTTTGTCTACATAAGGAGAGATATAATGCGCGAGTACCCTAAGATTGATAATCTGTACAAGCGTAATCCTGAGAAGAAGTCAGAGCTTCTTGTCGGTACATATACCCGGCCGGAATTTTCTCTGATTGATGCTTGGGATGTTACGGAGAAGGTTGACGGTACAAACGTTCAGCTGAAGTTCCACAGGGTTTTTAACGGCTCGTTTGATATTAATGGGCGTACCGAGCGCGCGCAGTTTACCATTGGCCAGGAGAATTTTCTTGAGGAGCTTGGTGACAGCATTCGCGGTAAGGTTCTTCACACCATTAATGCATTCAACCTTGATACGCTGACCATCTATGGTGAGCTATATGGCCCAAGGATTCAGTCTGGTGGGAATTATTCTACTGAGCTTGGATTCCGGGCATTTGACATGATGGTGAATGACAAGGTATGGTTGGCACCTGAGGATGTTCGTAAGAACGCCGAGTACTTTGGTGTTGAGCAGGTTCCTAACCTGGGGACAATGACTACTGAGAGTATCTTTCTGATGGTTGCCGGGGGATTTAAGTCCACCTTTGCAATCAATGAAGATTATGATGCAGAAGGTGTTATTGCAAAGCCGCCGTGGAATCTGTATGACCAGCGTGGAGAGCGGGTTATGTTTAAGCTCAAGACGTGCGATTTGAAGCATCTGTAAAGATGCGGCCAGATGAAAATCTGGCCAAGCTTTTTCCCCTTTCGTAAAGGACATATAATGACAAGAATTCTTATTGGTTCTCAGGCAATGAAGTTCTGGTTTGGGGAGCATTTCCCAAGAACGCCTAGCGATACAGATTGCTTTTCGGATGAATTTATTCCAAATGTTGAGTCATTCTGGCATCCGAAGCTTTCTGAATATGAATGGAAGTTTGGGATTGTTGCTTCCATTGAAGAGCTATACACCATCAAAGTTTCCCATGCTTTTTGGTTTCATGGTGACCGCAAGTGGTGGAAGCATATGTACGATGTGAAGTTCCTTCAGGACAAGGGGTACGACCATCTTGTTCCTGAGCTGTATGATATTCTGTATAGTATTTGGGTTGAGCGTCATGGAAAGAAGAAGGCGTTTCTTAACGTACCCGCCGATGAATTTTTCAATCCAAATGTGGACCGGATTTATGAGCATGACAGCATTCATCAGTCTATTGCCTATTATGATGAACCGCTATTCAGCAGAATTTTGCGGGACGGGCATGAAGTTATGGTAGATGAATCAAAGTTCTGGTCTCTCTCACAAGAGGATAGGTTCAAGCTTGTCCGTGAAGAGGTGTACGCAACGGCTCTAGAACGAATTCTCATCCCCAGCAATTATGTGAAGAGTCCTAGAGGCGCCTACAATTGGGCAATGCGGAAGACAATTACTGACTTCTCAAAGGGTTGGTTTCCCAAGTTCATCGTGCTACACTGGAATGAGCTGTACCGGCCGGATGTTGATTACTTGAAGATTCATCTGAATAATAAGGATAAGTTGATAACGCTATGAATGATTTTGTAACTGAATTTGAACAGTATCTTGCCAAGAATTGGGAGTTTAAGTTCAGGTATGGTACCTTCCATGGAACCTTTGGATTTTATCAGGTTCTTTGGTCCGGTGATGCTATTGAGCTGAATACCCTATATGGTAAGGCTAAGGTTGTTGAGCGTTCTACTGACTATGCAGATGGTCAGGAAGAACGAACCATGGTTGTTAAGATTGGTGACCGATTCGTAAAGAAGGTTGGTTACTACGACTCATGGGACAGTTCAGATTGGGATGGCTCTATTACTGAGGTAAAGCCTGTAGACAGGATTGTCACGGTTTATGAGCCAGTCTGATATCCCGCCCCGAAAGGGGCAAGCTTTCTGATTGGAGAATAACATGACTAAGTTCAGTGCTGCTCAGGTTGAGGCGGCTATTGAGGAAGAGTTTGACGGTTATCCCGAAGAATTCTATGGTGAGGTTGGCACGGATGGCTACGAATTGACCATGCTTGATGGTGCAGTGGCTTATGGTGTTGCCCGTGAAGGTGGTTATGAAGGCGGCGGGGATTACATGGATGTAGTCTTTCGAATTGGACAACAGTTTTTCCGTAAGCAGGGAACACACAACTCTTGGGATGCTAGCTATTGGGATGGCACTCTCGAAGAGGTTGAGCCTTATCAAGAGACTGTTACAAAGTACCGGGCGGTTTAATGTATACTAAGAATCAAATTCAAGATGCAATTCTTGAAGACTATGATGGCGATTGGTCAGAGTTCCTTTACATGGTGAATGACAGTCATGATGAAGAGGCAGAGCTTCCGTCACTTGGTGTAAAGGCAATTGGTGTTGAAAATGGCGGAGAAAAGTATCTCTGGGAAGTTTTCAAGGTTGGTGACCAGTATTTCCGCATGAACGGCACTCATGATTCTTATGAGGGTTCTATGTGGGATGGAGAGCTTGAAGAGGTTGAGCCCTTCAAGAAGACTGTGGTAGACTATCGTTCTAAGTGACGGTGCTGCGGGGCAACCCGCAAGCTTGGAGGTATTATGAAGTTCAAGTATAGAATTTGGGTTACAGAGCGTGAGCGCGGTTGGGGTGAATCTTGCTGGACTGAAGACTTTGATACACCAGAAGAGGCCCAGGAAAGAATTAACAAAATTAATGAACGTAATAAGCCTGGTCCTGTTCCAGATTACTATATTCAGGCAGACAATGAAATTCGCGCTGTTCGAGTAGCTTGACATCTGATATGAAGGGTTGGTAATATCTGACCATGAGATATGAAGTTCGAGAAGATGTAGACCGATACAACAAGCCTACGGGACAGTGGGCTATTTGGGATACACATGAAGGCAAGGCGACAGCCCGGTTTAGTGAAAAGGCCAGGGCTGAAGAGATTGTCGATAAGTACTATGCCGCACAATTCGCGGCTGAATCTGCTGCGGAGTAAACGTGTCTGTTGAGTTTAACACCTTTTGTGCTGTTGGGGATAAGGAAATTCCTGCTAAGCTTTTCTATAGCAGTGATGACCCTGCTGTACTTGAATTCACATTCTATAATACTGGTAAGACCACAACATCCGCCCGGTGGATTTTTGCCCGGGATTTGATTCATGATGCATTCAATTCAGAATGCGGAGAATCAGGGATTGGTGATATCAGGGTAGAAGCAGACAATGAATCCGTTTTGTTCTGGATTACCTCAAATGACGGAGATGCTTTGGCTACATTTGAGCGGGCGGTCATTGATGAGTTTATGGAATGTGTATATGATGAAGTTCCCGAAGGAGAAGACCACTACGAAATCCCGGATGAATTTCCTGAGGAATGGCTAGTGTAAAACTCTTGAGGTACAATAGACTCAGGAGGCAATATGGAAGGTGAGCTAATTTCCGTGGACCAGGTATGGTTTGGAATTCGAGAACCAGAATGGTGGCCGGAAGACGAAGAAGATTTTGAAGAAAGACTTTTTGTGCCAAAAAAGGTGACCTTTCGTAAAGAGCTAAAAATTCGGCGCAAAAATTAGACCTTTCGTAAAGGGCCTATTTGCCCCATTCAGGGGCAAGCTTGAATGTATATATGAACACGCATGCGTGATACCATACTTCGGTTGAGGAATCAAGAGGTTGACATCTTCCCTCTGCTCCCGTAGTGTCTGACCCATCGAAGCAACCCGCCCAAAAAATTGGGGGTTGACAGCAAGAGACAAGACAGCTAAAGTAGGACTCAAGAAACCAACAGGAGGTCAAAATGAAGGTGTCCGTTCGATTCAACAAGAGCACGGTTAAGAAGACCTCTCGCTCTAAGGTTGGCGGGATTGTTGTCAAGCGTCTCGGCAAGGTTCGTGACACCCACGTTGCCGGAACTGTTGTGCTTAAGAAGGTGCATTTTGGCCGGACTCTCCTTGGTGAGGTGATTGAGGAGACCGACAACATCTTGACCCCCCGTGCTGAGGATGGTATGTTTTCTCGTGCGGTGAAGAACTGGAATCGTGCTCGGTTCATCGGCTCTCTTGGTGGATACTACAACACCAGGACTGGTGAGCGTGTGATGGATGCCGAGTATGTTTACATGGCTGGTTCTGACATTTACTACACTGACTGAAAAGGAATAGTTAAATGGCTACGGAGCGTGAATACCTTATTAGCATCGGTCTCGCTAAGGAAGGACGCGGGCGGTTTTCTTCTGAAGCTAAGGCTGCTTTGGAAAAGGCTAAGTCTGAGGGTATGGTTTTTGACCTGACCCCGGCTGAAATTGCTAAGCTGGAAAGGCAGAATAGGACAAAGAGGGTCAAGGAAGTTTCTCCTAAGCCTGTGAGTGTCCGTCGCCCCACTCAGGATGAATACGACGTCAAGGCTGTTCGTGCATGGGGTGAGCAGACTGGGGCTATCGAAAAGGGAAAGCGCGGTAAGCTTTCTACAGCTCTTATCAACGCCTACCTTGCATCTAACAAGGTTGAAAAGAAGGTGGCCGTTAAGAAGTCTGCTGTAAAGAGGTCTATTGTCAGGTCTGAGACGGTTGGTTATACTTTTGCCAAGCGTAAGGATACTGACCCGGCATTCATTTCGGAGCCGCTGGTTGCCGTGATGACTTGCGGGAAGTGCTCTCGTGGGGTATCCTACTGTGGATGCCAGGATGGTCCGGTTGCCCCAAGTTATCTTGGTGGTCAGCCTCTGATGTTGACCCGCCCGGTTAAGTAGGGTAACGTTGTTGGGGAGGATAAACCTCCCCAACTGAGAGGAAAAAATGTACGGAGACAATTCATATCGGCCGGATTATCCTGGTGCTAGGCTGACGAATCACCAGCACCGTGGAAATAGGCGCGATAATGCTGCGATTAACAAGCTTCTTGACTCCATTACCAATGTGGATAGCAATGTCATTCAGTTGGCTAATGCTATGGTAAATACTGCTAGTCCAGGAGTTCGCGGTAGGCTTATGGATTTGGCAATTGCCATTATCTTTGCCGAAGCAGATGCATACGTTTATCAGAATGATGATTCTGATGGACCGAAGAACGCCATGGTTTTGGTTGACACTATGAACCAGTTTGGCATCCAACTGAAGCCTTGACAGGCACCGAAGCACCTGCTAGTCTTTAATCAATCAAGCAAGACAAACCGAGGAGAAAAAATCATGGTTGCTGCTGTTGAGACCTACAAGGATATGGCTGCATTTGCTTCCCTCCGTGAGGAAGCTTGGCATGGACTTGGTACGGTGTTTGACAAGCCGGTCACCACGTCTGAGATGTTGGACCTTGCTCACCTTTCTAACTGGAATCTTCGTATGGTTCCACTGGACATCGATGGTGAGTATTCTGACCGTATCGAGTACAAGATTCTTCGCGACAATCCGTTCATGAAGCGCGTTGACCGTCTTGGAATTGTTGGGCGGCGCTATAAGCTTTTCCCGAACGAAGAGCTTTTCGCCTTCGGTGACAATCTGACCAATCAGAGGCGCCGGTGGGAAACGGCTGGTAGCCTTGATGGTGGCCGAACGGTATTTGCAACTCTTGCCGATACGGAAGACATTGTTCTTGACCCGAATGGCGCAGGAGATATCATTAAGAAGTATCTTCTTCTGAAGTCTTCTCACGATGGTTCTGGCAAGATTGTTGCCAAGCGTATCAACACCCGTGTTGTTTGCAAGAATACTCTGAACATTGGTCTGAAGGAGAATGGCGCGGAATTCAGCATTCGTCACACTCAGAAGCTGGAAGGCCGTCTTGCTGAGGCTAAGTTGGCTCTAGGGTTTGCTGAGGATTACGATGAAGAGTTTGAGGCTGCCATGCAGACTCTTTACGCCAAGGATATGACCATGGTGGAATTCGAGCGGATTGTTCTGGCCGAATTCCCTGAGCCGGATGCCGAAAAGGCTGGGGCTTACACTCGGTGGGAAAACAAGATTGATACTATTCTGGATGTCTGGGGAGACTCTACCAAGTCTGTCACTGACCTTCCGAATAACGCCTACCGTGGTCTTCAGGTTCTGACTGAGCACAACCAGTGGTTCCGTAACCTGCGAAATGAAGAGGGAACGGATACTCCGAATCTGGAGAACTTCCATGCTGCTGGAATGGGTATGGAGGCAAAGACGAATGAGTTCCGGACCCGGGTCTTCGGCCGGATGATGGAATTCGCAACTGCCTAATCTGTGAATAGAGGGGCTATCTCATAAACGGGATAGCCCCTCAAGCTTTTGTATTGTATAATGAGGAGATAAAGCGATGGCAGAGTTTCTGCTTTCTGTAGTTGGGAGTGCAGTAATTGCCGGGGTTATTGAGGCAATTGCATTCATGACTGGCCATGACCCGAATTACTTCGTTGTCTGGCTTTTTGTATTCCTTGCATGGTGGGGTATCTTCCTGATTGATGCAGACCTTGACTTTTAGGAATACATGGGGAAGTAATTCCCCAAGCTTGAAGGAGGAATGAAATTGAAACTGCCAATGTTCACCAAAGCTTTGGAGACAAAGGTAATCGAAGAAAGGGTATTCGTTGACCTAGAGCATCTAGTTCAGCTATTGTTTGATATCTCGAATGAAACATCTATTGCAGCAACTAAGAACAGGGACCCGGCATTGGGTGCCATGACTCTTGGTGTGACGACCATCGGACAGGCTCTAGATGGGGCTCTGACAGCCCACAAGGAAGCCAACGGACTTACGGAGCAACCGAAGCCTTGTGGAGTCTCACGGCCACACCCTAGCCATTTGAGGATGCTGGACCGTAAGAGGGTTCGTTGTCCTGGTGTTGACCAGCCTGATTAAACATGCTACACTAGATACATTCGTTAGGTTGAATAACCAACGCCTTTCTTTCAAATAGATTCCGGTACTCCTATCAGTCTAATCAGGCAAGGAGCTAAGCAACAAGTCGGCTGTTGTGCCGGAATCTCTTCATATCAGCAAACATAAACAAGGAGGATTAACATGCCTACGGTTTACGATTACGATGACGAGACTGGTGACTTCAAGGTCATTGATGAGCCAGAGCAGCGTACTTTTGTTGATTCTAGCTTTGATTTTGACCCTTATAGTTACATTGAGAACAAGTAAAAGGAAATACATTGGCTATTGTTAAGGTAAGCACCACTCAGCGGAATGCGTCTGTTGTTAATGTTCAGGCTTGTGTGTTTGGTGTAGAGTCTGAAATTCTTCAAGCAACTGACCCTAAGAATATCATTATTGAATTGATGGGTGCTCCGGAAAAGATTGCTCAAATTGTTGGCCGAACGGGTTCCCGAATTGTGGCACAGGTTGACCGTATGCCACGGGACATGAACGCAGAGTAATCTTCTGGTGGGGCTTGACAGCCTCACCAAGCTTAGGTAGGGTTCTCTCAAGAAGCCCGGAAGAAAGGCAAGGAAAAATGGCTGACCCTAACTCACTTGATGGAGTGTTCGAGAGCTGGAAGGGAATCTGCTGGATTTGCGATAAGCGAGTCAAGCGAACTGTAGCCAGTCGGGACCACATCATTCCAAAGTCTCATGGTGGACCTAACCATGCGGCCAACTACGCTCTTGCTCACAAGATTTGCAATGAGCGGCGGGGTAATGATACACACCTTCCTAGTGTTACTGAGGCACTTCGCATTCTGAACATTTGCCAGAATGACATTTGTGGCCGGTGTGGAATTGAAAAGCAGAACTGTGGTATGATTCTGTTGGTTCAGAAGGGAACATCCCGCTGGATTTTGACAGCAGTGTGCCTGATGTGTAAGCTTATGGACCAGACAGCTTCGGATGAAGAGCGATTTTCATCTATTCCATTTCAAAAGAAGAGGATTGAGAGAGTTTCTATGGATGACATGTCTGTTGTTGACACCCTGACTCCTGCTCAGCTTGAAGAGGGCGACTATGTTCTTTTCCGGGCCGGAAAGAAGGAGCATGTGGGAGTCGTATCCAGTCTTCCCACCGATAATGGGACTTTCTTTTCTGTGGAAATTCATGATGATGAGCGTGACGAGAAGGTTGTTTACAATCTGAGTGTTGACGCTGAAATTAGCCTTCTGATGTACACTCAGATGGCTGTTTGATAAATTGGGGCGGATTTATTTACAATCCGCCCCAAGCTTATTTAAGGAGATGCAATGCGAATCATTGAATGGCTTTTCAAGCTGGTAATTTACACCACCTGTGGTGTTCTTGGCGGCGTGGTAGGTTTCTGGGGTTCAGTGTGGATTGTGTCACACATGTGACCACATCACGGGGTTGACGTTCAACCCCAAGCTTGTTAGACTTGCACCAACGAATGGAGGTAAAGATGGAATCCACTAATGGAATGAAGCTTATTTTTACACGGCATGCAGAGGAGCAGATTCAGGCTAAGGGATTCGACAAGGATTTGATTGTCTCTGAATTCCCGAATGTGACCGAAGACAAGATTTCTCCGAATAAGAAGTTTGAGGGGCAGTTCCGAGTAGTTGTGGGAGATGTCTGCCTTGTCGGTGCTCCAATGTACGGCATGTTTAGGGTGTTTACTTTGTATGAGGATGGTGTGATGACACCCCCTCGCCCTGACCAACTCAATACTATTGAGGGCCAGCGGTATGCTCACCTGTATGAGAAGATGCAGCGTGAGAAGAATCGTACGGCAAACAATGGGAATATGAAGCGGAAGAATGAATACTGGCCGCGAGTTCATGAGCGTCGTAGTGAGATTGGTCACAGGCTCATAAAGTAATTGTAAGTATGGTACCCTAGTGAAATCCGTTACCCCAGAAATGGGGTAACGCGCACTAAACTTAGGAGATATTTTAATATGTATAAGAAGACTGCGGTAGTCGGAAGTCTGATTGCCTCAACACTGGTAATGGCTGTTCCGGGAAATGCGGAAGCCGCCACAATTCAGAGTAAGGCAGTAACCGTTGCAAAGGGCAAGATTGGTTCCCCATATAAGTGGGGTGCTAAGGGCCCAAGCAAGTTCGATTGCTCAGGTCTGACATGGTATTCCTTCAAGCAGGCTGGTAAGAATTGGAAGTATAAGCCTACTAACGGAATGCGAAAGTATCAGACAAAGGATATTACAGTCAATGAACGTAAGCCTGGTGACCTTATCTTTTTCAGGCGCAAGGGTTCATCTGATTGGAGCCATGTTGGAATCTACGTTGGTAGTGGATACATGGTGAATGCGGTAAATGGTAACACGTATAAGGGTGTTCGCAAGGGTAAGGTAAAGGATGGCTATTGGAACAAGTATTACGTCATCGATTACCGCCGCGTAAAGTAAGACCTCAAAATCAGAAATACGCGGGGTGTTTTCCCTTGACACCCCGCAAGCTATGAACAACCTAATTATTGCAGGAATCGCATCCTTTGTCATGGCATTTGTTTGCCTGATGGCTTCTACAATTCTAGAGGGGTTCGAAATGTTTGCTGCCGGATTTTTTGCGGCGGCTGTGTATTGGATACTTGCAGGCATGTTGCCCGATGGTGTTGACAGCCCCGAAGCAAGCGAGTAGGGTAGTAACCAGAAAGCTTCAATTTGAGGAGAAAAAATGTATCACAAGATTGCCGCTAGGAAGTCACTCGCTGCACTGGCTAACTTCTTTATCTGTGCTGTAAATGCCTCAATTGCATGGGTTTCCTACAATGCAGGAAGCTCATTGTATGGAGTGAACATCGTTTTCAGCATCTTCAGTGGAGTCCTTGCCCTTGGTAACTTCTTCGGTTATCTTGAGGCCAAGGATAGGGCGAATGCCGAAGACATGTACAATGAGGTTTATGGCCGTCGTCGTTAGCAATACCGGCCCGAAAGGGCCAAGCTTTCTGAATAGGAGAAGAAATGCCTAAGGAAACTGTCAAGTACGAAATCGAGCGGATTCCCAATGGAATGTACCGCAGTTCTATCACTCGTAAGCTAAATGGCGAGTGGAAGGAAATGCATCGCGAGATTACCCACACAATGTGGGGCGGAAAGTTTCACTGTAAGCGCTGGATTAAGAAGTGGGCTAACGGAAACTACCGGCAGCACAGCTATATGAACCTTGTGACTGTTGACCGTAAGTGGTAAACCGGCAACATCGCCCCGGAAACGGGGCAAGCTTCCCAACTAACTAAGGAATGTAATGAAGACTTACAAGGCTCGAATTGCTGCTGTCATTCTTGTTGTCGTTGGCTTCACTGGTGCTCACGTGAGGAACGATTGGATTGGAAATCTGACAGTTGTGGGAATGCTCATCGGTTCCTGGGTAGCGATGAATCTCATCATTGATAACATTAAGGATGAGAAGAGCAGCTAAAAATCCGCCCGGCTTTATGTCGGGCAAGCTTTCCTTCTAGATGATAATTGGATATCAATACTAGGAGGACAAAATGAAGATATGGGTTATTACGACAGAGTGCGCTTGTGGATGGTACTCTGGAGAAGAAATCGCTGGAGCCTACAGCACTGAAGAAAAGGCTAAGGAAGCCTTGAAGGAATTCAACGGAGAATTCTATTACATCAGTGAACTGGAGGTAAAGTGAAGGTTTGGCTGGTAAGTGAAGGTAATTGCAACTGCTGCATGTATGTTGCGGCTGTCTTTTCAACAGAAGAGAAGGCTAAGGCTTACGAAACTGACAGCGAATTCGTAGAAATTAACTTTCACATTGTAGATGAAGGGGAATAAAATGGCTAGGTTCTTTACCAGCGATACGCATTTTGGCCATCAGCGTATTATAGAGCTGTGCAATCGCCCATTCAGTTCTGTTGAGGAAATGAATGAGGCTATGATTGAGCGGTGGAATGCAGTTGTGCGACCGACTGATACCGTTTACCATATGGGTGATGTTGCCATGGGTAGGATTGCAGAATCTCTGCCACTTGTTGGCAGGCTGAATGGTCGTAAGAAGCTGGTTCCTGGTAATCATGACCGGATTTTCTCTGGAGAAAAGGCAAAGCAGCGAGAGCGTTTTACTCCAGAGTATGAGAAGGTGTTTCAGGAGATTCTTCCTGAGCAGGTTGCTCTGAATCTGGATGGTCGTTGGGATGGCGTCTTTCCTATTCTGTGCCATTTCCCATACAGTGGTGATTCTCATGGGGAAGACCGTTATGCTGATAAGCGCCCCATTGATGTCGGCACCCCGCTGATTCACGGTCATGTTCATGATTCATGGCAGTTTAACGGCCGGATGTTTAATGTGGGTGTTGATGTAAATAACTTCACTCCTGTCCATGAAGATGTGGTTAGGGATTGGATTAAGAGTCTGTAATATGATGGGGTGGAAACACCCCATCAAGCTTCCAACAAAGGAGACATCATGACCCTTTATCAGTTTTCTTGGTGGGATTTGATTCCGCTTCCGTTGCTCATTCTGGCCCTTCGTTCAATGTTTTTTCGGCGGGTTGTTGGTCAGACAAACAACAAGGAATCAGCCGGATATATGGCATTGTACAGCCTAACATATATGGTGATTGATATCATTCGCCACCGTACAGGATATGCTGTTTTTGATGCCGGAATGTTTGCTCTTTGGGCACATTCGTGGTGGAATTCTGGTGGCGGAGATTCTGTTAAGAACTTCATTCGGAGTTTTGGATTGAAGCCCGCAGTAAATTGAAATACCGCCCAATGAAAATTGGGCAAGCTTTCTAACAACAGGAGATATAATGTCTGTACAGACAACTCGAAAGACCATCTGTGATAGATGTGGTAACGAAGTTCATGCTGAATACTGGGAAATCAGAATTGGTAAGCTAAAGTGGAAGCGATATAAGAAGACGCATATTGGGCGGCTGTCTTGGATGAAGCTGCAAAATGGCAGTGGTTCGATGCTGTGTGATATGGAGCTGGACCTTTGTGTTGACTGTTCAGAATTGTTTCATGTATTTATGAGCAATAAGTAAATTAAAAGCCCTTCGGGGCAAGCTTGACACAACACACAGTACAAAGATTGTCTGTGTAGCTCTGTGGGAGGATAAATGAACGTAGCACGAGAGTTGAGGCGGAGGGAACATTCTAGGCCCGGACATAAGCTCAGAGACGCTACGGATGAGGTGACCAGGAAGAACGTTGACGTGACAACCCGCCGTTTTTACCGCTGCTCATGTAGTTGGTTCGGATGGTTGACAGTCATCGATGATGAGACTAGAGTGAAGCCATGAAGATTTGGCTTGATGACGAGAGAGACCCGCAAGATTGGGTGGACAATCCGAAGTCTTGGTTTTGGGTCAAGAACAGTTACGATGCAATTGAGCTTCTTGACGACATTCGTCGCAAGGGTAATTCAATTGATGTCATGTCGTTCGACCATGACTTGGGTGGTGACGACACATCTCGCCGTGTGGTATTGTGGATGTGCGAAAACGATTTCTGGCCGGATGAGTGTCGAGTGCATTCAATGAACAATGTTGGCCGTGAATGGCTTATTGGTATGATTGACCGATATGGACCGGGAGTTTCCTATGCACTTTAAGCAAATCTGCAAGTGTGGTATCGTGGAGTTCGAGTGCCGTTGTTCTGCCGAGAATAAGAGGGTTGACACGCTTATGACGTGCTCTCATGAGTGGTGGGAAGACATCATCACTGAGCTTGATGAGCAGTATGATATTGCCGCTTATTGGGATAAGCGTCACAGGTATCTGGAAATTGACCTTCCGGCTTCCCGGCACAGCCTTGAGGTTTCGCTGACCAATGTTTATGGTTTCGTTATCTCACTGGTGATTACCAACGAAACCGGCGGGGTCATGAAGGACATAACCATATTTTCTTGCGTCAATCGAAAGAACCTTGCCACCGACATTCACAGCGTGTACAATAGCTACTGAAGAGGGATTATGACACACGATACAGAATTCCCATCTAATTGGGATATGATGACCAGTGCTGAAAGGACTGCTTGGTTAGCTAAGTGGTTCGATGCTAACGTAAGTAAGCATCAGAACATTGGGAACATGAAGCGTGCAAAGGCAGAACGTGAATGGAGGGCTTACCGCACTAAGAACGGTAGGGGTAAGCGCAGGAAGTAGTGCCAAGTTGTCCAAGATGCAGGAAAAGCGATAAGGTACAAAAATCAAAGTCTAGGTCCATTTTAATCAAATTCATCTGTAAGAGATGCAATCACGAATTTGAGGCGCCTTGATTTTGCGGGGGTGGGCTTTCCACCCCCAAGCTTGTCTACATAGGAGAAAAAATGATTTCCCGTAATGGATGTATTGCTTTTGCATGTGGAGCTTTTCTACTTGCCTTCGTGAATTTTATCGCGGGATTGGGTGCTGTTGTTACTCATGACCCGTTGTGGCTTGTGGGAGTAAAGTTTGCAAGTGCAGCGATTTGGTTTGCATGTTGTGCGGTGTGGGTTGTTGGAGCCATTACCCGCGAGTAACCTATTGACAGGCAGATGAAAGTCTGCCAAGCTAGCACTACCAACAGCAAGGAGGTAGGAGATGCTGAACCAATATATTTGCCTAAATTGTTACAATGGCAATTGCGACGAGTGTGCTGATAAGCACAAGGTTTTCCCTGATTGTCAGCATGAATGTAACAGGCAGAAGGAAGAGGCTCGGAAGATGAACGTCCACAAGCTTGACGTAGTTGCCGAGAATGGTGTACCGTTCCGAGTGGTGGTGCTGGTTGACGGGAAGTCTGAGAATTTCAACACGGCTTCCTTGAGCAATAAGAGTCTGGTAGAGTTCTATGACAGGCGCTATGACTTCACCCCTGATGGTCAGTTTACCGGTCATCGTATCTACCTTGACACTGCTCTTGAAGCCTCTGTGTACACCATGAGCTTTGACCAGCCTTCTTGGCAGATGGACTCTCGTACTTCCCGAACGGTTCGCGATTGGTTGCACTTCCTGGTTGACAGGGAATCGGTTCGGGTGTAAGGTAGTAACACGTAAAACGGTGGGGCAAGGTGAGATAAGTTCCCCAAACTCCACCAAGCTTTCTAAACTGCCGATGACCCCGGAATGAAAATTCCGGGCGAGGACAGCCCCAATAGCATAATCCCGGCGAATGCGCCTTTAGAATAGTAGGAGATAGCAGGTTCAAATCCTGCTGGGGTTGCTAGGACAAATCTTCTGTTAGATTGTGTCCTAAGTAAAATGACCGGCTAGCTCGTGTGCAGGAACGCTAAGGGTGCTTTCGCGGGGATTCAGTTAGAATCCCACCGAACGTTTAAAGGTCCTGTTCCTGTACTAGGCGAGGGTTAATGGGCTTAGTAGGAAATCCCCGAAAAGTCACTGATAACAATTACCGGGTAGCCCAGTTAAATAGCGAGGTGGAGACGAAAGTCGTAGAAGCCAATGACCTATTTAACTGGGCTTTTTGTTTGACCAAAATCGTCTGAAGGAGACAGTAAACATGATGATTCCCGCTCCCCGTGTTGCTGAGCCTACCGTATTGAAGTGCCGTGAGGATGGCTGTGAAGGCACTTATGAGCCGTACCGAGATGGTTCGCTGTCCTGTTACTGCGGCAGCCGCTCTAACCTCACTGTGGACGATGTAGAGATTCTGAACATGACCATTGTGTATGAGCGTAGCGACTGCTAAGATTTATGCTGGGGATGAAAATCTCCAGCAAGCTTGCAACATCGACATTCTAATTAAGGAAACAAAATGGTGTTTTTCGTTCTGCTCCTGGTTCTCGGTTCGGCTTGGGTTATTTCTGCCTGGTCTTTCATGCTGTTCGTTGGTATGGTTCATCATGACATTCTTCCGGCCGTGATTCCCATTTCGTATCAGACTTCTCTTCAGATTACTGGTGTGATGCTTGCGTTCACCTTTGGCTTTGCTCTTCTTTCTGGAATTCTTCGAGAGGCTGCAAAGTAGTAATCCGGCCGGATTTATTCCGGCCAAGCTTTCAACAACAAATGTGAGGTAAATTAAATGCTATTCAGTGATGCACAGAGCCTCAATGAGGGCGACGAGATGTTCGTTACCGATGGTGTTGGTCGTGCTACTCATCAGGTGGTTACCAAGCTGAGTGGCCCATACTACAATGGATTCTCAAGCCACGGTGTCCTTGTTGTCAGGGATGAGAGCAACCAGGTTCGGGTCTACAACCTTGGTGACCTAGTGATAAAGCCTGCTGTGCCTGTTGAGGGACAAACGTGGGTTCGTAAGACTGATGGTAAGAGCCGATATGTTGCTGGTGTGACAGACAATTTTGTCATCGTAAAGCAGAGTGCCGGGGCTTCTAATGCCAGGGCATATGTGGTTGAGATGAGCCTGTTTCTGACTACGTATCGTAAGTACAGTTAGGATTGTCATGATTGGCTGTGTTGAGGATGCCGAATTCATTGCAGAATGGGATTTTCGGCATCCTCTTCCAGATGGGTGGAGTTTTGCCGGTGAAGGCGCAACACGTGTTGCAGTGATAAGCCCGGATGGAATTGTCTATAAGGTAGAGCTTAGTCCAGATGGTTCTAATTCAAACGAATATATGAACATTCAGAGGATTAAAAAGCTGCCTCCCATTAAGGGATGGGAAATTGCGGATGCCTCCCTTTACATTCTAGATAACTTCAAATCAGTCATTGCTATGGAATACATTGAAGGCAGTGATGATATTGAATGCGGTTCGTATCTTGGACCAGAGTTTAAATGCACATGTAAAATGAAGCCTTGTGTGGCTTATGTGTGGGAGGTCACCGCTAGACTGTGGGGTGTGTGGGACCTTACAAGTGATAACATCAGAGTGCAGCCTGATGGTACTCGGATTGTCATCGATGCAGTGTCTTGACTGACCAGCCCAGTCTTGATAGACTGGGCAAGCTTCAGAAGGAACCATATCCTTTAAGGAAGAGAGTATGGGAACGAAGATTCGGCACGTGACGGTAATGATTGGTAAGGTTGAGTCAGTACCATCGTCACGTTTTGCCAAGCGAATTTGTCCGGCATGCAAGACTGAGCGTTTCATTACTCAGCGCAGTAAGTTTCTCAAGCATAATAATGGCGAAAAGGAATGCCGTGCTGTTGGCCTGACAATTGACCAGTACAATAAGCTTAACGAAGAGCTGATTGCAGCTCGTAAGGCAACTTTCAAGTAAGGATATGCATATGGCTAAGGTTGTTCGTCGTCAGCAGACTCGCAAGATTCAGACTCCTCGGAGTAAGAAGACTCGCGACTATCGCAACGGCAATGACTTTTCCAATTTCAAGGGTCCTAGGTATTCTCGTAAGGATAAGTATCCTGTAGCATACTGACTAATTCGCCCGGCTGTGATAAAATGGCCGGGTAAGCTTCCGACAAACAATGGAGAATAAAATGAGTGAGTTTGACAAGAGCGTGGATGAGCTTTTTGACACTGCTGCTCGATGGAGTAAGGGAATTGTAGTAGCGTCTGTCGTTCTGGCCCTGGGGGTCCTGAGCGTTGTTCTTTGGGCCATTATTTCTCTGGTCCTTCACTTCACGTGAAATTTCGGCGGGTTGAAAAATCCGCCAAGCTTTAACACCATCGTAAGGAGGCAATGTGTACTGCCATTGTGGTAGACCATATCCATGCCTTGACCATTAATCAACGAGTCCTCCAGAATATATTCTAGGGATAAAGATGAAGCTTTTCAGTAAGTCAAGAGGAATTCCTGACGTTCGTAAGCCTGATTATGATTTCATCCGGGATGCTGAAAAGGAATTCCGGATGGATGACGATGGTTTTGACGAACGAATGGATGAGGCAATCCTTGAGAATTCAGATTTCAAGGAAGTCAATTACTACAACATGGACATTGATGAACTTGATAAGTTCATCGACAAGTGTCGGGACCTTGGTTCAGAACTGAATTCAATAAAGTATAAGGATGAACTCCTTGACTTTATCGAAAGAATGGAAAGGCGAAGGTTCCGTCTCTCTCGTCGTGACTGGGACCAACGTCATTACGATTTGCGAAACAAGATGGTGGAGCGAGGGAAGCGCTCAAACTGAATTAACGGCGGGTTAGAAATAACCCGCCAAGCTGCAACACCAAAATAAATAATAAACCGTTAGGAATAAAAATGAACCGTCGTATTACGGCTGCTGTTGTCTCTGCTGTTGCTGTCTCTGTGGTGGCTACGGGTTGTTCTGCCTCTCCTGGTCACTCTGTCAGCCGCGCGGGAATTGTGGTGGACCGCGATATTGAAGGGCATGGCTATGAACTGGAGACCAAGAACAGTTCTGGCAAGCACGAGTTTAGTGTGAGCGCCAAGGTTTATCACGATTGCCAGAAGCGCGAATACTACCCCTCTTGCATTAAGAGCAGCAAGAAGGACAGCGATAACCGCAAGAGCTACAAGAAGTCGAAGAAGAAGCGCTCTTGGTCTTGGACTAAGAAGAACAAGTCTAAGAAGTCTTCTAAGGGATTTAGCTTTAAGCGGAGTAAGAGGCGCTAAGTAAAACCCGGGCGAAAGAAATTTCGCCCAAGCTTGCAATTTTGCCAAAAATTATGACCATCGTAACAGCAAATTCTGTGGCAGTTTTTTGGACCATCGTAAAGGGGTTCCCGGCGAGTCGGGAATGTCGGACATGCCCCGCTTCGCGGGGCTTAGCCCGTGTTTGTACCAATTTGATAGTGTTTGTACAAATATGTACCAGAATGTCCGATTTGCCCAAGGCTAGTCGGCAAGGTGGGAAACTTTACCAAACCGTGACCAAAAAACCTTCCGTGACGTGCTATCGCGCGATAGGATGGCGCTACGCGCCACCCAAACAGGAGGTACCAAAATGGCCAGGATTACGAACAACAAGCACGTTATGCACTGGAGCGGCGAGACTGTCACCATTACCCGTCGGTTTCTCAAGTCGGGCGCCGTGCGCGTTCGTGTTGTTGTGGCTGAATCATTCAATGGTACGGAGCGTTTGAACGAATACCGCGATTACGTTGACATGCACAAGGGTGATGCTGTATATGCTCGACACATCAAAAAGTTTGAGCGTGCAATTGAGTCAGCCGCTCGCGAAGCTTGGAACGCTCGTTAGGCATACCTAACCAGGGAGCCGGACAACCGGCTCCCTTTTCTATGCCTGCTAAAAGGTTGAATTCTGTACATCCACAGCTGTGGATAAACCTGTGGATAACTTCGCTACTCTCTGCAATGTTACTTTACAGTATGTGAGAAAAGCTCTGTACGCCCTTCTAAGAGCCTCCCAGGGATGCCAATAGGCGACCACCCCAGGACACCCGCGAAAGGCCGTTAGACGCGATTTTCACGTTGTGTAGTATCTGATGGAGTGTCAGAGAACCAACGAAAGCGCAGGTCAGACACTGTTTTTCAATCTGACAGCGTGTCAGGTTACCGGCCAGTGGTCACAGACTGCTGACTGTGGATAACTTTCTTTACCTAAACGTTACGAAGACACGCCGACATAGGGGTTGACAATCTTTAAAAAATTTGCATAGGGGGAAAAGCCGGCCACTTAGGTAAAATTTTGGTAAAGAAAATCAGAAATGGTTGACACAGACTGAGAGTGCCTGTATTTCGCGCACACTCACACACTCGCCGCATGTTGGGAGCGGCTAGGTTACTCGCGAGTTAACTAACGATGTGACGCACGTCACACAAATAGCATGGGAAAGGTTAGGCATGCTAAACATGGCCTCTGACCTGCGAAAACTCACAAAACCGCAGGTCAGAGCATAGGCTAGTGTTTACCTCAGAACGAACGGCCCGGAGGAAAGCCCCGCAAGGGGCGAGTACAAAGGAAGTCGCGGTTACTTGAGAACTAAATAGCGGGATTCAGAAACACATTACGCACAAGGAAACTCGCGGGTCACTGCCTAGAGGTCTAGCTAGGAAATCACCCCTTACATTCTGCGAGTTGAATTGACATTCTCGGCACTTTGCCAGGATTAGCGAACGGGCGGTTCTTCCCTTTCCGATATGCCAGGAAATATCGACCGTCGAATATAGTGCGATTCCTTTTGGGATAGCGGTAGATATCCAATGCCACTAAAGGGATTCAAGTAGCGAAATCCAGCGGGTGTTTTGTTTGTCAGTCGAAAGTGCGCCGTGTCCCGATTATCTAGGGACTGTGGCTTTAGACGCTTACCCTTTCGAGCGTCTAGTGTCCACAAAGGAATTAGGGAAGAAAGTGAGTCATCATGACGACTGCCGCTCCTGCCAAGAAGACTGCCGCCCCGCGCAAGCGGGCGACTAAGAAGGCTGTCAGCACTCCTCAGACGGCCGAACAGACGACGACTGTGTCTGTTGTTGACCCGGACGTCTACGTGCCCCCTACGGGGCTTGCAGAGGGTTTCCAGAGTGATGGGTCCGGCCCGCTGTTGGATGACCGTCTGACTCCGCGTGCGCTGGAGAACCTGACAGAGCTTGCCACGGACGGAAACACGAACACGGCCCGAAAGTACTGGATTGCCGTGCTGGCAAAGTACGGCGTCACGGTTCCTTTTGTGCCGGTTGACGAAAGCGAGTAAAACCGCC